TGATATACCTAATACAAGTAATGTAAATCAAATAGGTTATAATATTAAAGGATCTGTTATACAAATTAACAGTATTCTTTATTTAAATACCATTATGAGCAAGAAGAAAAACTTGCCGAATTATAAACTTGTATTAGATAATGAACGCTCAAAAGATAAAATATATAATACTCTTACATTATTAGTAATGGATGAAGAACCTTATTTTTTATCTATTGATTTAGCAGACATAAAGGAAATTATTAAATATAAAAAGAATATAACTATATTTGATAAATTAAAAAATATATTTAAATGAAGAATTTTCCATTTGATCATAACGGACAGGAATTTTGGTATTCACGTTCATGTACATCTGTTGCATTTGTATTTGCAAGAAGCAGAGAAACTGGTGAATGGCATGTATTAGCAAATAAAAGAGGTAAGAATGCTCCATCATGCAGAGGAATGTGGAATGTGCCGTGCGGATATTTAGATTTTGGTGAGAGAATTAGAGAAGCGGCAGCTCGTGAAGCATATGAAGAAACCGGAATAAAAGTACCTGCATCATGTTTACGGTTCTTTCATATGAATGATAAACCAAAAGGGCAAAAGCAAAATATAGCATTTTTACATTTTGGTATTTTAAATGATTATATAGAAGATTTACCATGTAATCTTGATCATATGGAACCTGGAGAAGTAGAAGAAGCTAAATGGATTCCTATTTCTCAATTAAAGAATTATAAATGGGCTTATCAGCATTATACTAAGATTATGGTGGTTTATGATACATTTGTAAATATTCCTTGGTATAAGAAATTATGGTTAAGTTTTGTATGGAGAATTACAGATCATTATAATAACATCTATACAGACTAATTATAAAAAATAATATATAATAATTATAAATACAAATTTGTATAGTTAATTTAGTATTCAACTTAATTTTCTGAATGGTTATTATGTTTGGCAAGATTCCTAAGAAATGTATTTGAAATGTTAGCAGGGCATAATGTTAAATGTTAGATATATGGAGGATGGTAAGGTTTTATGTCAACAATCCAAGCTTAATATGATTACGTAGGCATTAAAGGCGAATATAGATTAACGAAATTGGTTGGAACGTGTTTATAAAGAACACATTGGTAAATGTTGGCCGTGAGGTCAGCATTTATTTTTTATAAATATAGTATAATAAATGTGATATTATGAAATAGATTATAATAAAGAAATCAATGCTTTTAGAGATGGCTCGTCCTAAGGTAGAACGTACTATAGATCCACGCATATGGGCCGCTATGGCGTCACTTTGTTCACGTACCTATAAAAGTGACTTGGGAGAGTTTGCAAAGCCATTAGGGACAACGAAAGACGTGATAATGGCGAGATATGTATCAGGACTTATAATTATGAAATAGCCTTGCCCAACATCAGCAAATGACATAGATGAAATAAAAGCATTAAAGCAATATGGACATAAATTAGTTGACGAATTACATGTTCCTATTGAAGAGATACAGACATTATATAATCAAAACTGTGGTAATTTACCAAAAGCGGAAATAAAGAAAGCATCTGCCAATAATTCTACCGGGGGATTCTTTAATCAAACAAATATAGATAAACTTAAACAAACAAAAAAACCAAGTTTAACTGCAATAGCAAAAAAGGAAATAAAAAAATATATTACTTTTACTTATATAACACATCATGCAACATTAGAAAAAAATGTAATTGCTGTTATATTAAAAGGTAGTGATAATCTTACATATTTCTCGTTAATATACCAACGAAAAAATAGTAGACATATTAGTATTGCTGATTATGTAGTTGATAATAAAAAAGTTCATATGATTAAATCAAAAGATTCAGATGAACTTCGTAATAATATGTTAGATGTTACAAAAAATTATATAAATGATGATTTAAATTGCGATATAGATGATTGTGAAGTAACTTTTATAGCAAATGATTTTTCCGAATTATATTCAATATTAAATAATAATTTTAAGGAAATTATAAATTTCTTAGAAGATCATATTGATGATATTGATACCACACAAAATACAAGAATAGAAATAGGTACACCTTTATATGCTAATTTATATAGAAAAGAAAAAGGATATGGGTAGGATGCATAGAGTTATTCTATAGATGATATAAGTGGCAAAGAGGTAGAGTTTAATGATTATGGATATACATATAAATCTATAAAAGTTGGAGAATGCATAGATATTTCCGGATCATATTATAAATTCTTATTAGATGTTAATAAAGTTGTTACATCAGTAGAAAGAACAAGTAGTATGAATAGAAGCGATAATTATTATTCAAAAGGGGTAAAATCGTTATATTCTCAAAATACAATAACAAATTATGTTCCTAAATATAAGATTCCTTATTATACTACTGCTGCAGATGCAAAGAAAGATTTTGACGGTATAATGAATAGCATATTATTATCTAATAATTTTGATAATTATTCATTTAGCTATGGAGGTAATTGGATGATTGCTGGAGAATATTTAAGAGCATCATGGTCATATTATGATTTTAATGCAATATCATTAAAAGGTGGACAATATTTGCCGGCATTAGGAGAACTTATAAAATTATATAAGAAAACTCCTGCTATGCAAAAACTTTCAGGTTTTTGGTGGAGTTCTACTCCTGCAGATAAAACAAAATTCTGGACATATGATGGCAGTAGAGCAAAAGCATTAGATATAATAAAAGATATGGCGCATGTTTCCCCTATAATTGCAATAAAGAAAAATAATATAGAGTGGGTACAATTAAATAATTATTTACGATTAGATCCTATACAAATATATAGAGGTGATCCAACTAATTTTAGAATGAAACCAGTGGTAAAATTAACATTAGATGATATTAAGAAAAAATATAATTCATTATCTCTTATCACTCCAGTATTGAAAAAATATATGAAAGAAAAGGTTCCAATGGCAAGTGAAAACAGATATGAATTTATGCATAGAGATATGTTTAATAATCATTGGAATTATACAATAAATGGTATTGAATTATATAAAAATGAATTATTTTTCAATTACTGGACAGGCGGGGATTCTACTGATGAAGATGGTTCTATTTCTTTCGATGAATTACCACGATATGCGGGTCAGAGAAGTAAAATACATGCAAGACATGCAGGAACTACCATGACATTAGAATATGAAGATATGTTGTTAACAGCATAGAAGTTCTTATATGAGATAATTAAAAAATATGGAGAATAACTTATGGATGATAAAGAATACATTTGTCCACGATGTAAAGAAGGAATAGTACAAAGTAATAATACAGGAATTGTAGAAATATATTTCTGGAAAGAACCTACATGTAGAAGTTTAGAAGAATTTAAGAAAAAATTTGGCCAAAAAGAACGAGCAATGAGGAAATTTGAATTTCATTATAAAAAATGTAATCAATGTGATTATGTAGTTTTATATGAATATAGAGAAATTCCATATTGGAATGAAAATATTGATTATACTAATTATCCTTTTATAGAAGGAGATATTATAAAAAACTGGAAATATGGAGCTAATAGCAATATTTATATAGGATCTAAAGTAATACAGTGGTAATAACAATAATCAATATAAGAATTATTATAGATAAAAATTTTAAATTAGTAATATGGCAATGTTTATATATAAAGATGGGTAGTTTACACCATCAGAAACAACAAAAAAGGAATTGATTTATACAGATTATACTGTTATAAAAGAAAATGTAGATAAAGAATACATTGAAAAAGATGGTACAATAAAGAGCACTAAGCATGATGGATATTTAGGTGTATGGTCATATGAATTAGAAAAAGGTGCGCGTACATATTATATTGTACAAGATGATGAAATAAAAGAAGTCATTCTTTATAAGCAGCCTTCACAGGGTGATACTGTTTATTATATTATTGAAATAAATGGTTCTATGTATAATTGTATTCCTGAAGATAATGATATAATTTATTCTACTTATAAAGAAGCGCGAATAAATTTGTTGGAACATTTACAAGCAGCAACAGATTTCATTCAATTAAGACAACAGATATAAGAAAAACGATGGTGGTTAAGCAACACCATCGTTTTCTTTTATTATAAAACCTTCAATAATTTTTAATGCATCTTCTTTATCTACTTTATATTTTACACCCGCTTTTGTATGAATTTGGAGTGTATTTGCATTTAAAGTTTCTATAGAATCTATGCTATCCTCATTAACATATAAGTCAGATTTATGCTCTGTACCATTTCCGGATGTCCAAATCTCTGTAAATTTTAATAATCTTACCATTGCATTTCCTCATTAAAAAATTCGTCTATGTTATTATATAATTTAATCTTATAACGTTCTGCCACTATACGAACATTATCATAACGATAGAATTCTGGTGGGCAGATAATAAATAATTTCTTTGAACGTGCAAATAATCCAAGTTCTAATAAAGATATTGGAGACTTTGAATTAGGAAGCAAATTCATAAGTATTATATTTGCTTTTTCTAAATGGTCTAACTCCCAATTAACTTGATATTCCATTTCATCTTTATCATCTCCCCAACTTTCTAAACGACGAGGGTTATAAAGATGTATAGAGCTTTCTTTTGTTACTTTATCTTTATTCTCTTTTGCAAATTCTTCAAAACGTAATTTTACATCATGTTGCCAATCCTCACTGTCACCCATATCAATAGTTCCAGCTAAAAATATACTTAATACATTATTATTAATTATTTTACCTTCTGCTGTATGCGGTTTTATTTCTACTATATCAATCATAATATATCATTATTTTTTATAATATACTTAAATTAAACACCAAAAAAAGCAAATTGTTTTAATATATTTGTTAAAATTATCAAATATAATGAACTTTTTTATAAAAATATTTTTTTATATCAATATATTATTGTAATTTTGTAACATGAAATAAAAGCGTATATGGAAAAAAATGACGAGAATATTACAATTAATGGTCCAGATAATCTAAAATTTGGCATTGATGAGTTTAAAAATCTCTCAAATGATAAGAATAAGAATATAACAAAAATATTAAAAAAAGAAATTATGAACGAAGCAGTAAAGTGGTGCGAAGAAAACATTAAGGGTTTCAACGTTTCCGTAAATACAGACGAGCAGGGTAATATCATTATTACCGGTAATTGCTATATCGATGATCCGAATATAGAAATGCTCCCTTATCGAATTCACAAGGTTGAAGGCAATTTCAGTGTTTGTGGTGATGCTACTGTCCCTCGTGTGATGGGGCTAAAGAGTCTGAATAATTTTCCAAGAATTGTTACGGGAAACTTCAAAATAAATCTGAATCATGAACTTACCTCTTTGGCAGGCGGACCTGTTGAAGTTGGCGGATATTATAATTGTGCGCATTGTAATCTCAAAAATCTTAATGGCATTGCATCAAAGATTGGACAGTATATTGTTGCATATAAGAATCCATTTACAGATATTGATGATCTTGAAAATGTAGAATTCAGTAATATTGATTTGGAATATTGCGACGGTATTATGGAATCTGCAATGTATACAAAGCTTAAGGATAATGGTAAACTTTATGAAAATACTCAATATAAAACATAAATATGAAACCCTCTGAATATACACGACCTCGATTAAGATGTATTAAAGCTTTTGAATTTGAAGATTCTGAAGCATGTGTTTTTGAAGTTAATATAGGCGATATTATACATACATGGTTTTGGAATAGTTTGGCAAGATGTTATTATCTTGATTTAGAAAAAGACTATTGTACAGAATATTGTAATTTAACCGAAGAAGAATTAGATGAATATTTTGAACTTATATAAAGAATAAATTTATGGTATTAAACACTAAGCAGTTAAAGAAACCATCCCAGTCGATTATTATTTTAAAATCTACTCTTCCGGGTGTATATGGAGTTTATATTTTTAAAGCAGAAGATTTCTACTTTAGATATTATGGTACAGGCGAACCTGGGGGTGCCCGTCGTATTCATGAAGATATTGTAGATACATATATGAGATCTGAAGAGAATACATGGGGATATAATAAGGAGACTTTGATGGAATCTACAACCATTGAAATTATAAACGATATGAATGCTTTTTATATTGAGTTATAAATATCTCATAATATATGATATTAAATCAACAGGATACTAAGGCACAATATTAAACCTTTAGTTTATCCCTTGGTATTATTCATATATTTTCCCGAATGACAGGAGAAGTGCACATCCTGAATCATTCGGGATTTTTATAAATATATTACAAGTACAACAATTAATTTAGAATTATGAGCTTTTTTGGAAATAAAGAAAATATTGAAAAACTAAAATAGTAGGATAAGTAGAAGCAATCTGTTCGAAATATGATAAGAGAGATCAAGCGAGCAGATTTAGGAGATATTGTATTATTTTCAAAAGATGAAAATACTTTTGTTGTTTATAAACCTGATTGGAACTTACCATTAGATGATCCAAATTTTATTGTTATCGGTATTGTTCTCGCACAAACAGAAACATTCAAAACTACTGTATTAATAAAAAGTTTCTTAATGGACTTGCCATTAAGAATACCAAGTAGTTATTATGGAAAAGAACAATATATTCCGGTTTATGTAAAGTAGATGTTTGAAAGGTATGCAAGGGGATTTATAAAGAAATGTCCAAGTTATAAGAAATTAAAGAGGATGAAACTCAGAATTCTTTCTCTCACAAACCTCCTTGATTTTCTCAGCTATTCCATAATGTATGAATAGCTTAAAAAGATTATAGGTGATGAGAAAACAAAGGAATTTTACAAGAAGATAGAGAACTATCACATATATGTAAATGATAGGGGTAAGTTGCGTACCTGGCAAAAGCCAAAAAATGAGAAAGATGATAATAATGTAGAAGATGTCAGTACGGTTGGGGGTCATTTTCTTACAGTGTTTGATTTTTAGATTTAAACTCGTTTAGGACGTTTCACTCCTTTAATATAATATGCACCAATAGGAGAACTTGTATGACGAGCATCTTGATAACGGGCTATTTCTATTTGATGCATATTGAATTTTTGATGTATCTTATATTTCTCCCATCCAGTATATCCAACTTGATGTAATTTATCCCAGAATTCATTATACTATGCTTCATTTTGGAATACCCATCCTTTATTAATACCAACAACAGTATTCTTACCAATAGGAGTAAATTTAATTTTCTTAAATTTATTAATAAAATCCTAATCTAACTCTATGAAATTTTGATCGGATATGTAATGATTATAACCTTGATAATCTAGCCATAATCCGCAATTCATTATACCATGACACATCCATATACCTTCTATCTTACCATCAATTAACCTACCTATCTCATAAACTTCATAATCACTATCTTTAATAAGCTCAAATATTGTAGGTGTTATATCTAAACAACCATGCTATCCGCTATAAATTGCTATTTGCTTTGTACTTACAAGCTTTATGATAAATTCTTCACCAAATCCTTCTAAATTGAAATGTGCTTCTAATTCATCATAATTTACTTCTACATGTATTTTTGTATCAACAGCAACGAATCCCGGGTACACAACATGAACAATGAATTTGTTTAAGTATTTAATACATTCATCAAGATAATGTTTGTTTATTTCATTATGTATTGTATTTGATAAATTTTTATTTTTATTATCTTTTACGCTGTTGAAATCAAAGTTCTCAAATAACATAAATTTAAAATAGTATTTTTATATTTATAAATACTTTATAAAACGAGCATTTATTTTATGGCAAGAATTCGTAGACAATATGATATAAGAAGCAATGCTTTGGATAAACAGTCAGAGAAAGAAAAGCGCTCAAAGATTTATACATCAGAAATAATAGAAGAAATATTAAAAGATAAAACCGGTAAATAGGATTTAAATCCATTTTGGCATGGTCAAATAAATTACAGGGATTCTGGCGTTATTTTTGAGTATACTGATTGGGAAAAACATGAATTAGAAAAATGTGCAGATGATTGTTTATACTTTGCAGAGCATTATGCAAAATTTAAGAATGATAAAGGACACACACTTGTAAAACTTCGCGATTATCAAAAGCGTTTGCTTAGATTATTCAGTGAAGAAGAATATGATCCTGTATCTGAAACAGTTATTCCAAAAAATTCAAGAGCAATACTTCTTTAGAGTAGATAGACTGGTAAGACAACAACAGTATGCTGTTATTTTACCTGGTTCCTTATATTCCATGATGATAAGACAAGTTTCGTGTCTGCAAATAAAGGATCAACTGGTAAAGAAATTATAAGTAAGATTAAAGACGTTCTTGAAGGTTTGCCATTCTTTATGAAACCTGGTATATTGAACCTTAGTGAAACTCGTATAAAATTTGAAAATGGTTCATCGCTAAAAACAGCAGCAGCTTCTAAATCTCCTGCTACTGGTGATTCTTTACAGTTATTATATATTGATGAGGCTGCCCTTATTCCTGCACATATTATTGATGAATATTGGGCATCTATTCAGCCAACAATGTCTTCATTTAGAGGTAATCAGATTATATTTTCATCTACTCCACGCGGTAAAGGTAATTTATTCTATAACATATATACAAAAGCAATTCCTTGGGATTCTCCGGCAAGAAAAGATCCAGCAAATAAAAATAAGTTTGTTAGCTCTCGTGTAGACTGGTGGGAAGTTCCTGGTCGTGATGAAGAATGGGAAAAACAACAGAGAGATGAATTAGGAGATGAGAAGTTTAATCGAGAATTTGGATTATCTTTTGAATCATCTACTACACGTCTTATTAATGCATGGACTATTAATTTCATGAATAAAATTAAGAAACACTTTGTTTCAAGACCATTATATAATGTTCCTAATGATATATGTGAAAAGATTATATGGCACCCGGATTTTGATCCAAACTCATTAACATTATATGATTTGCTATATAATATATTCTTATTTGTTATTGACTTAGCACAAGGTATAGAAGCAGGTGTTGCAGGTAAAGAAGATGCAGACTATAATATTATACATATATATCGTATAGAATTGATGTCGCCAAGGAAGATAGAAGAAAACCGAGATTGGCAACATCCTATTGATATACGTAATGTTATACAATATAAAGAAATTGGTATTTATGCAGATAATTTTAAAGATGAGGAAATGTGTGCAGAAGCATGCAAGTATTTAGCATTCAATGTATTTAAAACAGGATATAGTGACGGTGTGAATAATATTGATAATGTACGAATTTTATATGAAGTAAATTTCAATGGTAAAAACTGGTATAATAAATTTAAAGCACATCCGGGTTTTTATGATCAGATTATTATAAAAACACAAAATGGGGTAGATAAGAACGGAAATCCTGTACTTATGAATGGTTTCAGAACAAAGAATGGTTCAAAAGGAAAGAAATACTATTGTGATTTGGGAGAAAAAATGTTACGTCAACGTTAGATTATTGTGTCACAATATGATTCTAATATTAATCTGTCTACAATATATCAATTAGAAAACTTTGGTAAAGATAAGAAAGGTAATTATAATGGAGCTGCTTGCCATGACGACTTATCTATAACTGTATTTTTTGTAAGTATTGCTGGTGAATAGGAATATTTCAGAATATGGGTTGAAGAATGGTTAGAGAATATGATATTGACTCCAAAAGTTTAGATAATCCGCCAGATGTTAGAAATGTATGTAGAAACTGAACCAGAAATTACTGATCAAGAATTTACGGGATTCTATAATATGGCATCTGCTGGATTTGGTAAGATTACAAAACAGAGTAATTCATATAGTTCTTTAATGAATGGTAACAATACAAATAATTATGGATTATAGTAGCCGAGATATGGTAATATGCAACCGCGATATGGCAATATGTAGCCGAGATATAATGGAATGCCTTATTAGTCTTAGCGAAATATAGCAGCAATGTCCAGATTTGTTAAATTTAAATGATGTATGTTTCCATACATCATTTTTTATTGTTAAATATTTCCAATATATAAACTATTATAAAAAATAAAGTAAAATATAAAATGTTATCTTTGTATATTAATGGAAATAAAGTTTTGTAAAGAGAAAATAAATCAAGGTGATTGTCAAACTTGCACACGTTATAAATCAAATAGTTATGATTATACAATAAAATGTACAGTTACAGATAATGATATTATTAATGATTTTCAAGGCTTTTATTGTCCATTATATAATAATGGCGAACCTATAAAGATTTAATAGTTTATGTTATATGTAAAACCACATGGATATTATTATGTTGAAGGCATCGGCTGTATTAATTATGCAGATATTCAACATGGTTTAATTTCATGTTATAATGGATGCCCATTTTTTACACAATGTGATTCAGATGAAAGAAGTTATTGTAAAGCAAATACAGACACAATATTTCTTAAACTTATAGTAAAATCTGGTCATGTTATAAATGTTCCATATAAGTATTATAATGAATTTGCAAAGCATTGCAAATATTTGGGTATGCCATTATATGATATAAAGGTAGGTCAAAAATTAACAGCAGAACCATAATGGCAACAATAAATGATATTTCTGGAAATATTATAAAACAAACAGTAAAAAAAGCTTTAGAAGAAGCTTTTATAGAAGAATCATTTAAAGAAAAAACAAATGAATCTCAAAATAAATTATGGGATAAAGATAAACTTATATTAATATTCTATATTGGTATTGGAGGTATTAGTCAACAAAAAGCATATGAAATATTACAAAATATAAGTCATGAAATAGAAGATATGTTTGATGAATCGGTTAAATCAATTATTATGCCTGTAAGAGATAGAGGCGATATAAGGGTAGAACCAATTTATATGCAGACAATTACAAATAATGAAGATAATAATCGTTTAATGGAAACAATTAATAAATTAGAACGAGCAGTAAAAAACTTATATGATACACAAATCGCTTAATAAAACAAAGGAACGTCAGAGACAATATGACATAGCATATATGAAGATGGCAGAAGCTTTTGCTACTTTAAGTTATGCAAAGAGAAAACAGGTTGGTGCAATTATTGTTTCTAAGAATGATCAGGTCATTTCACAAGGGTTTAATGGTACTCCTCATGGATTCTCTAATATATGTGAAGAGATTCTATTTGCTGATGATGTTAAATTAAACTTGGATAATGATATTGAAAAGTTTAATGCATATGCAGATAATCTTGCTGCAGGTACATGGCAAAAAATGTCAGAGATTCCATATAGACTAAAAACAAAACCTGAAGTATTACATGCAGAGACTAATGCTATTACTAAATGTGCAAAATACAGTAATTCTACAGAAGGTGCAACATTATATGTAACATTAGCTCCATGTTTGAATTGTGCAAAGCTTATTGTTCAGGCGGAGATTGCAAGAGTAGTATATAAGGAATATTATAATGAGGATGCAGGACTTAATTTCCTTAGATCTTGTGGGGTGGAGGTCGTAGAGTTAACATATTAAATATGGAAAATTATAAAGTCAATAAAGTTATAACGTTTTTCAATGGTTCTGAAATATTAGAGACTGAAAAATTTCAGTTGCATTCACCAGATGAATTACAGGATGCATTAAAATTGTGTATTGCAGAAACAATGAAGCAATATAAAAGCGAAAGAGTAGATGATGTTCGTTTTTATGGATTAGAAAAAGTTGAATATTTAGAAGTAAAGAATATTCTTCCAGAAGATATTAGGGAAGAATATATTTTAAATTTATACCACCAAATTAATAAGTAAATTATGATTACATTTGTTATTGCTATTTTTTTACTTTTATTGTGTTATAACATTGTTAACAGAACCGTGTTTATTAATACATGTACATTTAAAGTTAAGAAACATTCAAAAATTAAAAATTTTTATATTCTTTTGTTTCTTATAAATTTATTGTTATTTTTATTTAATAATACTATATATTGTATTATTGGCTGTAGTGCATTAATAGCTATATGGATAATAAACAATATTTTATGTACAATATGTTCAAAACAATTAAATAAAAATGATAATTATTGTGATATTTGTATTGCAGTACGTTTGAAACATAAGAATATATTTGATAAGATTATTCTCTTTATTCTTAAATGGATTAATGGAATTAAAAAGGTAAAATAATGGCATATATTTCTTTTAATTATAAAGCAATACCAAAAAATCAGAATTCTCGTGGAAACAATATTGTTACACATGATTTCCCAGAAGAATATATTGTATCAATGGATGATATTGTATTAGATAACAGGGATGAAACAATAGGTGCATTAAGGCAGTCTTATTTATATATGGATAAGACAGATTATAATTATATCAAACCTGTTATTATATGGCCAACACATACATTAAATGTTATAGATGATTCTGACTATGAAGGTGCATTTATTGTTAGAACAATAGATGAGCGTGATGTTTTATGCTATATAGAAAAATGTGGAGAGGAATATAGATTGTGGCCTATTGATTATTTAATTCCTTGGAAACAACGAGTTAATCATGAAGAATTAAATCATATTTTTGTTTATAGGTTTCCAAAAAGAAACATCAAATGTTTTCTAAAAAAAGAAGACTATGAAAAAGATTTGTCTAAAAAATGCAAACATGCTGAAAAAGAATATGGGAAATATGTAGACAAAAAAGAAGAATTGTGTAATATTCCTACATTTGCGTTAACAAGCCCGCAGTTTAAAATTATTTCAGTGGTTAAAAAAACTAAGTGGCTAACAGCAAAAGAAGGTGATGTTATTTATGGAAGCTTGCCTGTTATTGAAACAGATAATCAAGGGGTTGCACATAAACTTTTAAAAGGAATAGGAACACAGACAAATTATATAAATGTATATGTAAATGGAAAGTTTGAAAGACAAATGGGTCCATTAGATTTTCCGAAATTATTTTTAGAAAATTATAAAGTCGAAATTATATGAAAAAGTTTATATGGTTATTTCTATGTAGTATTTTGTTCATATCTTGCGATGGTTTTTCTCGAGGGAAAGCTGCAGTAGAAGCTAAAACAGAAGATGGTAAAGAATACTTAGATATTAACGGACGCAGATATTTTAAAATAAAAGTATTTGACCATGATGCTTATCAGTGTATTTTTGATACACACGGAAGCTGGGGTTCGGATATAATTCATTTTTATGATAGATGTGATTTCTGTAAAAAACATTTAAAGGATTATAAAGATTATACAAGTAATACAGATTTAATTAACTAATTTAAATTTAAACAACAATGAAGAAAATTTTTAATCTTTGTTTTGGAATGTGCATGTTGATGATTGCACTTGTAAGTTTTACTGGTTGTACTGCTGCTGAGCCTGATGCTGATCAGGAAGGTGTATTGACAATGAAGCCTTGGTTCTTTGGACATGGTGGTGTAGATGATACTCCTATTCAGTCAGGTTTGACTTGGTGCGCATTGACAACCGATGTAAATTATGTAAAGGTAACTCCTGTTGCATATGATGAGCATATTGAAGATGCATATTCAGATGATAATACACAGCTTGACTTTGATATTCAGATTATTCTTCAGGTAGAACGTGGTAAGTCACCATTGCTGATTAAGAATTATGGAACAGATTGGTATAAGAACAATATTCATAAGATTTTTGTAAGTCATTTCTATAATCTTGTTGGTAATTATTCTCCATTTGATTTGATGAGTAATCGTTCTGTTACTGATAGTATTGAGGGATTGATGAAGACTTATATGACTAATCATATTGCAAAACTTTCTAAGGCAAAGGGTGAGATGCCTGTTATTGTAAATAGTGTAACAGTTGGTAAGGGTACTCCTAATGAAGCTATGAAGAAAGAGATGGATCGTACTGCAGCAATGATTCAGGAAAGAAAGTCACAGGATCAGCGAGAGGCTGCACAGCGTTCACGTGAGAAGGCAGAGCGTCAGCGTGCTATTGCAGATAAGGCATATATGAGGGAAATGGGATTGACACCTGATCAGTATATTCAGCTCCGCGCATGGGATATTATTGAAAAGAAGCAGGGTGCAAATATTGACGTACTCTTTGATGGTTCAGCACAGCATATGTGGAATATCAAGAGGAATTAAATATCACATCGTGAAATGTTTACATTCATTAAAATTTTCATTTAAAATTTTTTTAGTTATTTAAAAATTAAAGATCTACTTATTAATTTAAGTAGATCTTTTTTAATGTATTCATTATATTATTAATAAAGCTAAGTATATAAAATTTATTAACAAATATTCTTTCCAATAATCCTTTCTTTTTCTTGCCATTAAATATTTCACCCTGTTCAATTTCGCCTGCTTTATATTTCTTAAAATCTCCTTGCCTTCCTGTTACAGATTTACCTGTTTCATTTGACCATCTCTAATATACTTTTCTTGATTGTTTTGTAAAATGATCCAGACCTTTTTTACATATTTTAAAATATTGTTCTGGATCACATCCTATTAGTTCTTTTATCTGCTCTATTAAGAATGGTTTATATTTGAAATAATAATCATCTTTCTTTTTAGATCTGTATATATTTAATAGCCAATTAAAATTCTTAATGGTTTCCGCTATTTTCTTTGCCGTATCTGTATCTTTTATATTCTCTGAATATTGTGCTTCTGTATAAATTTCCTACAACCATGCAGCTACTTCATCTTTATCAAATCGATAATAAACCTAAGGAATATAATATTTTATAAGATACCTTGCAGCATCAGGATCTGTTATTTCCAGTTTCATAGAATCTAATGCCTTTGAATATTGATTTGTGATTACATTATTACGTCTCTTAACAGATTGAAACATATGTTTTAATTCATGATTAATAGTACCTTTTATATCTGCTTTATATGCAGAAGTAAATTCATCTGTTATTGGCCATAAAAAACTGAATATTATTTCTTTTGTTCCCGGACGCCAACAATTTTGAAATTTTGTACTATATGCGATATAATCATATTTTTCTTTAAATTCATCTTTAGGATTATATTGGAATAAATTAATAGTTATAGAAATATCAATACCATGAAAATCATATGATAATGATATAACTTTTGTATATATGTCATTTTTTCCAGCACCTTCTCCTGTTGCATTTTTATATAATTCCCATGTATATTCTCTATGATGCTTTAAAATATAATTAAATATTTCATCTCCTATTTTTGTAATTTCATCTGATACGCCAAGGGATTCATCCATACGTAAAAGCTCCCTACTTATTCGTGACTCACCATGTTTCGGTGGTATATATGTTGGATGTTCTTGATATTTTGGTGCATTCTGTTGCTTATATTTTATTAATTCCTATGCTTGGTGTATTTTCTAATCTTCCTGCTTAATTTCATAAAGATATTGTGTTACACAACGTTTAGCATTTTGTGTATTATATACTTCTACTTCTTTACCATTATAATATTTTTTAGTTGGTTTTAATCCATGTCTCTATAATACAATATGTATAGATTTGAGCTATGGCTGATATGCATTATTGGTTGTACGTCTTATCTGTGATGCGAGTGTATTTACTGTAATAGTTGAATTCATAATATTATTCATATTTTATAAATTATTTATTATATGAAATAAATATTAAAAATATTTGTAAATAGTATAATGATGTCTTTAAAGAAGTTTGATAATAATATAAATGTGCAAAATTATATAGAAAGCCATATTAATAAAAATATAATTATCACTAAACCAAATGCAGAAAATCCTGATAAAAAAGATATAATATACCATCGTGCTGGTGATATGGAAATATATACATAATTGCAGATCCTGAAGAAGACATATATTAGCTACACTTATACCAACATATGATGGAATGTGCTTTGCATTACAAGATTTACAATCATGTGGTTTGCCAAAGATGGTATAAGTGGCGTTGCCAACCAATAATGCAGTAGTATTAATAGACTTTTTTAAATATGTTAATATAATCTTTATTATGAGACAATGTAAGATTATATTAACAAGAGGTATTCAAGGTTCAGGTAAGTCTACTTGGGCAAAAGCTTGGGTAAAAGAAGATCCGTTAAATCGAATACGATTTAATAATGATGATATTAGAACAAGTCAAGGTGTTTATTGGCCGGATGATAATAAAGCATTGAAAAAGAAAGAATCATGCCTTAAGAAGATTAAAAAATATGCAATTCAATGTTATATGGAATCTGGTTATGATATTGTTATTGATAATATGAATTTGAATCCTAATGAATGGACTTCTTTTAAAGATATTATTAAGAATTTTAACGATTCACAGAAAGAATTTATTTATACATTAGAATTTCAGGATTTCTTTATTCCTGTAGAGGAATGTATTGCACGTGATGCATTGAGACCTAATCCTATTGGTGCAAAAGTTATTAAGGAAACATATAGACGTTATCGTCAGGAAATGATTGATATAGATAATCAGAAACTTAATAATGCCCGCCTTCCATATAATCCAGAACTTCCAAATTGTATATTGGCGGATATGGATGCAACATTATGTTTCAATACTTCAGGTCGTCCATATTTTGGCGATGGTTCGGCAGATAAGATGTATCTTGATGTGCCCAATGATCCAGTTATTAAGGTTGTTCGTAACTATTTGCGGTGTGCAGGTGAAAATGACCGCGTATTTATTGTAACAGGCAGAGAAGCAGCACCGGATATTAGAAAGGCTACAATAGATTATGTAAAAGAACATGTATCTGCAGATCCTCGTGTAGAGGTTATTATGAGGGTTGATAAAGATTACAGGAAGGGTGATATTGTCAAGAAAGAACTTTATGAAACACATATTAAAGGAAAATACAATGTCGACTTTGTTCTTGATGATTCTATAAAGATTGTAAAGATGTACAGAGAATTAGGATTAACTGTGCTTCAGCCAAATGAAGGTAAGTATTAATTATGGTAGAGCATACACGTGTTATATGTCTTGAAGAACAGACTGAATATTATCAGAAATATTTTGATTATTTTCTAAAGAAATATCGAATGGATCAAGTAATGGATCCGAAGGTATTAAATAGGGATATGCAGGATAGTATTACAGGCTCTAAATTACAAACATATAATACAACTAATGAAGCTGGTGTATTTCCATCAGATAATTATTTAACAGAATTTCTTATTAATGAACGACTATTAGGATTTGTTTATTTTCGAAGGAATTCATTTAATAATTGTGAGGTTATTATGGTGGATTTAGAAATAGAAATTCCAGAAGATTGGTATAAAAAGATAAAACATGAAGAATGAAAAACTTCTTCATGTTTTTTTGTATAATATATAGTATAAAATATTTTTTAATTAATAATGGGTAAAAGAACAGGATAGGATGAGATTATTGTTGGTGTTGTTGAGTCTATTGATGATCCAACATATTCTGGTCGTATAAAAGTAAGAGTAAAAGGATTTCATGATAATTTAAAAACAGAAGAGCTCCCTTGGTGTACATATGCAGGTTCATCAAATTTCTCAGGTACTGGTGGCGGTTCTATTTCTATTCCAAGAGTAGGTGCAACTGTACGAGTAAGGTTTAAAGATGAGAAATCTACATCAATGGAATGGACAGGCACAGGTACATTGGATAAGGATTTAATAAATGAAATCAAATCAGATTATGCAGGTTCACATGTTTTACTTTATGATACTGCTTCTGATATTTCTATAAAATTCCAACCCGGATCTGGTTTAGTTTTATATTATAAAGGATCTTATATTCAAATAACGCCTGATAATAATATTACTATCCATTATGGAGAAGGTGCGACAGGAACACAAATACAATTATCTAATGGTCGTGTAGATATTCAAGCGCAAACACAGATTAATATAACATCTGGTAAAGCTATAAACCTTGAAGCAGATACAATTACATTAAATGGTAATACTGCTGTTCAGATAAAGGGTGATAAAGCTGGAGAGTGCGCCATAAATGGTGTACAACTTATATCAGCATTATTACAGTTAGCGCAAGGTATTGATGCAAAAGTTCCGCAAACAGCCGGTCAAGAAGTAAGTTATGTAAATGCTGTTAAAGAAGGATTGTTAAATCAAAGTATTCAGTATATATGATTAATGATATAATGGAAAAACCCGATAGGATAAGCCCTACAAAACTTCCAACAGATTATATGTCTGGTGATGAGGTATTTAGGACTTTTTATAATCAAGGGTGGTATAAAGATAGGGATTATATTCCTTATGAATTAAAAGAGAAAAATTGGAAACCTGACGAAAAGCAAGAGTATTTAGTTTGGTATCATCATACTAATCCAGCAGATCCAGCAGATTGTGGAGAAGATGTATTGGATTATATAGAGGTGGCAAATTTTTATATGGACTTTATTAAATGTGAAATACGAGATAAAATCAGTACACTTAAACCATATGAATTATTGAATCTTGCAAGATATTTGAAAATTGAAAACAAATGAATTATGGGTAAATTTTTTATAGATTCTCCTTGGCAAACTTAGAATGTAACATATTAGCCAATATCAAATGATCGTTATTTTTTAGAATGTAAAGATAATGGCGCACGTATAGAAATTAGTGATATGTCTATGACTAATGAAAGCTATTCAGCATCTACTATTGATGCCACTATTATCAATGATACAGGCAGTATTGGAAAAGTATTTAATCTAGCTATATTACATGATATGTTTGAAAAACTTTCTTATAGGAAAGCTGATTATGTATCAGATTTAATATTATATAAGAGAGATAAAAACGGAAAGGAAACAAAAGAAATGGAATTATTTAATTGTATGATTCATAGTTATTGTACAGAAAATTCTACCATTTCATTTACAGCCGATCATATTATAAGAGATTTTAATGAAGGCTCATCATGTTCTATGGCAGATAATATAATGAAAGCTAATATTACAGATGCTAAACTTACATTAGATAGTTGGAAGACATTAGATTATTATGAAGAATTTAATCATCTTTTTGATGATGACGATGATGACGATGATGAAATAGCTATTAGTAAAGTTGAAGAAATAAACAATTTAGCATTATTATACTTATGAGTAAATTAACTATTGAAGACATAATGCCATATATACCTTTTGGATTAAAGGTTAAGGTTAAGGAAAAGCCTGATGAAATATGGACAGTAGAAGGAAAGAATATTGATGGTTTATTAGAAATGTCATTAGATGAAAATACTACAGCGATGGCAAGTATTGATAATATTATTCCTATATTATATCCAATGGATTTATTAGATAAACCTATTATATTTAATAAAAAAGAGATTATCCTTACAAAAGCAATGAGAGAACCTGTTGCTGCAAGAGGTGGCACAGCACAGTTTTATACAGATGCGGTTCATACACCAATGTCTCATTTTGGAGACGTATTTCCTTATACATTTATGGATGAAGTACTTACATGGTTATGGAAATATAAATTCGATTATAAAGATTTAATCGGTAAAGGTTTAGCTATTGCTGCAGAAAAAGAATATGAATAATATATGAAAGTATATAGAATACAATATAATACCGAAGATGAAGATGGTACAAGTCATAGTTTTTTGCCAGGAATTTATATTTCAAGAGAAATAGCAGAAAAACATAAACCCGAAGATTATGAATGGCCATGGGAAGAAGTCACATATGAAGTAATAGAACAAGAAATAATAGAAGAATGATAACAGAAGATAAAGTAAAGAAAGCTTGGCAGGAATATTATGATTACAAGGAGCGTCATTTCGGAGGTCCTGGTAATGGTTGTGATGATTATAGAGATATATCTGATGAAGTTTTTAAAAAGAAAAGAGAACTGGAAGAAAAAGCAAGAAAGCTTCAAAAGGAATATAATGAATCTCAACATTTTGTAGATAATGATGTATTTAAATTTAGAATATCATTAAAAAGAGAATTTGAAGATGAAGAAATAACTATATATACAAAACCGTTTCCAGATTTTCCTGTTGGCGAATATAAATCAGAGGAACAAGTACAAGAATTTTATGATAAACAAGAAGATTTAGTTCAGGAAAAATATTTTACACAGCAAAAAATTGATGAATTAAAACTTAAGTTTATTCAAAGAATACAAGAATGTAAAAATCCTTTTTATATTTGTTGTGTAGATAAAGATGGTGGATATAATGTAACAAAAGAACAATTATTTAATTTAGATTAATAATATGAAAGAAAATCCTCAAGAAATTTATATAGTATGTGATAACAAAAATGGTCATTATACTATTCATTTTGATGAACCTGTATTTGATGAAAAATCTGGAATATTTAGATCTCTTAATGGAGAATGGACAGATGTACCTGATTTAAGATGGTGGCTAGACGGTTTAGAGCCAGGACATTATCTAAAATTTAAGTTAGAAAAGTATGTGTAATGAATATATTATATGGGAATCTGAATTGCCTTGGTGGTTTTTCTGGATACATCCATTAGATAATTGTGCATTTGAACATTATGGTTATGTTTGTTATGGTAGAATTCCTCCAAAAAGATATTGGAAATATATTAGGAGCAGATACCCAGAATTAATATAAAGAATAATTATTTAATTTAGATTAATGATATGAAAAAACTTATAAAAGTATTAACAGAAAAAGAAAACTTATTAATTGCAGAAATAGGTGCCAAACTCCGTTTTGATATTATTGTGAACTATACTATTAATGGTATAGAAAAGAACCGTTTATGTAAATGCTTAATGGAAGATGCAGTAACAAAAGATTGGCTTGTATTTATTGATGTAGATGAAGATGAGCATATAGACAAGGTAAAGATTGATAATGTAAAACCATTATTATTTCCAATGTCTATGCTTAATGAATCATTTACTATAGATGGTGAGGTATATGAAAAACCTTTGGATATTCTTATTGAATATTTAAATCATAAAGGATATGGTTGGTGGTTTTCAAGAAAGAAACTCAATATGGAGTTTGGTGATAATCTTTGGATTTATAATTTAAGAGATTATGAGTGTGTGCCTGTATGCATGATGATAGACATTATAACATGGTTAGATTTACACCATTTTGATTGTAGAGGATTAATAGATAAAGGCTTTGCTATTCCTATACAATATAAGAATAATGTATATAAAGAGAGAGATTTTCGCTAAATAATACAAAAATATTTTTATATTATAATTTCTTTTTGTACCTTTGCAGTAATAAAATAATAAAGTTATGATGAAAGTTAAAGCAAAGTGTATCAAAGAAACTTATACCTGGTCCGGTGATGGTAAGCAACATCATTTTCCTTATGTAAAGTTAGGACTTGTATATGTGTTTAATAAAGAAGAGCAGTTTGAACCATATCGTCGGACGGTTTATTGGTTGGATAAAACACAGCTTCCTAATCCGCAAGATTATGAGTATATTGATTATTGTAGTCGTGGATTAGAAACAAAGGAGTTCATGGAAATGTTTGAACTCGTTTAAAATTTACATAATTTATTATGTCAAGAAGTCGAAGGAAAACAAAGGCAATGAAAATGTATGGTGGAGATTCTGATAAAAAAGATAAACGCCTTGCAAACAGAGCTTTTAGACGCTTTGCAAAAATTCGAGTACAAAAAGCAATAATGTCTGATGAAGATGATGTGAATATTCCTGTAGATATGGATGAAGTTTCAAATGTATATTCATTCAGTTCTGATGGTGGAGCATATTATCGCGAAGATTTGGACGAAAAATTTATGAGAAAATAATGGAATTAAATAAGTATTCAATGCTTAGTTCAGAAAGAGCGGATGGTTCAAACAAATTCAATGAGAATAAATTTGTTTTTAATCATCTGTTTACTCATGATGAGTGTTTTAACAGACTTGTAAAAGAAGCCGAAAAATATAATAACGGAATTATTGTCGCTTTTGATTTTGACCATACTATTTTCAATTATAGAGAATATGGAGATAAGTTGGAAGAAATTGTAAAGGATAATAAAGCAGAAGAAGCTGCTTATATGTGTGTAGTAGAACTTCTTAAAGCTGCATCAAATGTAGGAATAATATTAGTTCTTTATACAGCAGAGAAAGATGAAAAAAGATTAGAAGTAAAGAAAGAATTTTGCAAGCAGCTTGGTATTAATTATACTTTTGTAAATGAGTCTCCAGTTATGAATGGTACTAATAAACCTTATTTTAACCTCATTCTTGACGACCGTGCTGGTCTCGAAGAGTCATTTAATATACTTAGTAGGCTTGTAACAAAACTAAGCGATATGGAGCAAATAAACAAATAATTTAAATTTATAAATACATGCAGATTATAAATCTTATTAACAAGGACAAAGGTGATATTGTCTATGACATTATCAATTTTTCAGATGGTGAGAAACATCTCAAGTTTATCACAGAAATCAATCGTAAGGATTCAGTAAAGGTAATTTGCCGCATTACTTCTATGGATGAGTTGTTTATTCTGATGCAGGTTGGAGATATTCTGAATCGCATGGAAGTAGAGTGGGCTTTAGTAATTACCTATTTGATGGGTATGCGTATGGATCGTGTAATGTCTTTCAATGAGGCATTCTCATTAAAGATTGTTGCAAAGACTATTAATGATATGCATCCTGATGCAGTGTTTGTTGTTGAGCCACATTCAGACAGAACACTTAAGCTTATCAATAATTCTACACCATTGATGAATCACTTTGCTGAAGCAGCAATGACAGATCCGGAACATAATTATATGATTGTATTCCCTGATGCGGGTGCAAAGGCTCGTTATGGTGAGGCATTGGAAAATAAAGTTCCAATGATGACATGCCATAAGAAGCGTGATCCAGCAACTGGTAAACTTTCCGGATTTGGTATTGATAATCCTGAAGTATTGAATGAATATCCTGAGTGTAATGCATTCTTTGTTATTGATGATTTGTGCGATGGAGGCGGTACATTCTGTGGTATTGCTGATCAGTTGAAAGAACTTCGTCCAGATTTCCATCGTACACTTGCTATCACTCATGCAGTAGCAGCAAGAGGAATCTATAAGGTAATGGATTACTATAATGATTTGTTTATTACAAATTCATATGCAGATTGGGGTAATGACCAGTTTGTAGCAAGTAATTCTGATCGTATCTTCGTGCTTGATACAGAAAAATATTATTTCAATGCATAATGGATATTAATAATATAAAGTGGCGTCCTGCTACTGAAAAACCAGAGGATTGGGATGAACCAATCCTCTGTTGTACTTCTAAAGGAAAGTTGTGTGTATTCAAAGATACAAAAGGTAAATATCCATCAAAAGATAAAGAACCTAAATATATTTCATTATTTAATCGTATTAAGAATGATTATAATGTTGTATATTGGGTTTATCAAAAGGATGTTTTACCAGAAGAATTTAAAAATAAATGAGTAATGAATTGGCCTATGTTAAATTGGAAAAGGGTACAGGATGAAGTACCAGATAATGATAGACTTGTTATCTGTTGGATTAAAGGAGGAAAAGTAGGATTTGGTATTTATACAGATAAACTTAGTAAAGAATATAATGGTGAAAAACGTTTTGTTGTTTATGATTATGTAAATGAAAACGTTATTGCATGGGCAGATTTTAACGCATATCCAGAATAATTATGAGTAAATCAGTAACATATAAAATAACAGGAAATTATCCTAAATCAGTTATTACACATAATATTGATCCATCAAAAATAGTGGAATTAGATGAATTGAAAATCAATACACTTAAAGAAGGATCAATATATATAACTTATCACGGAGTTTTGAAAGAAGGTGTATATGATAATATAGCAAATCGTATTATATTCCCTTCTGCTGTATTGCATGAATGTAGTGGCTATCATAGAGGATTATATGATGATACGTATGTTGGGGCAATCCTTGTACGTACACCAGACAATAAAGATATTCTTACTTTTTTGTATAAGTATGAAGATGATGGTAAAAAATATATAGAGATCCATCCTATTACAAATCCTTATGAATATTTAAAATCTGGTAATAACTGCTGTAAATGCCAATGGGGATACAAGTATCCTAAACGTGCAGTAAAAATATTTGATACTTTTGCAGAATATAAAGCGGATAAGAAAGCGAAAGAAGATAAGTCAGAAGAGAATTTATGTGCAACAGAAAAGAAGAAAAAAGTTGTACAAGCAACAACACCAGTATTTTCTTTTACTACACCTAAATTTAAGATTGAAAAAATTATTAAAGAAACTGAATGGACTTCTGCAAAAGAAGGAGATACTATTTATGGAGAAATACCGGTAATTACAAAGGATAATGGTTCACCGCAAACCCGCTTGTATGGTGGAAACAGCTATACAAATGATGTATGTGTATATGTTAATGACAAATTTGACAGAGCAATAAGTCCTTTGATATTCCAGAAATTATTCATGAATAATTATATAGTACAAGAGATAAAATAATTCAATATAGCGAATGACTTTTTTAGTTATTCGCTATATAATTATTATTAAATTGTACTATATAAATTATGGCTAAAAAGAAAGTAAAAGAAGAGCCGAAAGAAATGTCAATGTATGAAGAAGACTTAATATGGATGTCATACAGATACTGTATTGGCAGACATACTATTGCAGCTTCTATGCATGCAGGAGAGATAGCAAAACATGAATATTATAGATTATCTCCAGAAAGACGTCAGTTTATGGCATTTGATATTCGCCGAGAAATCGCATCTACTTTAAGTTTTGGACCTTTGAATTTCCGAATGGATCCAAATATAAAAGAAGAAAATTATAAGCCCCTTGAATTATTGTTAGAATTCTTCGATGATAATGATATTCATACCCGTGAAGATTTAGCAAAGATTGCAAGCATTCATACCCATATCACCTCTTATAATAATCCGCAAGAAATTTATATTACAACAACCTCTAAAGATGTAAAAGAAGAATCACATATATCAACATTTGATATATTAGATTTAATTCCATGGGCAAACCTTGCTGCATGCTTTGATGTTAATAATCATAAGTGGTGTACTGTTAATGTAAATGGTGAAGAAAAGACTATTGAATACTTTGAAGCATGGGTAGAAGCAAATAGAAAAGAAGGTCAAGATTTTAATTTCACAAAAGTAAAAATAGGTGTAGATTCATATTTAAAGAATCCTAATTATTGCGGATACCTTATAGAAGATTATATTGTAAAAGATGGAGTATAATTGGCATTAGATAACCGAATTACCAGAACATGATGGATGGATATGGTTATGTACAGGAAATAAAGGGTTAGGATCAAAAATAAGAGTATTCTATTATAATTATGAAAACCAAATAAAGCATGGACATACACGCCTTAAAGATATGTTAGTTGGTTCATTGAATACTGCAAAATACTGGATGTATGCTATACCTATTCCTGAAGAATTAAAAGCAAATAAATTATGAGAAGAATAATAATATTAGATACAGAATCAAAAAGATTATTGAATATTATTTTATCTCCTGAACAAGAAAAATATTTAACAGAAGAGCTTAATAATGATATAGATCTTTTTATAAATGAAATTGTTGTAAAACTTTATCATATAAACTATAATAAATGTGCATATATTACCGGTGATGTAAAGGATATAAAAGAAGAACATTATTACGGACCTAAAGTATTAGATAAAGTATAATTATGAGATATAATAGAGATAAGATTAAAGAAGAAATTGATATTTATGGACAGCATTATCCATGTCCAAAATCAAAGACAGTAGTAGAAACACATGATGGTAAACAATACTGGCGTCATTATGAATTTGGTGCAATATATGGTTTTGTTTTATTTAATGAATATGTTGCATATAGAGATGAAGAGCCAAAAGAAATGTATAGAATCATGTCTATTAATGAAGATGATGAAAATTGGAGTATTCCACATGGCAGTATGACAATGGATACTGCTTGGATTACTGCAGTCAATAATACATGGCAACGTGCAGTAGAATGGAGTAATAAGCACCTAATCCAGGGATGGGAAAAGGGTTCAGATATTACAGATCCTGGTCAATATGTACGTAAGCAGAAAGAACCTATTGTAAATGAAACCGTTCAATGGGATGATGTACCTGATAACGCTGTTTTAAATACAAAGTATGCATATATAGAAAATGAAGATTAAATTAAGTAAGTATGGAAAATAATACACAACAAAATAATACACAACAGCATGTAACTCAAAAACTTTTTACTGAGTTATTTCGTCCACAAACATTAGAACAAGCTATATTAGTACCAAGAGTAAGGCAAGAATTGGAAAAAGGGTTGCAAGACAATATATTACTTTATTCTAATACTCCGGGCACTGGTAAAACTACATGTACGAGAATTCTTGCAAAATTGGGCGCGGACCCATTAGAAATAAATGCATCTCTTGAAAGAGGTATTGATGTTATTCGTGAAAAGGTAATGAGTTATGCCAGCGCATCGTCATTATTTGGAGGAGAAGAGCAGATGAAAGTTGTTATTCTTGAAGAGTGTGATAATTTAACATATGATGCATGGGCGTCTTTAAGAGCATTAATAGAGCAATTTCATAGTCATGTACGCTTTATTGCAAACTGTAATTATATAGATAAAATCCCTGAGCCTATTCTATCAAGGTTTAATTGTATTTCTATCCTCCCAATTAATCAGGAAGAAGAAACATATCTTATTGCACAATATGAAGAGCGTGTGAAGCTTATTCTTAATGCTTGCCATATTTCGTTTACAGATGAAAATGTAAAAACATTCGTTAAGAATAGTTTTCCTGATATGCGTACACTGATTAAGAAAATTCAGCAGTTGTATACAAGAGGATGCAAAGAATTAACAGCAGATGCATTAGGTTCAACATTTGATTGCTCAACATTGTTCAATGTAATTATGCAGCCTGGTAATCCTTGGGATAATTACAAATATTTGGTTGGCGACTGGAGTAATAAAGCTGATGATGCAATACTTGCAATAGGACAACAATTCCCAGAATACCTTATGACTACTTGTCCTCAGAAAATTGGGAAACTTCCATTGATTATAATCGCGATAGGAGAGTATAATTCAATGTTAGCAACATCTATAGATAAATTTGTAACATTATTGGCATTAGTATTTAAATTGCAGATGATTTTACAACAAGCATAATTTTTCTCATAATTGTATTTAGTTATTCTCCTTATCATAGAAGTATTTCCGTGATATAGGAGAATATTTATTTTTAATATAAATATTATAAAATTTAACGGTATTTAATCTATGAAATTTCCGTATGAATTATCAGAATAGAGATTAAGTTTATTATCAGAGGATGATCGTATTCTTTATGAATATGAGCATTCACCATTTTATAGTTATGAAGATAAAGTTCGTTCTATAAATGAGTATAATCAGGCTCGCTATGGACGTTATCAAAACTATTATAATCAGTTAAATGAAGATGAAGAATTCAAAGATTTGAGTGAAGATGAAAAAGCAGAAATGTCAAAGCAATTGACAAATGTTGAAGCTACTCAAATCTATGAAGAGGTTATTGAGCCATTAGTATATCCTATATTAATGGAAACAATGACAAGTGATGAATATAAAACGCTTAAAGAAGCTACATTAAAACAAATGTATGAAATGCCTATTACCGCAGATGTTATTAATGAAGGTACTGCTCCAGGTAAAGATCAAACTTTCTGGATTCCAAATATGGGTTGGCTTGGTGCAATTGCTGGAGGTATACTTACAACAGGTTTAGCAGGTATGATAGGATTATTTATGGCTGGTAAAGATAAAGCAGCAGCAAAAGCACTTGAAAAATATATGAGAAAACTTGTAGAAACTGTTGATATGGGTTTATACAAGAAAAAATCATTTTGGAATTGGTTAGGTGGTAAATTTGGTAGTAAATCTAAAGGAACATCTGGTGATCAATCACGTGCATGTTTTAGAAACATACAAGAATTAGTAGAAAGAAAAATGTGTACAGATATATTAGTTGCTGGAAAAGCATGCGGATTCTTTGGTAATGATCCAATAAAAGATGCAATTACACATAATGTTGAATCTGGTGGATTAAATCTTTTATTTAAAGAAAAAATAGCAGATAAAATAAATACGCTCATTGTAAGTTGATATGAAAAAGATAAAGTTAACAAATAAAATATATTCTCAATATAAATCTATAAATGAAGATACATCTACTGGTACAGCAGGTGCAGCTTTTGAATTATAGATACCCGAAAATATTTTAAAGCCTATAGAAGATAGTATAGAATAGGAAATTTATAATGATAATATTTTTGTTCGTGTAAAAATGACAAAAAATTTTTACGATGCAATGAGTTTCCCTACTGCATGTACAGAATTAAATCGTTTAGTAGAATTTGTAGATTTCCCTGGTTATTTAAAAGATTTAGGCGGACGATTAGATTCTGATCCAAAAATTAATATTAAATAGGCACCTGATTATGCGGCAGCTGCATTTGCAAATACAGAATTTAATATATTTACAGCAAGTCCATTAAAGAAAACACATGAAAGTGTTTCATATAATAGTAATTCTGTATTAAATGAAGATATTTTACCAACAATGACACAAGTTGGGCAAGCTGCTGGAGAATTAGGTGTTATGATTGGACAAGGTGTTGCTGATGGTATTAGTGGTTTTGCTAGTACTGTTGGACCGGCTATTGGTAATGCTGCTGCATCAGCAGCTCCTACAATAGGTTTAGGAATTGCTGGTTTATGGGGTGCTGGTTATGCAACAGGTGCTGCAATTGGTACATTAAGCAGTGATTAGAATCCTAACAGATTTACTAATGATAAACAATATGATATTGATTATACAGCAATTCCAGAAGAATCAAAAACAACATCAAATGACCCAATAGTTGCTATAGATGATTATATAAGAAATATACAAGCAAGTGTTTCTAAATTATTATCTTATATTACAGCTAGATCTGCAAGACAAGATATTTCAGAGTTAGAAAAAACTATTAATACATTAACAGGTAAAGCAAATAAAAGTATTGAATAGTTTATTAGAGATAATAATGAAACATTTAAAGAAAAACAAGAATTAGAACGTCAACAAGAAACAATAAATGCTACTAGAAAGGCAGAAATGGCACAAATTAGAGCACATATATGGTCAATATTAGGACGTAATAATTTAGTAAGTCAATATACATCAGAATTAAAGAAGATTGATAATATGAAGCTTATAGAATTATAGGCATTAGAAAAACGATTATAGGAATATGATAGAGCTTCTTCTAGAAAAACAACCGATGAATCTATAAAGAATATTAATCTCTTCTTTAATCAATTAAATGAAAGTGATGCGATTACTTCATCAGACAATGGAAAATATTTAATATTTAATGCAGATCCTATATATGATGATATAAAAACTACATTAACAGAAAAAGTTATAAAAATTCTTTCTACTGATCCAGAAGATTGGGAATCAATAAAATGGGCAAGAAAAGAAATGGATGTTATGCAAGAAGGCGCTGATAAAGAAATTCTTGCAAAGATTGATATTATTTGCCGTACTGGTAATGTAGAGCAAATGGGATTAGGAGCAAAACTTGGAGCATTTATTCATAAGCATCCAATGAGAGCTGAATATCTCAAAGGCTTATGGGGAAGATATATGCGTGATTTGGATGTACGTAAGCAAAAACGTATAGATAATATGACAACACCTGATAATGCTTCTCCACTTGGTATGTGTACTTCTTTCTTAAAGAATACTTATCCATCGCTTATAGCAATGATGATAACATATAAAGCTATTATTAAATTAGTTACAGATACACGAGTATAGAATAAGTATGTAGATATTATTGAAGACCCTAATAAACAAGCTTCTCAAAAACAATAGCAAATAAAAGCAATATCTACAAAATTAGAGGCTTCATTTAGAGGAGAAGGTATATATCTTGCAGCAAAGAATAATAATGGTAATCCTATATATGACGATGAAAAACATGTATTTACTGTGGCACCAAATATATTAACAAGATTTGGATTATTCATGTCACAATTTTCACCAGAAAGATCTTTGACAAAAGATAATATAGATAAGTATGGATTAGACTTTATTAATATGGTAAATCTAATAGTACCAAATGATACTAATGCTACATAGAGCTTCTTTACACGTTTTATATCATTCTTGAATAATTTCGGTAATACAAGTGCATTACAAAAATGTAATATTGATCCATACTTTATTAATTTAAATGCAAATCAAGAATTAGTTAAAATTATTGATTTATTAGATAATATAACAGCTATAAAAAATAAAGTTGATAATGATTCTTTCTTCTCAAAATTAGCTAATAATAGTTTAACAGAATCAGATAAAAATAAGTTCTGTTATTTACTTGCATATATCCGCAGTACAAGAGGATTATTCTTATCTAATTATGAGAAATTAAAATCACAAATTTTAGGATTAGAAGTAAAAGATAAAAATGATAAAGATCTTAAATCTATAAGAGAACAATTACATATTAATGGTGATATATCATCTATAAGTGCCACAATTGATGATATTAAAGCAGAATTACCATGGGATTCTCTTAAATATATTCTTGGATATAATTTTAATGATAGTTATATTTTATCTGCATTATTATATTATAAATTAGGTTTATATGAATGTGATAAATTTAAAAATGAATTTAATACAAATATAAATTATAGTTTAATAAAATCATTTATTGAATTACTTGGTGATAACTTTAATAAAGTTACAATGTTATTTGATAATGATGCAGCAATATTTGATCTTGAACATTTCCGAAATGAATATATGGGTACTAATGGCGCTATAGACGCGAAAGGCTTATATGATTTATTACATATATTTACAAATACAGATAAAAAAGATTTAAAGGATTATCAAGCATATGCGCAAACAATAGATAAGCAACTAAAATCTACAAACCCTATTGTTCCATCAGGAGAAAATATAAAAGTTAATAATATTAATAGTTTTAATGATATTATTACATTATTTGGATTTGATTCACATAAAATAAAGAGTATTGATGGATTTATACAAAATCTTAAGAAAGATAATTTAAAAGACTTGGATATAGAAAAATGTTCAATAATTTTTAAAGAATATCTTGCACAAGTTATTAAAAAATTTGATGAAGATTTTGATAAACAAGATTTATCTGCATTTGAAAAGTTTGTGGGTAATGTAGATGATAATAGTCATATAGAAAAAGAAACAATATTTGTAGGATATGACAGCAATGATAATGCAGCACATGTTTCATTATCACAATTCTTATCAATATATTCTGAAGTTGTTTCATATGCATTAAATGATAGTAATGTTAAAACGAATCTTACTAAACTTACTAATGATATTGATGCAGAAATTAAAAAAGCATTTAAACAAAAAACAGGTTTAGAATTTAATTTTAATTTCGTTAATATAAATGATGGTTTGCTTGTATAGATGTCTGAAAAAGATATGACGCCTGGTAATATTAAGGGTATAATAGATACATTAGAAGTTACAAGCAATGGACAAGTATATAAAGCTAATACAGATATGCTTGTTAAAAACAGCTTATTAAATTTCTTGCCGGATATATTTAATCTTCCAATTATGACGAGATTTGTAAATATTATGTTTGGTAATGAAAATGGTAAAATTTATAAATATCAGAAATCATGAAAATAGATGAATTATATTTTGGCTATACGCCTTATTCAAAATATACATTAAATGAAGATGAAAATACAGATTCATCTAATGATAATAGTGAATAGGAAAGCTCTGCAGAAAAAAAGAATACGAAAGAGAAAGTAAATAAAAATACAAAAGTAAATATTGATGCATATTTTAAATTAACTAATGATGAATCTACTGGTCAAAATGGTCCAAAAGGATTTGCTGAAGAGCTGGAAGATTTATTAAGTGTTCCACATGTAGCAGATTCAATGGCTGCTAAATTAAAAGATACAGAAAATAAAATAACAGAAAAAGATAAAGAGATAGAAGAGCTATCTAAAAAAATGGAAGAGCTGAATAATACAGCAGATGCAATATTAACAGCAGGTGCTAATGCACAAACAGAATTAGTTAATATGAAAAAGCAAGCAAATCCAGAAAAGAATAATAACAAACCTAATAATTCTAATAATAATGATAATCCTCCTGGGGATAATGACCTATTGAATGCTATTAAAGGTGTCGGAAAATAAAAGATAATAAATAATATAAGTTAAATAATTTTAATATGACAACAGAAGAAAAATTATAGATGAGTAGAGATATTAAGCAATTAGTATCAATACATAATGATATTTTGGATCTTTATAATAATACATTATATGAAGATTCATGGGATGATAGTGTCATATAGAATTTTGAATCATTATTAGTTGATTATAATACAACACTTGAAGATTTACGTACATTAGTAGATCAATATGAATGGGAAGATGAATAGAAGAAACAGGATTTTTTTAAAATTTATCATAATGTAATAGAAGCAGATAATAAAGCATTTAATGCAGCTAAAATACGTCATGATGCATATCTTACTTACCGTTCAAAGCGTAAATCTATTATAAAATTCCTTTGTGATGCATGTGGTATAGTTCGTAGAAAAGGAAAGAATTACCCAGAATTATTTGATTATTTTAATAAAGCTTGTGCAAAGGTAAAATTATATGACAATATGGATAATGAAGGTGGAATATCTGCTACACATACACCTGTATTAAAATATTGGTTACAACATCGTTTAGGTACAGTATTACATGAAATTAATAATTCTGTAAGTATTATAGATACATATACAGAAGATGATTTAAAGACAGTATTTGCAAAATATGTACATTGTCGTGAAATGGCATATGCTATATTTAATATGATAACATCTACTAATGAAGTAAATGGTTATAAGAAATATCATAATATTCTTGATGCTTACTGTAATGCAGAATTAAATGATAAATAGTATGAGCGCTTATATCAAGCGGTACAAGACGAGGGTGAATTTATGCCATCAGATGATTATCAGCAACATATGGATCAATTGTCTTGGAATATGAAAGGTGTTTATGAAGATCGTTTCTATGGTTTATTCATAAAAGATGAGCCAAAAGATAAGACAAAGATAAAGCAGGTAAATATGGTTCCTCGTAATGCAAATCAATGTAAGATTCTTTCTGATGGTCGTTCTATTTACACAGGTGTTGCAATGTTCCCAGGTGATATAATAGAAATCTGTCCAACTAAACAAATAGATAAGTCTGCTTTATATTCAAAAGATATGAGAGACATTGTATTTGAAGTTGAAAGAAATGAAAAGTATGTTATTCCATTCGGATATTGTCAATACTATGATATAGCAGATGAGAAGCACCCCGCAAATTGTGATTATATATGGGATCCAAATACAAACACAATAGTCATAAAAGCTTTATTACGCTTACCAAAGGATACGAAATTGTATCTAAATTTGCAGAAATAATTTTTTATAAAAATTACGATAAATAATTTAAGTAATAATAAAAACAAAATAACTTTTATTAAAATATGAAAAGTTTTAGCACAGTATATAATAATTCTAAGAAAGAAGTTTTAGCCACAAGGGCATCATTATATGAATCTCAAAAAGTACAGATCGTGAATGTTTTAAAGGAAGCATACATGATCACGGGTAATATTTCCGATATGCCTATGGATGTACAGCGTGAGTTAGCAACAAAGGTGCTCGAATATTGGTCACCTAAAACCGGTATCAATAGAGCTGGCTTAAAATTGTTAACGGAAAATGAAATCACACTTTCTCCTCGTTCAACAAAAGAGGACATTAAGTTGTATATTGAAAAACAAGTTAAGAAGCATCTTGCTGCTATTACTGAAGCTTATCGTAATAGTAATGTTACTGCAGTTACAGAAGCGTTTAAAGAAGATATTGAACCACAAGTTAAGAAGACTCTTAAAGAATCTTTCATTAACAATACAGTTTGGAGCGTTATTTCAGACCGTATTAAGAATGGTATTAATTATTAATCTGACACCCGTTAACTTCAAAATAATAAATTTTAATTATTATAAACAAATAGGACTGGTATATTCCCAGTCCTTTTTTATATTATTATGTAAAGTTCTTTATAATATTTGCTCTTATAAACTATGCCATGGTTAATCCGTTATATTGGCAATTCGCATCTGATAATGCTGTTGCTGTTCCATCAATAACTGCTTGTATTTTCTAATCTAGGTTTGTAGTAGATGCTTTTATTATATTTGCTGTTGCTAATCCAGAATCTTCTCCGAAATACATTCTACCATTTCTTATTGTTACTGCTGTTGTACCGTCTTCAGAAATATAAGGAACTATATAATCGCCATTCTCTAAATTATCTTGTACAGCAGATTTAATTTCTTTCTTCTTAAGATTCTCATATGGTGTTTTATCTTTCTTATAATCCTGATTAGCAAATTTAAACATATTCCTAATTTGTGCTTCAACTGCCTTATTATCTGTAGTTGTTTGACCTTCCGCTGTACGAGCTTCTGCTTCTTCTTCATTAGGAATCATTAATATATCATCATCTTTTAATGAAAATGGATTAGATATACCAGAATATTTAAGGATAAACTCGGTATCCTTTGTATTACCATATTCTGTATTTGCTACCAAATCTGGCCTCATTTCAAAAAATGATGACATTCTTTTTACGGTATATGACTATATCTCTGCTGCACTTTCTTTAAACATAGATGCAGCAAGATTAACGATTTCATTACCTTTATCATCCACTATATGTGGTTTTTCATCTATAGAATGTGTAAACATATAATATAATATTATGTAGTAAATTTTCTTGTAATACCTAATGCTCTAACAGTTGATATATTAGAATTATTTATAAATGCTCTTGTATTAATATCTGATAATGTTTGATTTGCTTGTGATAAGGCAGCACCATTAAATTTCGTAATAAGCTATGTATTATAATTTCCTGTATTTGATGATTCATGCCCTTGATCAAGTTTTACAGATTGATATGTACTACCAGAAACCCCAGCTTTTGCTTTTATTTCATTTGTATGCATATATCCAGGATTTCTAAAAGCAGAACCTCCAGTAAAATTATCTACGTGTGTTTCGAATTCACTTGAAGAGCGAATATAGTCAGGCAATTCATATATAGCACCCATACCTCTATTAAACATCGACTGTATCGCCTTTTTATCACGCTGCATACCATGTTGTAAGGTATATACAACTTTAAGCTCTGTAGGAAAATCATCTGGCCCCAATTCTTCTCCAAATTGTACATCCATCTTCTCACATATCAAGTTACCAACAACAATAATAGGATTCAATGGATTACCGACTGTTAAATGCCATTCACCAACAGGATCACCAATAAGTATTGCATTCATTCCATGAATTTGTGGAGCAACAGATTTTGCAAGAACTTTTGAGTGCCACATTGTATTTAGATTATTAAATACATTATTAGCTGCAGCTTTTAAAGCATCATTATTTTTTCCACTTACTGCTTGCGCCCCTTTATCTAATATTGTAGATAATGCATTTGTACCTTCACCAAATAATGCTGTTGTTACTGAACTTACAAGAGAACTTATACATGCTAAACCAGTTCCAAGCATACCACCTAATTTAGATGTAATATTTGACCAATCAAAGCCTCCAGTATCACCAGTACCAAATTCTTTTACACCTTTTAACACAGTAGCAATTGCTCCATTATCACCAAAAATTTTACCATCATAAAGTTTCTTCATGAAGTTATCACGCCATCCACCATCATGGAATGGATACATATGAGGTGTTATCATAAATCTATGGCCACCTCCCCAGAATATTGCAGTTGGAGAAACCATTTCCATACAGTTTGCCAGTATATCAAGCATTGCTGCTTTTGGATTTATACCGCCAATAGATTTTGTAACATATGTACATGTAACTTGGTAAGATGAATCAAATATAATACCTTCTTTTCTGCGTTTTACTGCTTGTATTCTATCTAACGGTCCTTGAATACGGTGTGAATATATATTTTCATATGGATTCATATTTGCTGCTAACAGTTTCATCTGTGCATTTTCTGTCAAATCAACTTTTTTGTTTATCGCCATTGCCATTTTACCAAATGATAATATACGGTTGGTAACATTAGTACCTAAACTTAATAAGCCATTAAATGCATTATTATCAGCACCACCGAAACCACCATCACTACCAAACATTTCATCAATAACAGCTTGTGGATCAGAACCATCTTCACCAGATACATCCCATATATCTGCAGTAGCTTCATCCCAATTAATACCCGTGGAGAATTTTAAAAAATCTTGGAAACTATTACCGGTTTCAGATCCAATATAAGAAACTACTGTACATCTTGGTGCAAACAATGTTGGTTTTTTTCCTCCGTCATTAGAAGATGTTCCTCCATTATCATCTCCGTACATCTATTCAAATTGTAAATTATCTCTTGTTGGTGCATGATAGCGTCTTAATGTAATCAACCTATTATTTGGAATAATACCAAACCATTTACAATATACAAAATCTTGATAACTATAAGGAGTTCTGCCCCATATATCTTTATTAGACCATTCTATAATATGTGTTACTGTTGGTGATGCTACTTGTGTTATAGTATCAGGAGTACCTGTACCAGTATAACTATAAAATCTACGAGAGTCACGTATATCATACATAAAATTCTATGGGTTATCATCTGCACTTGTTGGCGCTTCAAAAGAACCGACTAATTTTGTTAATGAATAAGGATTCATTAATGATGCAGCACCATAAAATTTACCATCTGTTTCATATTGGCGTATAACATCTTCTCCCATAACAGGAACTAAATCTCTCCTATTCTATGGAGAATTTGCAGCAATATCTACTTTTGGATCTGCTGGTTTACCATTTTTCTCCAAAGTTTTTTGGGCAACAGCAGCAGGTAACATATATACCATATCTGCAAATGCAGTAGCGACAGTATCAGAACCAAACGGAACTATTATTTTTGCTCCAGGTTCTCCATTATCAACAGCTTGTGATAATGACATATAAAATGTTTCCATACGTGATAAACGTGGATCCCATGCCATTAAATGCTAAATAGCTTCTTCATTCTTTTTTTCTGGACTTTCTTTGTCCAATTCTTCTTGTATAGCTAAACTATTCTCTCTACTACGATTTGCTAATAAATTGTCTCTTATATTATTAACAAAACTTTCTACAACTTCTCCATATACAGTAGGATTATCCCCATACATAATAGCTAATGTATTAAGTACAGGGTTATCATAATTTTCATTTATCCATCTTTTAACATCGTCCTCTTTGTCTAACCAATCTTTGACATTAATATCTACTTGATTACCAAATATATCTGTAAATGATTCATTAATATCTGTATTATTTGATAGATATGATGCTTTTATTCTTTCATAAAAATCATTTAATAATTGATCTGTCATTGTTAATTATTTACATTATTTTATAGGACTAATAAATCTCATCTTATTAGCATTATTTGGTGTATCTACCAATATAAGTTTACTAGCATTACGAGTAATAGGAGAATACATATCCACCTTATAAGTATCACCAATAGAATATTTATTTTCATATAATCGTATATTGCACATATGAACATTTTTATTCATATTATCAATAGTAAAATATTCTATATCAAAGCTTTCTGCTTTTATTGTATCTTCTTTGTCAATATTCTTTATCTGTTTTATCTTGCCGGTTTTTGCATTTAAATTTTCTTCTATTACTATTACATGTAATTCATTAGAGGATAAATCTACTGCAAGATAATGCCAGTTATTAAAATCAGGAGTTTTATCAAATGTATATGCCTTTAATATATTTCCAAAACGTATACATATTTCTGATTTACTTACATTAATATTATAAATATTATCTCCCTATGAATATCCGCTGAATAAATCAAATGAAGAAATCTTCTATGCCTTCCAAATACCAGTTGACCACCAATTTGTAAGTTTCTTATTAATTTTCAGCACATCTGATAATGCTATGCGTAAAACATATCCAAAATCACATTCACGAGGTTCTACCGTAGCTTTAACAGAAATCATATTACCTCTACTTAATATTATTTCATCACCCGGATGCAATGTTACAGCAGACTATGTTATTTCAAAATACCAGAATGATTTTTCTTTTGTATATATTTCTGGGAATTTTATAATTCCTTCTTCCATATCATCTGTACCTAATATTCTAAACCACGTAGTAAATATCCAATGATTTGCTTCTAAATCATTTTTATCATATACTGCATCTACATGATATTTTATATTCTGTTTAGCTTTACTGAAATCATAGTAAGCATCTGTAATAAGATTATTCTTATAACCTTCTATATGTTCCATAACAATAGAATCTATATCATAATCTTTTAATGGATCTACATAAGTAGAATTATTATATGCTGTTTCTACTTCAACTGCAGCATCTGCTACTTCTTTAGAAATATCATCTCCAAATAATACATCTTGTGAAGTTGTAAGTTCATCAATAGAAATACGGAAGTCTTCTGATTCTCTACGAGATGCCTGACGCTGATATTTCCTCAATACACATTTATAAGAAGTTGGCATAGAAGTTAATGTATAAACTACTTGTGAAGAAGATACTTCATATGCACGGTTTATTAATTTGATTATTAATATATCACCTTTCTAAGGCATTGTGTCTTTACCATATACAGCTTCCCAATCAGGAAGATTAATACTTATAGATAAATCACTGTCAAAATCTATACCTAATGCACCAAAAGTAAAAGTACCTGCTTGATAATCTGTTTTGTCGCATATTACCTTTAAAGGCTTTGGACATTCTACATTACTTAATGTATATTCTTGTACTATAACATCTTCAGAATTCTCATATGGCAAAGCTCTGCACCACAAAACATCTAAGCCTACCATCTATGTAGCAGACTGCTATAACTGCATAACTGTATTATAAACAGATGCAGCCATTGCATTCATATCTATAGGAGAATTGATTACAGCCATATTATTTTTCTATTAGTTTTTTAATTTCATAGGTATCCATTAATTTATCAATAGCATCGAAATGTGCATTTATATCATTTGAACCATTCTGAAGCTTATCCATATATCGTTGTATACCTTTTGTTGTTCCTGCTTCAGAAGCATCTTCCTCTTCACGTTCTTTTAAATATGCTTCAAAATCTTCAAGAGTTCGTTTCAAACGACTTATTTCATATAATACACCATTTATATGATTTTGTATGTTTTCTACATAATTTAAAGTCATATCTTTTGCATTTAAATAATTATCTTCTACAGCCTCTACTTTTTCTAAATATTTTAATGCCTTATTACTAAAATCTTTAATAGATTTACTGAATAATATAACTTCTTTATTAGATGAACGCTGTTTAACAAGATAGCGATAATGCTCTACGTTTTTCTGACGAATTCTTAAATTAAATGCATCAGCATATTTCAAATTTGATGATACAGGAGTAGCAATAGCTTTACCATTTTCATCAAACTCAAAAGTATATTTCTCACCATCAATAGTATAAGGAATTATATTACCCATATCATCCTTATTCCATTTATACTTTCTATATAATGTAGATATTGCATAATCTTTACGCTTCTCATTTCTGCTTTCGCTATTCTATGCTTTCCATGAATTATAATCTGAACGTATACCAAAGGCTGGACCTTTAATGCGGCCTTCTTCATCTTTCATAAATTCTTCCGGCATATAAATTATAACATATCCATCTTTATCCCATCCTGCTTTATTTCTAATTGGAGAGGTATTTACAAATGGATTACCGATAACATATGGATTATATGATCCAGAACCACTACGTGGAAATATCATACCATGCGAATTTAAATAATTATATCCATATTGTTTAGCACCATAATTAGTATTTGATAAACAATACCAATCAAGTTTTGTTCCATCAGGTAACATATCAACTCTTATGTCAGATATAAGATATTCTTTTTGTGCCATTCTATCCAAATGCTCTCTATTTGTTGGGAATGCATGACGTTTTGAATAATTATTTGTATCAACAAATTGTGTACCAAACTGAATAATTTTCCCGTCTCTGGATATTGCTAATAATTGTTTAGTTTTTCCATCAAACCAGAATACTGTATAGCGATTACTTGTACATATATCATTAAATTCATCTTTATTATCACGACATTCTTTATATGTCATTTTCTTGAAATGATCATCAGTAATATTATACAAATCAGCATCATAATCAGTATTAACAAACCAACCAAATACACGAGGATGTGGATAATCGAATATATGAGACATTGCCTTTATATATTTCCAAACAAGTGCATTATATTCCTTATTATATTTTTTAACTTGTTCTATAGAAAGATTATATTTTTTCATACAATCTTCTAACTTATACCATGATGTTATAGTAGAAGTTCCAAATACTTTATGGCAAACATCTCCCATTTGCTATAAATATTTCCTTGCATCACCAATTAAATTATGATTATTACTATATTTAAAGTTGTTTGTATCTATATCAATACTTCTTTCTTTTGGAAGCATTTGAAAATATCTAAATAAGCCGCCGGGTTCATTTAATATTTCCCTATATAAAGTTGTTGATTGTAATGATTCATTAAGGTAATTATTTAAACTAAACATAATAAAATATACTTCTCTATCTTTTGTAGTATTTATCTTCTAATTATAAATATAGTAATAATAAAGTATAATTATATAATGGGAAAACGATTAGACTTTGCAGGTGCAGCATTTGATCCAGTTGTAATGCGCTGGTATTATGGAAATACAGATAAAGAACCAAATTCAATATATTCAGTTAAATCAGAAGTATTTAAGTAGGGTTATGAAGATCCTACTTATATGACTTTCCGTGTAGAATTCGGAGAATGGGGAGCATCTGTTTTACATAGAAATGCTTTTACAATGCATGGAGGAATGGTATTGAATTCATAGCATCAAGATTATGATCAATTACCAAATGGCTTATTGGATTTACATTTTATTCCTGAAGAAACTTAGGAACAATATCCATTTTATACATTTAATAATCAAACATATTATAATGCTTATAATTATCTTAAACAACGTAATGAAGATGCAAGAGCAGAATATTTAAAGGCTTTTGTAACGGGATTATTTGAAATACAAAAAGATCACCCATATCTTTTTCAGAGTATATCAGGATTAGATGGTTTAAGCAATTTTTCACCAGAAAGTGGTCAACGTTTAAATAAAGATACATTTGTTACTATAGAATGTATTGAAGGGTTATCATTAAAGATAAAAACATTATTACAATTATATAGAAAGGCTGCATGGGATGATGCATGGCAAAGATGGGTTTTACCATTAAATATGCGTTAGTTCAAAATGATCATTTATATTTTTGAACGTCGTATGTTTTAGGAAGTTAATAGGGTAAGTCCATTTACTTCTGAAAAACAATTACATACTGTAAATACAGATATTCCTGTTTATGCATTTGAATGTAATCCTTGTGAATTTGTAATAGAGAATATATGGAATGGTAATTATGATGCAACATGGGGAGGTGATGCTGAAAAAACAAAGATAACTATCCGTGTCAATAATGTAATGACATATTATAGAAATGGTTTACTTGATAGAAAATTGAATAATATATTAATTTATGATTTATTTGATGCTATAGATCGTCAAAGTACCACTACAGTATATAGTTCCAATACTAATATGTCTGTAAATCAAACAAAAGGTCAATTCTTAAAAAAACATATATTATTAGAAAATGAAGATGTTGCTATAAATGATTCTCGCATAATGTATGGTACAGGTGAAGAATTATTAGATGAGGATCCATATATAGCAGAACCATATTATAGAGAAATAATTAATACCATGATGCCTCATTCTTTATTAGGTGAACGCATAAAAGCTAATTGGTGGCATGAAGCTACGGTAGAAGGCCGTGATTACTGGAGTAGCATGAGCGGATGGGATGGTTTATTTGGCGGAGGCACATGGAGAAATATTGGTAAAGGCTTATGGAATGTTATAACTGCTGCTACTACGCAAATTCGTGTATCTCAGAATTACAGCACTCATAATTCTACAGTATTTTATAATATTCTTGATTATATAGAAACTGAAGGTTCCCCTGCAGAAGAAACTTATAGTATGGCTACTGAATATCTTTTACCCGTACGTAAAGATTTGAAACATAATGCAGATGCAGCAACTCGTGGAGAATCTTCATGGGCTACAAGAGAAGTAGGTAAAGGCAAATTCAGAGATTAGTCAAGAGAATTGGATGCAATAGATTCTGAAGCATTAACAGAGAATGATTATTCATGGGCAACAGATGATAAAGATGCCGAAGGAAATCATGATTGGACAAAATTCAGAGATAATCCTAATAAACGTCAAAAATCAAAATTTAACTGGAATAAAATAGATTCCAGTACAATGACCGGTGGAGATTTTTCATGGGCTACTACTGATTATAATGAAGCAGGAAATGTAAAAGGAAATGATTGGTAGAATTCTGCACAATATAAATCATCAGAAGTACCTCGTCAAAAGAATGGATTTGTATGGAATAATATAGATTCTAATACATTAACTGGTGGAGATTTTTCATGGGCTACAGATGATAAGAATAATCATACAGATCATAAATGGGAAGATTTTGATAAAGATCATATGCAAGACGGCCAACGTTAGAAACAAGCATTTGTTTGGAATAGTATAGATTCTAATAAATTATCGGAAAACGAAAGGTCAAAAGCAACGAAAGATGGTAATAAAATACAAGAAGGACTTAATAGAGATTTATTAACAGAATATGATTATTCATGGGCTACTCAAGGAGAAGGATAGAAAGAACATGATTCTAATATGGCATTCAGAAAACCCGATAATACTGAAAGAAATTCTGTTATAGATAAACCTATAGAAAGCGGGGGTATAGATTCTGCTGATTTAACAAATTATGATTATTCATGGGCTACTCAAGACCTTATGAATGAATATGATCATCCTGTAAAAATAAAAGGTGGAGGGTTAGATACATCTATAAGAGAATAGAATAATAATATTCAAGTATCATTAGAAGATCCTCGTCTAGATCCTAGTTTAAATTTAATTTCAGTTGAAAGAAAAGATCGCAAGGGCAATAATGAAATATAGTATCCTATTTTAGATACATCTCGTGGATATGAAAAAACATTTAATTCAACAGATTTTTCCAATAGAGAAATGAATGAGCAGCTTCCCCCAACATTAGAAAGGGAATCTAAAAATTTTGTAAAACCTAATCTAAGAACTGTTGATGATACTGAACGTGGTATAAATGAAGAAATAATATTTGCTGGTTTAGATGAACGTACATTAAATACGGATATTGTATATGATCCATTAAAAGAAAGAAAATTAGATAAACCGGAATTCAGAGATATTGATAATGAACGTACTTTACCAGAATCACAATTTGGTGAAATTCAGGGTACACGTAATATTGACAGAGATATTCAAATGAAATTAGAAAATCCTCGTTCAATACCAGAGCAAATAATGAATAATACTGAAGAAGAAAGGAAATTTGACAGTAATTTACGTGAAACAGATTTTAAGGATCGTACAATAAATCAAAGCGTTGAACCATTAGAATATCAAGATAGAGAATAGAATAATAATGTTCATTTATAGATAGAAGATGCACGAGAACTTCCAAATTATCAAAATAACCAAAATGTATTAGAAGAGCGTAAAATTATTGATCAAGCATTAAGGCAACCAGATAAAGAATTAATACGTCCGGAACATAGTTTAACTTCTGTAGATACGCATAAACGCGGTATAAATGATAATAGTTATTTCTCATTACAAAATACAGAAAGATTCATAGATAATAATATTCAAATAGAAAATTATGAAGCACGTGTTATTAATGAGTAGCAATTAAGGAGTTTGAGCGATGAAGAAAGAAAGCAGGTAGAAGTTGTATTAAATCGACCAGATATATTAAATTATATTAGTAAAGCAACTAATGCAGCATTTAATGCAGAATTCCGTAAGGTTGATCAAGAATCATCAAGAATAGACGCGACTGCTAAAGGTATGTTATAGAACTCTGAAGTATTCAAGAATTTACAATATGATGAAAATATAAAGGACAAGGATTTGACACAAGTTTTGGCTTTTGCAAAAGCTTATTCAGACGAATCTGACGCGATGAAAAATGCTTTCATTACTCGTATATAGGGGTTATAGAAAGAACTCAAAGAACAAACATTAAACACAGTCAGAGACATTCCTGAAATGGAGTATTAGATAATGAAAGATGAGAAATCGGAAAAGCAAGAACCTATTCTATTATCTGTAGAGCAAGTAGAGCAAATAAAGAATAATGTAAAACTTGCTTCATTGGCAGACGCAGAAATAAGAGATTTATCTTATAAAGGTTTAATTTCTTTACATGATGCATTGGAGAATAATATTGTAAAAACAATGATATTATAGAAACCTGATACCGTTGATGATAGAAGTATTGCAACAGATTTAGATAATCCACCTAAGCCAATTATAAATGGGAAAATAGATTAGGGGGAAGATAAAGATCCAAAGAAAATTGTAAATGGTAAGACAGAAGGTAATAATGCAAAGAATCTATATAATAATATTAGCAATGCAAAAATTGAGCAACCATCTAAGAAGCAAAGACCAATATTAGGACATAGATTAGATGATAAAAAATATAAAAAAGAGGGTTAGTAAAATTAACCCTCTTTTTATTATTGACCTTCATTTTCAAAAACAGTATTTTGTAATTGTATCTCTGCTGTTCTATAATTATATGCATTATAATTATCTATTGTAAATTGTCCACCTGCATATTGTATAGGGTTATTACCATAATAATCTTTTGCAGTTTTCCAGAAATCATCCTGGTGCTCATCATCTGTTCCAATATGTATATGCTTGCTTTGCGTACCCATATCATCTGTGGAAACCTCTATATAAGCAGAAACACCATGATCATACATAAGCTTTAATACACCGCCATTACCAAATATATGATTCTTTAATACGTCATTAAAAGATATACCGTTATTAATTATATCAATAGCTTCACCATATAAATGTCTAGAATTATTTGTACTGATATACATTATATTTCCACGAGCATCCTTACATTTATACTTATCTCCACTCTTTACAAATGCATTACCTTCAACTTTTTCTCCATTAGTATCTACTGCATATCTCCTTGCACCAACGAGTTTTATTTTATGTGCAGAAGACTCATCTATAGCTCTGTAAATATCTTTCATGAAATCTTTTAAACCAGTCAAAGGTACATCACCCACGTTATCTTCTTCAGCTACTTTATTATCCTAAGAAATTTCTTCTTCTGTTTTATTTGCTGTTACGTTATCACCTGTTGGTGTATTTGGATTAGGATTTGTACTTTCATTTGTAGGTATATTATTCTATTGTTCCGCTAAAGAATTCTTTACATTTTGATAACCAGGAATTGGCCATTCTCTGCGTGTTAATTCTAATTCTGTAGACCATGCTGATTCAGCGCGCTTTGGCGTACTTGTAAATATCCATTTAATAGATTTAATAATAAACCATCCAGATAATGTTGTATAAGTACAAGTGTTTAAGAAACGTGCATGCAAAGTATTTTCATCAACTTTTACTTCTTTTCCTGTAGATGGATCAAATGTTACCGGATTAGTGCTCAAAAGTGATGTTAATTTGTTATTGTCCAAGAATAATGTAGGAATTTTTTCACCTCTCATCATTGCAAAGTTTGCGCCATTCAATTTAACCTTTACAATCTTCTTAAGTAATTGCATGTTATTAATCTTATTATGCTCAAAAGCGGCATCATAAAATTTATTAACATTACCGGTAGCTAATTCATTACTTCCTGTATCTGCAATAGTTTCTCCATCGGAATCTGCCATCATATCAGAATCTCTACCTCCACGTTTCTTTGTATTCTATTTAACATAAGAACCATTATCTGCTTGTACATAAGTTCCATTAGTACCTGGACCTACTAATATATAGAAACCACCATTTGGATATTTAGCAGCATTATATGGTATTGAATATGTCATTTCTACTGCATTATTATCTGGTTCAACGCCCTGATTATTAATAACAAAATTTGTTGTTACTGATATACCAACCTGCTTTGTTATTTCTGCTGCTTGATTGACTTCTTTAAAATCTATAGCATATAATGCTGTACCAGCTTCATCATCATTCGGTATATTTGTAATTAATTTCAACTACGGACGCGGAGCTGATTTTTGTTCTCCATCTGTTGCAGAACCATGCTGATTATCTACACCTCTATTATGCTTAAACACATCATTAAATAAAGTTATATCAAATGTTTCATCAGGACCGTCTTCACCAAGCATTTTATTAACATTCAAGAAAGTCAATCCATAACGGGGATCTATCCAAGCATCAAAGAATGATTCAAAGTTTTTCCATGAATGTGCAACTGTATCCTTAATATAATCCATTAAATTTGAACCTTGTGCTTTACCCTCTTCATCTGAAGATTCTGCCATACAATACCATAATTGGTTGTCATCTGTATTTTCTGGATCACAGAAGAAAAAGCCTAATCCTAATTTTGCTGCTGCATCTATCATTGCATCTCTACTAGTTCCTGCAAAAGAGAATGACATATTAGCATTATGTAAATTAGGTATAAACAATTCGCCCATTATGGTAAAATTATAAGGAACATTTAATTGATTCTATGAAACTTCACTACTATCTACATAAGTTATAAGAAAATCACAACGTAAAGATTTTATCATACCATGACCTGGCGAACAGAATACTGCAATAATATCGCCTTCTTTTGGAACATTTGTTTTTAATAAGTCATTATTAGTTGTTGTAATTTCTAATGTAATTGTAGGAATAAATCCTACACATGCTATTTCCATTCTATCTATTTCTTTCTATGAGAAATAATAATCATTAATACGAATAATAGGATATGTAGCGCCAACTTCCAATGTAATATCTGGCTGATTTCCAGAAAGCTTCTAAGAACCTGCAGACATATCTTCAACATTTGCATATGTTGCTGTACTTGAATCCGCTGAATAATGCATACCAGTAGCAGGATTTATAGGTGTATTATTACCATCCATTGGTAAAGATAATTCGTCAAGCTATATAGTAGGTTCACTATACTTATAAATACGTGTACGTTTTTGTCCGTCTTCAGTACCACCAGCTGATAACTATGAATATATATTATCGCCGGCAGTTGCCAATACACTTGGTGCATTAGAAGAATATTGATTCTATACACCTGCAAGCTGATCATAATAATTATCCATATTATTTTCATCTATTGGTGGAGTGGGTGCATTTCCATCATATCCTTCTGAATAAAATAAATTTGCTTCTCTTATTCGACGTCTTCTTAAGCCTTTTTCATGGCGAGAACCCGGTAATACATAAGAAGATTGCCATGTAGTTGTAACCTTTGATTTATTTTTATATCCATTACCCTATATAGTTTTTCCTAATGTAGTACGTGATATATTACCATGATTATATGCAATACTAAACATAGCATCAAACATACTTTGCGTCATACCAGTATGCCATATTTTGTTTACATCCGCAGAAATAGTTTTTGAATCCTACTTAAAGAATGCCATACATTCTGTATCTGAATAACGTTTACCATTAACGAGATCTCTAGAATGATGTCCAAATCCAACAGTTGGATATGATTCGCCATCTAATATATATGCAACATTAGAATAACCTTCTGCAGTTTTTAAAAAATTAAACCCGTTTTGACTTATCTATGCCATTTTGAATTATAATAGATTTATATAATATATATACAATAAAAAATGTGCTATCAAAATTGGTAGCACATATTTTCTTATATAATTTAGTATTTAAATTGTTATTAATAAGTAACAGCCCGGATAGATAATTCATAATATTTTAATTTATTATTGTTCTACTTTAGTCCAATTATAACTACCTAAATAATAACTATCTGTACTCATCCATGTATCATAACCAGTACTACCAGCAGGTACTGTTAATGTGCCACCTCGCTTTACACTGTTAAATGTACGCTTTACTATTGTAGGTGCTGTCATCGCATTAGATACTATATTTGTTAAACCGCTACAATCATTGAAAGCATAATTACCAATACTTGTAACACTATTTGGAATTGTTACACTTGTTAAACCGCTACAGTTACTGAAAGCCCAACCACCAATGTTTGTAACACTATCCGGTATGACTATACTTGTTAAACTACTACAACTACCGAAAGCACTACTACCAATACTTGTAACATCGCTTGGTATAACCGTATTTTTGCAACCACTAATAAGAGTATTTGTTGCAGTCTCAATAATTGCATTACAGTTATTACGTGAGTCATATACTGTATTATTGCTATCAACGGTAATACTTGTAAGACTACTACATCCCATGAAAGCACTACTGCCAATACTTGTAATACCACTACCAATGATTACATTTGTTAAACCATCACACCATTCCAAAGCATAATTACCAATACTTGTAACACTATTTGGTATATTTATGCTTGTAAGACCACTACATCCTTGGAAAGCACTTTCACCAATGCTTGTAACTCCACTACCAATAGTTACACTTGTTAAACCGCTACAGTTATTGAAAGCTTTATTATCAATGTTTGTAACACTATCCGGTATGACTATACTTGTTAAACTATTACAACCATAGAAAGCCTCATTACCAATTGATGTTACTGAATCTGGTATAATTACATTCGTAAGTCCTGTACAATAACTGAATGCATTGTTACCAATTGATGTGATACCTTCAGGTAATGTAAATAAAACAGTATGTTCACCTGTTGAATTAAATGTATAGTATTTTTCAACTTTTTTTTCCTCGCCATCCACTTTCATTGAACTAAAATTATTAGTACTATCTAATAATGTTGTTGGGTGGCTTGTATCAGCAACATTATATTTGCACAATACTTGGTTTTCTTCTAATATTGTCCAATTATACTTACCTAAATAATAATCGTCGGTTCCCATCCAAACATCATATCCAGTAGAACCTGCTGGTACAGTTAATATACCATCTGACTTAATACTTTGGAATGTCCAATCTTGTATAGTTGGAGCAGTAGTTGCATTACATGTTATATTCATAAGACCTGAACAATTATAGAATGCGGTATCACCTATAGATGTTACTGAATCGGGTATAGTTATGCTTGTAAGTTCAGAACAATTTTGGAATGCAGCGCTACTTATTGATGTCACAGAGTTGCCTATAATTACACTTGTAAGTCCTCTACAACCAGAGAATGCAGCACTACTTATTGATGTCACAGAGTTGCCTATAATTACACTTGTAAGTTCAGAACACTCATAGAATGCAGCACTACTTATTGATGTTATAGAATCGGGTATAATTATGCTTGTAAGTCCTGAATCAGAGAATGTATATTCACCTATTGATGTTACTGAATCGGGTATAGTTATGCTTGTAAGCCCTGAACAACCAGAGAATGCATAATCACCTATTGATGTGACTGAATCAGGTATAGTTATGCTTGTAAGCCCTGAACAATAAGCAAATGCATGATTACCAATTGATGTCACTGAATTACCTAATGTCACACTTGTAAGTGCAGAACAATTATTGAATGCATATTCACCTATTGATGTGACGCCATCTGCTAATGTAAATAAAACAGTATGTTCACCTGTTGTACTAAATGTATATGAATTTGCAATTTCAAGTTGTTTAACTCCATCTATTGACATAGAACTAAAATTATTAGTAGTACTATTTAATAATGTTGTTGGATTTGCTATAGAAGTAACATTATATTTGCATAATACTTGGTTTTCTTCTAATATTGTCCAGTTATACTTACCTAAATAATAATCGTCGGTTCCCATCCAAACATCATATCCTATAGAACCTGCTGGTACAGTTAATATACCGCCTGCCTTAATATGGTAGAATGTATTAGATGATATAGTTGGTGCGGTAGTTGCATTACATATTATACTTGTAAGTCCAGTACAATAAGCAAATGCGCTTCCATCTATAGATGTTACAGAATTACCTATTGTTACGCTTGCAAGTGCTGAACAACAAGCGAATGCACCTAAACCTATTGATGTTACAGAATTACCTATTGTCACACTTGTAAGTCCAGTACAATTAGCGAATATACTTGCACTAATTGATGTTACAGAATTACCTATTGTCACACTTGTAAGTCCAGAACAACCCATGAATGCACCTCCACCTATTGATGTTACAAAATTAGGTATAATTACACTTGTAAGTCCCGAACAACCAGAGAAAGCATTATCACCTATAGATGTTACAGAATTAGGTATAATTACGCTTGTAAGTCCTGAACAATTTTTGAATGCATTGTTACCTATAGATGTGACAGAATTACCTATTGTTACACTTGTAAGTCCAGAACAACCCATAAATGCACCTCCACCTATTGATGTGACTGAATTTGGTATAATTATACTTGTAAGTCCTGAACAACTATTGAATGCAGCTCCATCAATTGATGTTACAGAATCTGGTATAGTTACGCTTGTAAGAACAGAACAATTTTGGAAAGCACCAGAACCTATTGATGTCACTGAATTTGATATGATTATGTTCGTAAGTCCAGAACAATTGACGAATGTGCCTGGTTCAATTGATGTGACAGAGTTACCTATAATTACACTTGTAAGTTTAGAACAATCTTGGAATGCACTTGTACCCATTGATGTTATACCATCTGCTAATGTAAATAAAACAGTATGCTCACCAGTTGTATCAAATGTATATGAATTTGCAACTTCTTTTTCTTCTCCATCAATCTCCATTGACTTGAATATATTCTGCCCATAGCTTGTTCTTAATGTTGTTGGTATGCCTGTAGAAGTAACATTATATTTGCATAATACTTGATTTCCTTCTAATATTGTCATTGTCCAGTTATACTTACCTAAGTTTTCTGAGTAATAATCATCTTTTCCCACCCAAATATCATAACCCGTAGAACCTGCCGGTACTATTAATGTACCTCCAGACTTAATACCTTGGAATGTATTTGGATATATTGATGGAGCAGTTATCACATTACATATTATATTCGCAAGTGCAGAGCAATTATTGAATGCACCATAACTAATATCTGAGATTGAATTACCTATTGTTACATTTATAAGTCCAGAACAATCAGCAAATGCACCTGCACTAATTGATGTTACTGAATCTGGTATAGTTATGCTTGTAAGTCCAGAACAATATTGGAATGCGGCAGAATTAATATATATTACAGAATCTGGTATAGTTATACTTGTAAGAGCAGAACAACCAGAGAATGCACCTGGACCAATTGAGGTAACTGAGTTGCCTATAATTACGTTTGCAAGTGCAGAACAATTTTCGAATGCTCCTGTATCTATTGATGTTACACCATCTGCTAATGTAAATAAAACGGTATGTTCACCAGTTGTATTAAATATATATGATTTTGTAACTTCTTTTTCTTCATCATCCACTATCATTGAACTAAAATTATTAGAACTATTAAATAATGCTGTTGAAGTATTAATATCAGTAACATTATATTTGCACAATATTTTAGATCCGGTAAAAGGATTAAAATAAGGTTTATTCTAATCTTCACATAAAGATACATTGGGTAAAATAAATTTTGATATATCAGATGCATAAGCTTGATATTCCTATACAGTATTAAATAATTTTATGTATCTCCCCATTTTACTAATTAATTATTTATTATATTTATTTAATATTATATATAAAATAAAAATGTGCTACCATTAAAGAATGGTGCACATCATCGGCATTTATTAAAATAGTTTTTGTGTAATCTTGCTAATTACTCAGCTACGACTGTATCAACTGCTGCTGTGTCAGCAACTACAGAATCTACTGCAGCTGAGTCAACGACAGTAGTATCTACTGCAGTACTATCTGCATCAGCAGCACCAGCAACGCTGTTACCGCAACCTACGAATGCACTTACTGCAACAAATAATGCCATTGTGTAAAAAAGCTTCTTCATAATTTTTTAATTTAATTAATTTTTGTTATTATTTATTTTTATATCTGACATAAGATTTAATAAATCCATTTCAAAGTCAGAATCTAATATTATATCATCTTTTATAATTTTGTCTATACTTTCAGAAGTATTTTCATTATTTTCTTTTGATTTTCCTATTCCATATATTATATCATAATATATTTCATACATCTTCTTTAGCATCCTTGCTAAAATTCTTTTATAATGTGTTCCTAACTTTGATAAAAGTTTCAAACCATCACCTTGCACATTTATATGTATATTCCGTGTTTTAAAAAGTTTTATAAATACCTCTCTATTTTTTAAAATAATGTCATCTAATAGATCTAGATCAATTTTATTTATATTATTCCAGAAAATATATAATGCTCTATAAATTCTAAATATACTTATATCATAATATGTAAATGATAAAATATTCTATACATTTGCTGCCCATTGGTCAGATCTGGTAAGTTTATTATAATCTTTTTTTAATAGATTTGTTTTTTCAAATGCATCTATAATTTCATCTATATGGCTTTGTGCTAACATTTTTAATGAAACCGCATACTCCTATAAAAATGCTTGTACTTCTCCCGGATTAATATAATATATAGATTTAAATATAGTAGATGTAATATATTCTTCATCTGTATATATTTTCTAATTCACTTCTAAATAATCATGACTCCAATTTGCAATAAGTGGACATTTGTTAGCATATTGTATACCCAATTTATATAAATCATTATCAATATCATATAAACCGGTATTTGTTGTTTTCTTTATATAATCTGTATAAGCATGACGGAATTCATGGGTGAGCTCTTTAAAAAATTGCTCATATGATTTTCCTGAATGATCAACAATAGCAATAGTAAAATCTAATTTATTATTATTTAATACTGCATCATGTTTATAACATGCAGAATATATTTGATTATTATACTCTTCTATTTCTATATAGAAATTGCCTATCCAATTAGGAATAATAGAATTATCAAATAATTGGTTATTTTTATATTTCCAATAGCTTTTGAGTATAGACATAGTAATAATAGGCTATTCAGACGGATTTAAATCTATATAATTATTTAATCCGTCTTCTGCATCATATATATAGTCTGCAATAAGTTTTACTAATTTATCTGTTATTTTTAACTAATCTGTTAAAATGCCATGAGATTCATTTATCATTATAAATGAAATTTATTTTTATTATTTATTTACTGGATACAATAACACAAATATTTTATCAATTATCAGCAAAGTTGTTTTTATTTTTGATAAATAAAAAGATAAATAATTTATAAAAATATATTTTTTAAAAGAATATGGCAGATACAACTAGTAATGGTTTAATGAGATTACCACACTTTACAAGTTCTAAAGTCAGCATGGACAAAGACGAACCTATATACACTAACCTGTTCACTATCACGTTAGTCCCACCAGCATCTATTGCAAATGAAAATGATTAGGATACGTTGGTAGTTCTTGAAGGTATCAAGAGTATATCTGGTTTGAATACACAGCCAGGTAATGGTACAGTATCTCAGAAGTATAAGTTTGCTGAGCGTATGTTCGCAGGTCCAGCACCATCTCAGACACACTTGACATTGAATATAGCATTCCAGCTTAATGTCCGTCCTGGTGTTGCATCTGATGAAAACTATACTTATAAGTTCTTGCGTAAGTGGCATGACCTTGTATATGATCCATTGACAGGTCGTATGGGTATCAAGCAAGAATATGCTGCATCTAGTATGACAATTACAATGCAAGATCGTAGGGGTGTTCCATATTGGCAGTGGATTTGTTATAACGTTTGGCCTTCTGGTCAGCTTAATGGTCCAGATCTTTCATATGACGGTGGGCAGATTATGGAAGCACAGTGTCAGTTTGAGGCAGACTACTTCGATGAATCAATTCTTTAATCTCATAGAAATAAAAAAGGAAGAACTTAAATGTTCTTCCTTTTGTTTTTATATTATTTTACTTATTTAAAATAGAGTAATTGCTCCAAAGAATACAATAGATGAAATTATAATATATTTTATAATTTCTTTTATTGATGCAGTTTCTCTATTTTCATCAAACAATTTCATTTCTTTCCTTGCAGGATTATCTTTGAAATGAAAATCCCAATCGGTGAAATTACTTTTTGTTGGATTCATTGCAAACACTTTTTCCCAAGGTGTATTTGCATTTACATTACTTGTTATCTGTACAGGATAACCATTAGAATAATCTATCATACAATCTCATTTGTTTTTAAATCATACTCAGTTTCCATCAAGAATGATGCAAAGCAATCTGCTTGTGCAATAACCATTACAAGAGGTACATCATTAATAGCCTTCATAAAAGCAGGTTTTTCATAGAATGAAAGGAATGTGCCAGGATCTGTAAATCCCATATGCCATCTGATTGCAAGAATTTCTTCACCCGTTAAACGAATAAATTGCTGTGCAATCAATACAGACTTTTCTCCATGTCCCAATGGAAATGTATCATTAATATCATATGCGATATATTTCTTCCATTGATTACCATATGGTGCATTTTCATCCTTCCATGTTTTTATAGCAGGTACATAATAATTAATCTTACACAAATCATGAAGCAATGCAGCAACTATAAGAGTTTCATCACTAATAGAATCAATATTCTTTTCTGGTAAAGCAATATCCTTCATATTGTCTCTAATCTTTACTGCAGCTTTATATACATTCAATGAATGTGCAAGTAATCCGCCCTTACAATTATTATGATACTTAGTAGAAGATGGTGCTTCATAAAAATCACATTTATCTAGCCATTCTATTAAGTTCTCAATACCTGGTCGTTGAACAGAAGACAAAAGCTGTTTATACACTGCCTTCATTTCTTCTAATTGTAAATTTGTAAACATATCTAAATTAATAATTTATTCTAAATTAACTAATAAACTTCCTACTTGATCACATTTATTAGGTTCTTCTAATATCTTTTCTTTTGTTAACCTGTATAATTCTGGTCGATTTTTTAAATCCTTCTTTGGTATATTTGTTGCCATTAATAAGCAAAGTAAAACATGCAAGTCTAGCTCTTTTGCTTCTGACATAATAGACAGCAAAAATTTATCTATTGCTTTTATACTTTTCCATTCAAACATAAAAGACTTATATATATGATACATTACTTCATTAATAATGTTTAAGTCTGAAAGTTTTTCATCAGACAATACATAATATCTTAATGCTTCTGGTGTATATACTTTATTTGATTCCTTTATCATTATTCTTAAATATAGAAAATTTTATACCATCAATAGGATCAAAATATACAGTGAATTGCATTTTCTCTAAAAATTTCTTATATCTATATCCCCATTCATTTTCTCTGCGTATATCATCTTCTACCAATTTAACTCTAAATTCATATGTGCCGGGAGTATAAGAAATTATATTAAGCTCATCCTTATCTTTTCCTACAAGCTTGATAATTATTTTATTTGTTGTTTTATCATATTTTACTGAGCCTTTTTGATATTCGATTCTGCATAACAAAGTAAAAACAAGATCTTCAAATTGCTTAAAATCTTGTTTTGACAGCATTTCATCTATATCATTATCTTCCCAAGATATTAAAAGATTTACTGCCCTTGCAAAATCTGGTTCAATAAATTTCATTTTATTTCGTTGTTTATGAACATTTTATTAAATGTATACTTATCATCCTTTAATTTGTTATAATAACTATCTGCTTCTGGATGCTCTGTTGTTCGTTGAATAGAATTCAATAAAGTATCAATAGCTTGGTTCTTTGTTATACGAGCAAGTTTCAAAAGATGATTAAAGAATGCATATGATGATTCATCCTCAAACGGATTATTAGAATGCAGAGCTGTATGTGTATCAGCATAATCCTTTAATACCTATGCCATAAAAGACAAATAAAAAGGATTATTTGTATCCAATAATAGATTTTGCATATTTTCCATTATTATAATAGATGTTTCTGATTATAGCATTTTATAGAAAAAAGTCTGATTATAAAAACTTTATTTTTATTTCTTATATATTATATTAGTAACAAATTTGAAAAGTATATGATTAATCAAGTAGATTTAAGAGCATATAAGAGTGTAAAATATGTAGGCGATATACATGGCTTATTTAAAACACTTGTATTCGATGCTATAGACCGTAGAAAATATAAGGATTGCCTTATAATTGTCTGCGGTGATATTGGTTTTGGGTTTGTTTCTTTCAAGAAAGAAAAAGAGAATTTGATATATCTTGAAAGAGATTTAGCAAAAAATAACATTTGTTTAGCATTATTTAGAGGCAATCATGATGCACCAGATGTTTTCAAAGTAGATAATCCTTGGAGATTGTCTATTGAGGAGATATGTCCGCATATTAAGATTATTCCTGATTACTCCATTCTTAATACTGTTGATGGTAATATTTTGGTAGTTGGTGGAGCACGTTCTATTGACAAGGCAAATCGTATTCCAGATTATAGCTGGTGGGCAGATGAAATGGTACAACCAGTACCAGAGAATTTTTATCAGGAGTTGAATGATAACAATATTAAGATTAATGTTGTTTGTACACATACATCTCCTATATTCTGTAAGCCTTTTAATCCTTCTAAAGATGATCAGGGATATTTTGTAGAGCAGTGGTCAAAGTATGATGATACATTAAAAGAAGATAATTGGGTAGAGCGTTGTGCATTGAAAATTATGTATCAAGATTTAGTGAATAATGGACATCCTATTACTTACTGGATTTATGGTCATTTCCATGATCATTTTGAATTGGAATATGAAGGCAGAAAATTCATAGGCCTTGATATGTGTTACCAGAATAAGCGGAGAGTTGATGTAGAGGATCCAAGTACCTATGAAGTAGTTGAAACTTATTATAAAGTATTAGATGATTGGTATTGGCTTTCTGAAAAAGGAAAAATTGGCAATAGAGTAGAGAAATGACATTACATGATTTAGATGAGATAAAAGATTATATAAAAAAGAATCTGAAAATAGAGCATAGACAATTAAAGATGGGTTCTACTAATACAGTAGAAATTATTCTTAAATTGGATAATCAAGAAATAAGTACAACCAAATTTTCAATAGTTTAATATGGAAAAATTAGAAAAGATAGGTTTTTATCCTGGTAGTTTTGATCCTTTTCATGAAGGTCATAGCTATATTGTAAATATGGCATTAGATATTTTTGATAAAGTAATTATATGTATTGCTATTAATTCTGACAAGACTCCATTCTTTCCTTATAAGCAAAGAGAAGATATTATTAAGGAAATATACAAGGATAATGATCGTGTGGAAGTAGTATTATGTGATGGGCTAGTTGCTATGAAAGCAGCAGAACTTAATGCTTCTGCAATTATTAAAGGAGTAAGAGATGAAAAAGATTTTGGATATGAAATGAAACAAGCAGATTGTAATATGTTTATTAATCATATTCCTACTGTTTTTATTCCAAGCAGTCCAAACCTTTCATTTATAAGCAGTACATTAATTCGTGCAATTATTACTGGAGTAAAGGATAAAAAGAAAATTCATGATATGCTTTTGGGCATAGTTAATAGAAAGTTTTATGAGTAAAATTGATTGGAATTTGATGCATCTCGTTGATAAAGATTTACGAGAAGCTATAGGTATAGAATCACGTGATTGGAAATTTAATAATAGTCCTGCTGGAATGATTAATGTCGCAAGACGTGAGAAAAAACTTGATCCATTCCATTATTTACGAGAAGCTGTTAGTTATATTTTATTACAGAAAACATCAACAATAGAAGATGAAGAAGAAGCAGCAAAGTTTATGAACAATGGAATACATGGATTTAGTGTATTCATTGAAGAAAATGAAAATCTTAAAAAGTTTTTAGATTCTTGACTTTGGATAAACTATTATTTGATTGTTAAATATAATTAATGTATCAAAAAATAATTTAGAAAAATGAGAGAGAATATTAATAAACGTGTATAGTTTACTAAGTCAAGAAATGTAAAAACTCCAGTTCGTGCCAACCGTCATGACGCTGGTACGGACTTTTTTGTACCTTTTTATGATCAGCAATTTATTGAAGATATGCTGATTAAGAATAAGGATAATAGAATTTTCTATAGACCTATTCTTGATGAAAATAATACTGTAGTAGATATGGAATTTGTTATTCCTGCAGGAGAGCAGATTAACATCCCTTCTGGTATTCATGTATGGATTCTTGATAAGTCTACATTCCTTCAGGCTACTAATAAATCTGGTGTAGCATCAAAGTTTCATTTGGATGTAATGGCAAATACTATTGATGCAGATTATCAGGGTGAAGTGCATATCAACTTAAGTAATAATGGTAATACAGAAATTACTATTAAGACTGGTCAGAAGCTTGTACAGTTTATTCATAAGGAATATATTGATACAGAATGGGAAGAAATTTCTACAGATGATTATGCAAAGATTGATGTATCTGACAGAGGATCCGGTGCATTTGCAAGTACAGGAAGTTTTTAAAATTAATTATTAATTAACCATGATAGCAGTACCTGATAACTTATTGTTACAACCACATATACAAAAGGTATTAAATGCTTATAAACATCAGTATAATCAGAATTCTTATGGTGGATTATATATAAAATCTATTACAACAGAATTAAATTATTATGAGGTGTTAGATGGTGCTGAAACTTATAAGCGTGGTAAAGTAAAAGAATTTTTATATAAGATTACAAATTTTTTTGGCCTTACTAATAAAAATTTGGAATATGTGGAATTTAATATTTCTAATTTACGTAATTGGGTATATTATCCAACTTTCGATCCTAAACCAACAGAAGTTGGTATTAAACGATTTGAATATGAATATAGAGAATGTAATTGGAGTAAACGACCTACATTTACTTTTGATATACCAAAGGTATTAAGTGAAATGCATAATATACCTATAATAACCCGCCAAATGGTTATTGATGCTATTAATAAAGCATTACATATATCAAATAATCAATTGACTTTATATGTAAGAAACGTGGAAGTTGATGGAAAACCTTGTACTATTAAATTTATATTTGACATTGTTAGCTATGATACAAATTATGTTCCTATAGAAGATGATATAACTAAACTTGGCCAAGAAGCACTTACAAACTTCTTATCAAATGTTAAGAATCATGCAATGCTGACGAAGATAAACAGTATAGAAAATGGCAAAGTTAATATTGCAAAAGACGGTACAGAAACATATGTATTAGACGAATATATACCAAGTATAGAAGAAATGATAATGTTCTCAGATTTTGCATTAAAACAAAATGGTATAGAGTTAAAGTCATTCTTTAAGAAAAAACTTGAAAATTATGAACGTACTGAGTTACAAGCATTTTATGATAAAAGTCAATTATTGAATTATATAGATCCTAAAACAATATTTAATGAAGCTGCAGCAGATAAGGAAGATGATATTAAGCCAAAGGCAGTAAAGACACGTGTTAGAAAAAAGAAAGAAGAAACAAAAAAAGAAACTGCCGAAGAGAAAGTCATTAAAGACACAAAAGTTAAAGTAGCAAAAACAACCACAAAAACCACAAAAACCACAAAGGCTACTAAGAAAAAAGACGACGAAAAAGAAAAGAAAATAACAAGAAAGACTGCAGCAAAAAAGAAGAAGGAAAATTAATTCCTTCTTCTTTATTTTTATAATTATTTTAACATTGAATATCTGAATACTTTATTTGGACACCATTTATTAAAGAATTCCCCTGGTACCCACTTACCATTCCTTAATTTAATTTTATCAGATTCTTTCTTGGTTAATGATGCATTCATATCATGGAGTAATTCTCTACGACGTTTACACCATTCTTTATATTCTGGTGTATCTTTCTTGAATTCATGTGTTGCCCATTCTTCCCAAGCATCTAATTCTGCAGAATATTTTTTATATTCAGGATCTTCAAATTTTGAATATGAACCAGGTTTGTTTAATACCTTTTTATACTTCTGTTGAAGTTCATCATATTTTGCTGTATATGCATCATAATATGGTGTATCTATTTCCTCTATATATTTTTCTAACTGCATTAATTCAACATACATATTAAAAGCAGTTTCTTCATCATATCTTGTTATAGGTTGACCATTAGAATTTCTTTCAATTTTGTCTTGTTTCTTTTGTTTCTTTTCATCAACATAATAAGTGACTTTACCTGTTTGTTTTATTATAAAACCGTATGTATATATTTCTCCATTAAAATAAAAACTATTGGTATCAAAAGAAACAAACACTAATCCTTTATCCGGAGAAACTAATAAATCTCTGCACTTCTACTTTGCATCCTATTCATCTTCATCATATAAATCCAGCTATCGAAGTATTTCTACAAAATCTTCATCCTTATGATGTAAATATGCCCAGTTGAATCCATTACGTAAAATCTTAACATAATCCGAAATAGGTTTACTCCATTCAAATCTATTAGTTACACGCTTTTTAGAACCATACCAATATACAGGCATTTCATCTTTGTCTATTGCATCTTTACCACCACGCATGAATGGGATATTCATTGACTGCAGAATTGCACTAATTTTTACATTTTTCTATACAGCATCTCTCATAGCAGATGTAAGGTGAGAATTTTTATTATCTGTACTTACACTGCTAAAATCAAATGCTTCATTTATTTCTTTTTTTACTATCTTTGCCACCTCGTTTATAATTTTACTATATAAAGACATAAATTAAAATTATATTTTTTATATTTATTTTTTAATATTTTTTGGCTTATATTCATCTATAATATTACAATTATCAAACATATATTCTATACTACACCTAGGATTTATATTCCAATTACTAATATCATGATTAAATTCTGTATTTTCAAACATAAAGCTCATTGTCATAACATTACTAACATCCCATTTACTGATATTCTAATTAAATGATGAGCGCTGAAACATCTAAGACATTGAAGTAACATTACTAACATTCCAATTACCAATATTTCTATTAAAAACAGAATGTGCAAACATATAATGCATATTAGTAACATTTCCTACATCCCATTTGCTGATGTTATTATTAAATTTAGAATATGAAAACATATAGCTCATATCTGTTATATTTTCAACATCCCAATTACTTATATCTCCATTAAATTCAGACTGCCAAAACATATATTGCATATTTATTACATTACTTACATCCCAATTACTTATATCACCGTTGAATATTGAATTTGCAAACATATAATCCATATTAGTTACCTTACTTGTATTCCACTAAGATATATCACCATTGAATTTGGTATTTTCAAATATATTTGACATATTAGTAATATCAGATGTATCCAGCCAATTAAGATCGCAATCAGGTCCAAAGAGTTTTATAGAACGAGTTACTATTGCTTTTAATTCCATTCTACTGATAGGTTTAACAATAGGCATAGAATTTTTCATAGATTTTAAAAATTCTTTTTCTTCCTATGTTAATTTTTTATATGGTGTTTTTATAAGTTCCCTAATTTTTGGAAATATATTTATAGGTTTCTTTCCTTTATTAATAGATCCAAAATCAAATGCTTCATTTATTTCTTTTTTAACAACTTTTGCAACTTCATTTATAATTTTTTTATATAATGACATAAACAAAATTATAATTTTTTTATATTTATTATATAAATGTAGTTATTAATATTTATGGAAGATGAAGATTTTAAAGAGATTGAATGTACTATAACTGTCACTTGCCGTACACCTTTATGCATGGTAGAAGACGGTAATAGTATACAAGAAAGAATGAAAGCTTTCCAAAAGATGATAATCGACGATTTAGATTATCCTTGGAATTCTTATGGAGACTTTGATTATAAAATAGAATCAGCAAAAACAAAACTTATTGATACTAACACTGAAGATGGTGTACCTGTTGATTTAGAAGAATTAAAAGATGCGCCAATAGATATAGAAGAATATTAATTATGAAAGAATATACACAAGAGGAATTAAGACAACATATTATTTGTACATTTCCACACGGTTCATCTGTATATAACATTATGCCTACAGAATTTTCTGATATAGACATAATTGCTATTGTAGATGATTCCCTTGATTTTTCAGAATATCCAAATAAGATATATGAGCAAACATATAATCTTGAATTAAAGGATTTTCCTGGTACTGTAACATTTAATCAGCAACCAATTAATAGAGATTATATGGATTTTGATTTTCAGTATATCAATGAATCGACTTTTATTGAAATGATGAAGAATCACCATATTATAGCTATTGAAAGTTTATGGTTAAGAGAAGATTTATATCATGGTAAATTTGATTATGCCAAATATTTTACATTAGATAAATGGAAGTTGCGCCAGGTAATCTCTGGTATTGTTAATAATTCTTGGGCAAAGTGTCATAAGAAGTTAACGGTTGAAAAAGATTATGATTTCTATAGAGCCATCAAATCATTATTCCACTGTTTACGCTTATATACATTTGGTATTCAGATTGCAAGAGATGGTAAGATAACAGATTATTCTGCTGCTAATCATTATTGGGAAGATTTATGGAACAAAGATATTGTTCCTTCACATAAATGGGAAGATTATAAAGCATTATATCAACCACAATTGAATGCTTTACGTAGTGAGTTTGTTAAATATTGTCCAAAACCTGTACAAAATGGTAAATAACAGAAATACAAAAGCTGTATTAAAATATAAATCATTTTATGAGCAGCGTTATTTATGTGATTTCGTAAATGCATATAATGTAGAAATTGTAAGTATTATACCATATAATAATTTAATAACATTATTTTATTATGAATCTGATACAAATTCAAAAGACGTATGAAAATAACAAAGATAGAATTTATTGAACATATTGTTCCCAAAGGGAGTTGTGGTACCGGATATTCAGAACCTGATAAATTTCATATATATGGAGATAACGGTTTAGAAACTGATATATTAGTGGATATTTGGTATAAACAAGAAAAATATGTTAAAAGAGAATTTATTAACGGTTTAAGATGGGCTGGTTGGGATAATTGTGAAAATATTGATGAAGCATTTGAAATGTATATAAATGCATTGAAACCTACAAACAGCTGCCCATATTATTGGTTAAAAAGACATAAAAAATGAAAATATCTGTAGATCACGTTACATTTCCAAAGAATTCAAATGCTGAAGCACATGAACATGCCGGTATTTTTACAATACCAAATAATGACATGTTTTTCAGTAGTCCTGGATATTTCTGTAATTTATGCCTTAGTGTAGAAGGTATAAAATTTTTGGAGCTTTCTAAAAAACCATTTGATGGAATTTTTAATGTAACTGTATTAGAAGAAGATCCACCAAAAGTCCCTGAAGGAGATAACTTAAATACAGTACAAGATTTAATAAATTATCTTTCTACATTAGATACCAAAAAATATATTAGTGGAGAATATGTTAAAATCATTCTGGATGCACATATTGGTAATGAAAGCAGACCTTTATTGAAATCTCTTATAAAAAATGAAGGTGATCATTATACATTTGGTCCAATGATATATTAAATATAGGTAATTATGAAAGAGCCAATTACACGTATAATAAAAGTAAGGTTTATTGATAAGGATAACTCTATACATAAATATAATACTCCTTATTATGTACGAGTTTTTAATTGGTCAATTAAAGATTTTGTTGAGCCTTTAAAGGAAATATTAAAAAACAAAGGTATAGATTGGTATAAAATAGAATGTGAGTATACAAAAGAGTATGATAAAGAAAAAGTATTGAATATACCGACATTCTTAAAATATGTAGACTATAATATTATATGTGGTATTGATATACCAGAATATAAATCAGAATATATGTAATTAGTTATGCAAAAGTTATATTGTTTCAGCAGAGAATCTTTTATATGTTATATGCAACGTATGGGATGGATTAATGATGTTCCAGATGGAGTGGCTGTTATATCTATAGATTCTGTTAATGAAACAAATAATCATTATTTTAAAGAATCTACCAAGAATGTATTGAATATAGACTGTTGTGATATATCACCAGAAATATATTGGAATAGGGATACATCCGTAGATATGTATGATAAACTTGAGCATGAATATATAGAATCTTTAAAAAATAATACACCTTATGATGATTCTGCATTCATTTATAATTATGGTCCTGCAAAGAATAATACTGCTGTTTATCCATTAAATTATAAGCAAGCAGATGAAATTGTAAAATTCATAGAAGCACATAAAGATTGTGATTTCTATATTCATTGTGCAGCAGGTGTATCAAGAAGTCAGGCGATTGTGCGTTATATACTTGATACATATTTTGATCATCAATGGAAAATAAGAAAAGAAAATCCTCCTATATGCCCGAATATACATGTAGTTAGGATGTTAAAAAGAATGTTCCTTTACCATGAGAAAGAATTTTATCCAATGGATATTATCGAAGAAAAAAGCGGATATATCAACGCAAGCTGTTATGACACAGAAAAAATTAGAGAAATATCCGAAAGAATCAAGCTCAACATTATTTCATGAAGATCATAATGATTTAATAAGTAGATCTGAGGCATTAAGGGAAACAGATAAGAAACGCAAAGAAATGTTAAATAAATGGGCTGAACAAAACAAAAAAGAAAAATTTGAATATATATTTAACGAAACAGTTAAAAAAATAAAAACGTTTCAATTAACAGATGAAATTAAGTCAGAACTTGAAGCACTTTGTAGAGAAATCTATAATACTGGTTACAGTAGAGGGGTTAAAGAGGGAATACTTGATTAATCTATTTTAATTAATTAACAATAAAAACAATTTAATTTTAGAAAGATGAAGAAATTTATTTTTACATTGGCAATCGCAATGATGGCCGTTATTAGTGTAAACGCTCAGACTGCTACTGAGGATTCAAAGGTATTGGATAATACTTATGTAGGTGTAGAAGCAGGTGTATCTACTCCTCTTAATTTTAACTCAATGTTTCCTGTAAATCCAGCAGTTGGTGTAAAGCTCGGTAAGGAGTTTACTCCTGTAATTGGACTTGAAGTTGAAGGCGTTGCAATTCTTGGCGATAACTTTTATCGTGATGGTGTAAACGGTTCTATTCCTGCAACTGGTGCATTTAATGTACATAAGGCTGGTTCTGTTAACACTTTTGTTAAGGCTACAAATGTTGGTTTGAACGGTGTAATTAATTGGTCAAATCTTTTGCTTGGCTATCAGGGAACACCTCGTTTCTTTGAAGTAAAGACAAACACTGGTATTGGTTGGTTGCATTATTTTGGTCACATGCCAACAAATGTATTAGGTGCATGGATGCCAACAAGCAAGAAAAACGCATTGACAGCTAAGACTGCAGTAGATTTTGCATTTAACATTGGTAAGGAGAAAGCACACACAATTACAGTATCTCCGGGTGTATATTGGAATCTTAATGAAACCGGTGCAGTTCAGTTTAATAAGAATTTTGCACAGTTTGGTGTAATGGTTGGTTATACATACTACTTTAAGACTTCAAATGGTACACGTCATTTCAAGACTTATGATGTTGGCGCAATGACAGCAGAGATTGGCCATTTGAATGATGAGCTTGCAAAGAAGCCTAAGGAAGTAGAGGTTATCAAGTATGTTGATCGTGTAGTTATCAATAACAACAATGCACCTGCAACAAATGCATTCGGTAATGCAACTGGTTTTGGCGTAAGTGAAACCGTATACTTTGCATTCAATAGTGCAGAACTTGATGCTCGTGCAAAGGAAGCACTTGACAAGCTTGGTCATAATGGTGTTTATGTAATTGACGCTTATGCTTCAAGTGAGGGTTCAACAGCATATAATCTTAAGCTTTCACAGCGCCGTGCAGATGCAGTTAAGGCATATCTTGAAAGCCGTGGTGCAAAGGTTGAATCAGCAACTGGTCATGGTGTTCAATTTGGAACAACTACTGGTCGTGTAGCAGTTGTTAAGCTTAAGTAAGCATAGAGATCTTATTGAAGCCGACAAGATTTAATCTTGTGACAGTCAGGCATATCTTTCCTTTATGGATTGATATGCCTTTTTCTTTTATATTAACATAACAAATAATAAATTGATAGTATGCATCCATTATTAGAAGCATTTTATACTTTAGTAGGAATATTAATTATATTCTTTTTATATTGTAGAATAATAGATATTTTTAAATTAAAGAGAGATGTAGAAGAATTAAAAAATGAAATACAAAATATAAAAGAAAGCAATACAAAAATAACATACTAATATAATGACTATAAATGAAGCAATAGAACACTGTAAAGATGTAGCATTACATTGTGATAATAAAGAATGTGCTTATGAACACGTACAATTAATGGATTGGTTAAAAGAACTTAAATGTTTAAGATTAGTTGTTGATAAGAAATATTTAGATGGCATTAAATTATTAAAAAATGCATATGGTCAAGATTATGACTATTACTTTGAAAAGAATTTAGGCGAGATTTGACTGAGAATGTTTGCTGAACCTAAGAGTATTAAACTAGCTGATGGATTTGGAATGAAACAGCTTAGACTCACTTACACACAAATCTAAGTAATAGAGAAATATGTCAAAAGATATGTTGAATTTAAAATGAATGAAAATGAAAAAAATGACAAATAAAGAAATAGCCAATGCATTGGCTATATTGAATGATGAAAATCTGTTATCGTTAGGGTTTAAAAATATCGGAAAAACTTGTGATAGATACGGAGGAATATGTTATAAATACAAAAACTTCAAAAATATTAGAATTATAGATTTTATGGGCATTAGGAATCTTGAGCTCTATTTTGAAGCTTGTCCATTTGTTTCACCAGAAGACTTAATAGCAGAAGGTGTAAATGATGTATATAAACAATATAAAATCTACGATACAGTAAACGAATATGAAGGTTTTAAGATAGATATTCATTCAAATGAAGAACTTATTACAATCTGCGAAAAATGGGCAGTAGCAATAAAATCTGCTGGCATTAAAAAAGCAAAACAACGTGAAGAATATTATAAAAATTTATAATAGTATGACATTAGAAGAAGCAGTTAAACATTGTGAAAAACAAACAGAGAAACACTATGTGGATGGTTGTGGAATGGAATACAAACAACTCGCAGAGTGGCTTATAGAATTACAGCATTATAAAAATGTTTGGAAAACCCCATCTCAAAAGCCAAAAATGAATGAAATAGTATTAGTACAATTATATGGTCATAAAATGTATATTGGAAAATATTATATAGATCCCTATGAGAGTGGTAGAGAGGGAGTATTTTTAGAACCTAGTCAAGGCCTGATTTATTTAAAAAATGTAGATAGATGGGCTTATCCAAAGGAGGTGTTTCCATTCTCAAATAGTATGACTATTAAACTACAAGATTATAGTGATGGTAAATCTAAAAAATCAAGTGGAGATAATAGAGAATTTGAATCTCACAAGGCATGGGAAGAATCATTACTTATTGCAGATAGAATTAGAGGATGTTTTTAATAGATTAATTATACTTTATTAATATGATATTAGAAGAAGCAATAAAACATTATAAAGAAAAAGCATTAGGTTGTTCAAATGAACAACGAGAATGTGCTTTAGAATACATTCAACTTATGGATTGGTTAAAAGAGTTGAAATGTCTACGTAAAGTCGTTGATAAAAAATATCTTGATGGCATAGCATTATTAAAGAAAGCATGGGGAAAGGATTATGATTATTACTTTGAAAAAGAACTTAGTAGAGATTTGACAGGGATGTTTGCAAAACCAAAATCAATAGGAGAATTAGCAGAAATATTCAAAGATGTAGAGCCGTGGAGATTCTAAATAAAGCCATATAAAGACTTTATTTAAAAAAGAAGTATACTTTATTAGATTTATAGAATAAACGCGATATAGGCTAAATAAACGATATATGGGATTTGCATTTAATAGTATAAAAGATGATAAAGGTAAAGCTATTGTACAAACAGCACGTAATTATCAAATAGAAGCAGATGTTACAAGGTTTGTAGAATATTATAATTCTGAAGAATATCAACAAGAACTCCGCGAATTCTTTGAACGACATGATTTAGATGGAGAACGTCGACGTTATAATCCAGAAGCTATAAATTCATTTGCAAGTTCTAGTGACAGGAAAAAATATCCGCGAAAAATTATTATATACTTAGATGAATTCTATAAAGTATATTGCTATGGTGTTATTTTCATAATTAATCAGGAAGCACTTGATTTACTAACATTTCCTTTTGATTATGTAATGAATAATATTTCATTCTTAGGAGTGGATATTAAAAAACCTATTATGTGTTTACCACCAACTTTACATAAACTCTATTTTGAAGACTGTACTTTTGATGGAAATTATATATTAAGCAATTTATCTGATTGCTTTATTGATGAATTGACTATTAGCAACTGTATAGGCATTGACACATTAAGAAATATAAAAGCAAATTCAACACATATATCATCAACAGATATAAACAAAATTATTATACATCATAAATACAGTTTAAATCTTATAAAAGTAGATTCTCGTATTGATCAGGCAGAAGAGATGTTTATAGATATAGATGTTCCATATTTAGGAGACTTTCAAATTTATAATAAACATAATTTTCCAACGAGATTACATTGTAATTTTCATAATACAGCTTTATTAAGTGCGACCTTTAATCAATTTATTATTTGTAATTGTAATAAGTGGACAACTACAAAAATACATGACTTAAAATTTAATGAATGTATATTTGAATCATTACGTGCATTTAATTTTAATATTATTGATTATGTTGTAAATTTAACATTTGAAAGATGTTTAATGAATAATAAATATTTTTCATCTGATAAATTATTATCACTTAAAGGAAAAATTGTATTACCAAAACATCTGTATAGTGTATATGTAAATACTCACTATGATGATTATAAAGATATAGGTTATATATTAGTTCGTAAATCCCATAATGATTATCCTTTATGTATAAAATATGAAGGAGAAAATAATGATAATGAAGCATGTTGTTCTTATTGGGCAGATATTGAAGATAAATGTCAAAAACATAAGTATGATTTTAAAAATACAGAGTTTTCTCCTTTTATAAGTTTTGATGAATATAAAGAAAATGGTATATTTATAGAAACTACAGGTCGTCGTAAGGGAATGTGGTTATATAGACCTGACGGAACTACTGCAAAAGTCCTTATACCGACACACGAAGGTAATAAATTAATAGGAGAAATTACTAATAGTGATAATTTATATAATGATATTATGTCTTCATATTCTTGGTATTTTGTACGAGTATTTGCTAAAAACAATGGAGAGAAAGAAGAGTATAATATATATAAAAAATAAAAGTAAACAAATGGCAAAGAAGTAGAAAGAAGAGTTTTAGGGTGGAATTAGCTCATTGATGGGCTTAGTTAGCAGCTTTGATAAAGATTCAGAAATTATCGCATCTTCTTCATATTCTAATATAGAGGATTGGATTTCTACCGGTAACTACATTTTGAATGCTTGTATGTCTGGCGATATTTATAAAGCAGTTCCTACTGGACGTGTAGTAACATTTGCTGGTACATCTGGTGCAGGTAAGTCTTTCTTGGCTTGCTCTGTTTGTAGAGAAGCGTAGAAGAAGGGTTATATTCCTATATATCTTGATTCAGAAGGTGCTATCGATTCTGCCTTCGTAAAACGTCTTGGTGTTGATCCGAATAATATGATTATTCGTAAGGTTAATACTATTTTGGAAACAAGCCAGTTTATTGCTGAGCTCTGTGATAAATTACAGGAGCAACAGGATAAAACTGGTCAGCATGATAAAGTCATTATCGTTCTTGACTCACTTGGAAACCTTACATCTGATAAGGAGCGTGAAGATACAATAGCAGGTGCAGTAAAAGCAGATTTTACAAAGGCAAAAGATACAAAGGCAATGTTTCGTGTTTGTGCAACACCTATTGCTAAATTGCAAATTCCTTGGATTGTAGTAAACCATGTATATCAGTCTATGTCGTTTATTCCTCAGAATATTCAGGCAATGGGTTCTGGTATTGTTTATAATGCATCTATTACTATTGAATTATCCGCAGCAAAGCTTGAAGATAAAGCAAATGATGCAGCAGCAAAGGCAAGAGCAGGTTCCGATGCTGGTACAAAGAATGGTGTATTGGTTACAGCGAAACCGGTAAAATCTCGTTTCTGTCGTCCAATGAAAGTTAAGTTTCAGATTCCTTATTATAAGAAACCGAATCCTTATGTAGGTTTGGAGCAGTTTATGACATGGGAAAATTCTGGTGTAGTTAGAGGTAACTTATTAGATCAGAAAGCATATGATAAACTATCAGATGCTGAAAAGAAGAAGATTTATACGTTTGAATTTAATGGTGAAACAAAATATGTAGAACCTAAAGATACTGCACGTGGTATTGTTGTTAAGCATCTTGGTATGCAGGTTCCTGTAACAGAATTCTTTACAGAAACAGTATTCACTCCAGAATTCCTTGATTATATTAATACAAATGTAATTCATCCGATGTTTGATCTTCCCGATCAGTCTGCATTTGATGATGTAGCAGAAATTGAGAATATGATTGAAGTTGGTGAGCAGGCAGATGAAGCAATAAAGGTTCCTGGTGAAGAATTCATGACACCCCCAACAGATGATTAAAACTTACTGATATTATTATGAGTTTAAGTAAAGGTGCTGATTTAATATTAGCAGAAAGAGAAAGACAAATATCAGAAGAAGGCTACAATAAAACACATGATTCATTTCATAATTATGAAGAATTTATTAAAGCAGCAATAAGTTATTCATTAAGCAGTATGAATAATGAAGATTTAAAAAGATCAGGTAATTTATGGTGGCCTTGGAGTATAGAATCGCATAAACCAAAAGACGTATTACAAAACTTAAAGAGAGCAGGCGCATTAATTGCTGCAGCAATAGATAGATATGAAGAGGGTACTTGATAGTATCCTCTTTTATTTTATAAATATAAAAATGAAATATCTTTGATGAATAATCTTATTAAACATATAGTAGAAGCATTTGATTTTAATTCTGTTAATAAGTAGAAAAAGGTTGTAAATGCTTATGACATGGTATTATTCCCTATAATTAATAAAATCAAACATTATGAATCATTAACCAAAGATGAATATAATCTATTAATTTCATATACAGGAATTTATAAAGTAACTTCTAAAAATGATTTAATAGGATTATTAAATTATGCTATTGATTAGTTTGGTAATCATTGTGATTTAAACTGGATTGACATAAGTGAAGTTACAGATCTTTCTGAATTGTTTTTTAGATCAAATTTTAATGGTGACATTAGTAAATGGAATACCGGTAATGTAACTGATATGTATAAAACATTTCAATAGGCAGAATTCAATGGAGATATATCTAAATGGGATACACATAATGTTATTGTTATGACAGAGATGTTCTGTAATAATTCTAAATTTAATGGTGATATTAGCAAGTGGGATGTAAGTAAAGTGGCTTATATGAGGAATATGTTTTATAATTCATATTTTAATGGTGATATTAGCAATTGGAATGTATCTAATGTCAGAGATATGTGTGGAATGTTCTATAATTCTGAATTCAATGGAGATATTAGTAATTGGGACGTATCAAATGTTACAGATATGAGTCAAATATTTTGGAGTTCTCCATTTATTGGAGACATTAGTAATTGGGATGTAAGTAGTGTTACTGATATGCAAAGTATGTTTAGAGATTCCTTTTTTAATGGAGATATTAGTAACTGGGATGTTTCTAATGTAACCAATATGGAATGTATGTTCAAAGATAATCATGCATTTAATGGAGATATTAGTAATTGGAATGTAAGTAATGTAACTACTATGTATGCTATGTTTGCATTTTCTTCTTTTAATCAAGACATTAGCAAATGGGATGTATCTAATGTTACTATTATGTCAGAAATGTTTGAATATTCAGAATTTAATCAAGATATTAGTAATTGGAATGTTAAAAGAGTAAAAAAGGCAAAAGGTATATTTAATTCCTGTAAAATAAAGGATTAGTATAAACCTACATTTATAACAAATGAAGCATTTGATTTTGATACAGTAGATAAATCAAAGAATAGAATTAATGCCCGCTCGCAAATACAGCAATATACACTAAATAAATTTTTATCTGGTGAAAGATTAGCAGATGATGAAAAGGTTGTTATAAATAATCTTCCTGATAGATACTATGCTATTGATGATGAAACAGAATTAAAGAACTTTATTGATAAATGTGTAAAGGTATTAGGAAAAAAGTGTAATTTAAACTGGATTGATATTTCCGGTATTGATGATATGTCTCGTATGTTTATGTATTCTTCATTTAATGGAGATATTAGTCGCTGGGATGTTGCACATGTAATAAAGATGAATTACATGTTTTATAATTCTGAATTTAATGGAGATATTAGTAATTGGAATGTAGAATAGGTAGAAGATATGCATAGTATGTTTGAACTATCAGTATTTAATTAGCCCATTCCTAATTGGACATTCAGATGTATAAAAACAACAAGAGATATGTTCAAACGCAGTCAATTTAATCAAGATATTTCTAAATGGAAATTAAGATATACAACATTTACAAAAAATATGTTCTTAGGATGTCATATTAAAAAAGAATATATGCCCGATTTATCAAATACAAATAAACAATTTTAATCATGAATAATTACGTTAAAGAATTAGTTGAAAAACAATTAAATGAAAATTATAATCTTTTAAATGAAGATTTTGGTAAACCATATCAAATGACAAATCCTGTGTCTATGCATGATTTTATAGAAGCATGGGATAAAGATGGAAAGATAGATGGTATTAAAGTGAAGCCATATTGTCATGAAGAAATGATGAAAGAAATATTAGAAGATCGTGAAAAACATCCAAATGCTTATAAAGAAGGAGGTTGGGATGGAACTCAATATTACTGTGTATTTGGTCGTTGGGATAAAGAGAATCCGTTTGTTTATGAAAAAACATGGGATTATGATGATAATATACTCGGTAATAAAATTAATGGTTCACATGGTACGAAAGGCATTGGACATGCTTTCTATTATATATACAGATATGAGCATGGTTATTTAATAACAACCGGCCATTATCCATCAAAAGAAGAAGATTTACGTAAACCCGGTAAAGGATGCTATTATAACTGGTTACTGGTTATGGATGATCATGTTCAATCAATGTTGGATTTAGATATTACAAGATAAAATAATAGGATAACTAATTTAGTTATCCTATTTCTTTTCCATCAGGTGTATATTTCTTATGTCCTGTTAAGAATATTTGATATATTGCACCTCGTTTATTTTTTGATGGATCTATTGCAGCCATAAAAGTAAAATCATCAGAAACTCTTATATCGCCAACAAAATTCATTTCCTTTATTATATCTTCCCAAAGCTTTCTTACATCTTTTGGTAAATCTTTATAATAAATCTTATCTTCATTTGCTTTTTTCTTTCTGAATTTTTCTACCTATATATCTTTCCAGGAACCTAATAGCCAATTTGGGCCATATAAAACAGGATGTCTATATTCTAATGCAGGAATCATTTTACCTCTTACTTCTACTTCGCTATCATGGCAGAATTTATCAAGAGTATCATTTATATCTTTTACCTGCTATTCATAGAATCTATCATTATTACCTATATACTATGCATAATTCTATTTACGTTTCTCTATAAATATATTTCTTATTTTTTCACAAGTATCTGTGAGAATATAATCTTTTAAATTTTTTGTTATCTGTAATGACTTGTTTTTATCATCAACAGAATCAAAATCAAATGCTTCATTAATAGCAGACTTTATTGATTTTGATATATCTCTAATAATTTTTTCGCAAACAATATCCTAAAAATTTTTCATTATCTAAAAAACATTTTTATATTTATTTGATATATAAACATTGCTAAGAATATAAAGTATAATAATTGTATAAAAAATGTGATTTAATTATGTTGATAAAAGAAACACTTTATGCACTTGATGATGTTACGATTATTCCCGCTCCTCAGTCAAGTGTAAGACACAGAACAGATATTAAAGTAACTTATGATAATGGGTATCTTCCTATTTTTACTGCTCCAATGGATGCTGTTGTTGGCGCATGTAATATGAAGATATTTGAAAAGAATAATATTATTCCTATTATGCCTCGTACAGAATCTATAGAAACACGTTTAGAATGGTATAAGAAAGGATATTGGATTGCAGTAGGTTTGACAGAATTTGAAAATTATTGGCTTCATGTTACAAATTTTCCATTACCAGATGATGATAATACAGTAAAAGTACTTATTGACCAAGCTAATGGTCATATGGACATTCTTCCAGAATATATCAAGAAAGCAAAAAAGAATGCAGAGAAGTATAAGGTTAATCTGGAAATTATGATTGGTAATATTGCAGAACCTTGGGCTTATAAGATTCTTGCAGAAGCTGGTGCTGATTATGTTCGTATAGGAATTGGGGGTGGTTCATGTTGTATAACTGCTTCAAATTCAGCCAATTACATGCCAATGGCATCACTTATTGATGGATGTAAAGAACTTAAAGACTCTTATAATCTAACCTGTAAGATTATTGCCGATGGTGGTATTAGTAATTTTTCACGTGCTATTAAGGCATTAGCATTAGGTGCTGATTATGTTATGATGGGTTCATTACTTGGTTCTTGTTTTGAATCGGCAGCAGAACTTCATTGTAATTCAGTAGAAGATGAAGTAATTACTTATAATATGCATGATGATTTGACATGTGATATTTGTCATGTAATGTCTGAAGATGAAAAGAAAGAATTTATTGCTACATATCATCCAACAAAGAATATATATGGAATGTCTACCAGAAAGGCACAAATGAAAATTAATCCAAATGCAAAACTTAAGACTTCTGAAGGTATTGAAAGAGTATTAAAAGTAGAATATACATTGGCACAGTGGGTTGATAATTTTAAATCATTCTTACGTACAGCAATGTCATATGATAATTTTACAAATATAAAAGAATTTATTGGCGGACCTACACTTAAGCTTTTATCAGAAAGTGCAAAGGCATCAATTAATAAATAAAATGTTTTCATAAATTGAAATTTAAATTTTTAAAAATTATCTGTTAGTCAGATCTGGGGTGTTTAAATTAAGCATTCCAGATTTTTTAATATATAATTTATAAGCTTATTTTTAATTTATGAAACAATGTATAGTATTAATTGAAGACGTAAAGAATATAGTCAGGTATTTAAGTAATTTACAGTATGGATTATGGTATGCTGAACAAACAAACCGTGAATTACTTTTAGCATTTCCAGATTATGATAAAGTAAGAGAATATAAAAAATCCAGGTGGGAAACTTTATTATTTGAAGATGTAGAGAAATTATATAATACAGAATATGTAGTAGATATAGATATATTTTCTTCTGATTTTTTAAATAAAATTTCAGAAGAACCAGATTTAAATTGTAAAGATGAAATTGTTTATATATACGGAAATTATACAGATTATAAACAATATCACGATGGTTTTATATTAGATAAAATCAATATTAATGAAACTATATATAATGATATAAAAGAAACATATGCAGATGTATATGATTTCTCTGAAATAACTGTATCATTATATGTTGATAAACCTATTGATATAGAAGAAAAAAATCAATTAAGAAAAGTATATAAAACCATTATAAAACAATTTCCACAAGGTGGTGTTAAATATCTGGTTATTTCTGATGATATTGAATGGTGTAAGAAGAATCTCACAGGAGATGCATTCATATTTATGGATAAAGATATAAAGAATTATAATAAAGAATTTATTAATATTGTAATTCAAACAATGTGTGATGATAATATTCTTGGAAATAATCTTGTTAGCTGGTGGGGAGCATTTTTAAATAAACATGAAAACAAGAAAGTATATTATCAATATCCTTGGAATCCTTATCCAGAAATGATAGATACTTCATTAGGTTGGAAACGAGTAAGGTTACAAGAGAAATATAATATTGCATTATGTATACTTTGTGAGATAAACCATATACATTCATTCGATTGGATTTCTTATTATAAGAAAATGGGGGTTAAACATATATACATGTATAATTATGCTAATAGTGATGAAATGCCTAATGATATATTACATTATTATATAGATAAGAATTATGTATCTGTATTCAATACCAATGGTATGGAATTATATACACCATGTTATTCAGACTGTTATAAGAAATATGGTGAACTATATGATTGGATGGGATTTTTAACTATAAATGATTTCTATGTATCTGATATTAAATTACATGAATTATTATATAGTAATACTGTTAAAGATTTTCAATCTGTAAAAATAGCTAGACAAGAATATATTGCAGTAGATGAAGATATTGAAGATTTTGATATAAATAATTATTCAATAAAAGTTAAATCAAAGTATAATGAAAATTATGTTCATTTTGTTCGCACTAAACTAAATAATACCATTATAGGAGAATATGGTCCAATATTCTCAAATAAAAATTACAAGTCTTGCTATGTAACTGGTAAAGAGTGTACTTCAAAGAAAGAGTATATTTATGATGGACCTATTTCAAAGTATATTCGATAAATATAAAAATATGATTTTATCAGAATGAATACTAAATAGAAGAATGCTCTTTATGAAAGCATAATGAAAAAAGTTGCGGTTATTGTAAAGAAAGCAATTAATGAATATAATATTGGAGGTGTTGAAGTAAACAAGTTAAGTCTTACTAAGATTAATGATATTACAGACTTTGATAAACCTGTTAAATTTGAACATCAGAAAATACAAAAGACTGTAGAAGACATATTAGCAAAGATGCATAATGACTTTAAGTTTAAAGCATTTATCGATGAAAATATGGCTACTAAAATAAATTGGACATATCAGATAGATACAGCAGCAACAGATGGAAATAATGGTATGCTAATGTTTAATCCGGAATTTGCAGAGAAAATCTATAATACAGGTGCCGGATCATTACAGAAAGGAAATCTTGGAGAGATGTGTATACAATTTATTATTCTCCATGAAGCAATGCATAACTATTATCATAATACCCGTCATGAGAAGGAAATAAACTCTGTATATGACAATATTCAATCTGATAAGCGTATTAATGCAGAAATCATAAGAAGATGGCCGATGTTTAAAGAAATTCCCCAATTAATCGGTGCATTATTATAAAATATTATAAAATAATAAACTAAATGGCTTTATCTATCTATAATAGGTAAAGTTTTTTTATATCCTTTAATTTATAATGTTAATAGACAAGAAAGATATTATTATTGCTGTATTGTGTTTAATGCTGTTTGGATGTATGTTTATTATAGCAGGTCAGCATGAGCAGATTAATACTTTAAAAGATGAAATTCATACTAATAGGGAATTTATTAGTACAGAATTGCATCTTATTGATAGTATGTATGATAATAATTATCGATTATGGGATTGGAGAGTAGAACAGCTCCTTAGATATTATGAAAATCAAGGATATTTAATAAAGTAATAAGCATGAAGAAAATACATTTAGGTAATTGTGAAATAGGTACATCCTTTGAAGTATATGCAGTAAAAAGACATAGCAAATGGGGTGATTTCTATAATTTTATTAATCGTATTGATCCTGAACATAGTTCATGGTTTGGATGTAAGAAAGAGGATGTTATTACGGTAAGGTGTACTATTATTGCTAATGATATATCGGTTGTTGCTTTATATAAAGATCCTGATTATGATGAAAATTGCATTGATTATCTTATGAGCTACGATTTACATCATGATAATATGATAATTATGCATAATATAAAGGTATTTAACTGTTGTTTTCCTTATGGAGCAGATGCAATATGTTTTGCACATAATGATACAGAAGAATATAAGAAAGGAGATAGAATAGGTTATTTATGTCGTGTAAAAATCGAGGAGATATAAACAATGAGTGATAAAAATAATATATTATATAATAAAGATTTAGATAACTTTACTGTATTCTTTTATGATGAACCAAAATTTCTAAAAGAATATTTAGAAAATGAAGGTTTTGTAGATGCACAAGTATTGGATGATAATTGGTATGTTTATAGATATTCTGTTTATAAGCTCCCAATAGATTGGCAAAAGCAAATAAGAGATTATCATTTTATTACATTAGATTTTGTTGGTAATGCATGGCATGTTATCCCTCGTAATCAGCAAACATGTTCACAATATAGTTTTATAAAGAGTATATATGATGATTGATTATGAAATATAAGTATAAGATTTTTAAACAAAAATATACAGATTATCCATATCGAGTTGAAGAAGAGCTATCAAAAATAGGAGAAGACGGTTGGGAACTGGTAAATGTAATAAAGACTGATAATGATTCAAACAGTTTATATGAATTACCAGAAACAATATATTATTTTAAAAAGGTAATACAAGAAGATAATATAACAATAGCAAAATAATGCAATACGAATATAAAGTTTTTACAGAAGGTGATTATGATAATAAAGACATCATAGAAGATAAACTTAACGAACTTGGTAAAGACGGATGGAAAGTCTTCCATATAGAAAGGATAAACAAAGGTGATTATTGGAAGTATCCTAAATCTATCTATTATTTAATAAAAGAAATTGATGAAAATATAACAATAACAAAATAATTTAGAAATATGAATCAGACAAATTTTGATAAATTCGCAAAGGGACGGGTAGATTCTTTGGTTTTAAATGACTATAAGAATTCACTATCAAAGAAATTGTTTAACCCTATGAATTATAACCCTGCTACTATTATAGAGGAGCGTCAACTTAATGTAGCTGTTATGGATGTGTTTTCACGTTTGATGATGGATCGTATTGTTTTCTTAGGTGATGCAATCGATGATGAAGTATCTAATATCATTACTGCTCAGCTTTTATTTTTGGATTCTGCTGAGCCTGGTAAGGATATTTCTATTTATATCAATTCTCCTGGCGGTAGTGTATATGCAGGTTTTGGTATTTATGATACTATGCAGTATATACAGAGTGACGTATCAACAATCTGTACAGGTATGGCTGCTTCAATGGCAAGTGTATTGCTTGCTGCTGGTGAACAGGAAAAAAGGTTTGCCCTTCCACATTCACGTATTATGATTCATCAGCCAATGGGTGGCATGCAAGGCCAGGCATCTGATATGGAAATTGAAATGAAGGAAATGAACCGAGTAAAGAAGGAATTATATGATATTCTTTCAACACATACAGGAAAGCCTTATAAGACTATTGTCAAGAATGCAGATCGTGATTATTGGATGACTTCTAAAGAGGCAGTTGAATATGGTATTATTGATGAAGTATTAACAAAACAGAAATAATTATGATAGGTAATGAAAAGCAAAAACTTTGTCTTATAGAAGATGATGGAGAATATCTTGGATATAAAGACAATGAAGAGGTGCAAAGTTTGATGCAAGATGGATGGATAATCACTCAAATTACAGGAGTTGGCACAAATTCAACACCTCGTTGTTATGTGCTTTTAAAGAAACCGGATGAAGAAGAAATAGCAAAATAATTAAAGAGCAGCAGCAATGTTGCTCTTTTTTGTTAAATAATGCAAATAAATTTTTTAATATCAAGAATTATCCATATCTTTGCAGTATCAATTTTAAAGGTACAATTATGACAATACGGACATATTTAACAGAGGATGAGAAGCAGCTTGTATTTTTAGCTCTTCCTGCATATGCAGAGAAACATGAAGAAACAATGCTATCTGTATGGGACTTGATTCGTTTATTGGGTTCTACAAAAGTATCAAGTGGAATACTCTTCTCACATGATCCTGAATATGAATGGGCAGGTGATACTGGTAAATGGTGGACTCGTTATATTGATTTTGTATCTGAACCTTTTATCTTTCATACAGACGGTGATACTTATGTTACATTTGCCTGTATTACAGACGGAGAAGATTGGGACGGTAATTATATAAGTAGTATATATGCAGATATTAAGACTATTAAAGTAGAGGATACTGCGGAAAATGATCTCATAACTGCATGTATTGATATGATTATCTGGATTTCTGATCATATGAATAAGGAAAATTATAAAATAGAATTTGATAAAACTAAATGGTAAAATTATGAATGATTACACAGTAAAGGTATTTATTGGTGATGACAGCTTTGATGCAATTATTGCTGCACCAAACAAAACAACAGCAGAAAATATTGCATTGAGTATGTATCCTGATGCTACTGATGCATTATGTTTAATTTAAATAATAATAATTTATGGAATATGTACATGCAATTTCATTACCTGCAAAAGCAGGAATGTTAGAAATTATACGTAAGATTTATGAAAATATTGATTCAACGGAAACGATTAATCCTATCAATATTAATAAGAAACCATGCGCTGGTGTAGGAAGTCGTGCATATCTATATTCTTTAATATTTACGCCGAATGCATGGATGGCAGGTATTCATGATGCAGAAATTACAATTTTTGATAAAAATGATGAAACAAAGAAAACTTTAGTAAATTTTCGCATTAGATTTGAAACAAATATTAAGGAAATCTATATATATAGTTATTGGGAAATGTGGGAATGGCTTCCTATAATTAAGGATTCACTTGATTCATTTTTCCTTGACTACCGAATAAATTTATCTATTCGACCAGAAATAAAAACAACATAATTAATAACATTTAAAATAATTAATAATGAAGAAAGCAACATTTGGTATTGGATTAATTGTAATTCTTGTTATTGGTATTGCCTGGCTTGCCGGTTCATATTTCAGCTACAATAACAAAGAGGTAGCACTTCGTACAGAATCTGAAGCGCAGAAGGGCAAGATTGAAGGCGTACATGATAAAATGTGGAAAATCATTCAGCAAAAGGCTCAGGTATCTAATGAGTATGCTCAGAGTTTTGATTCCATTTATACACATATTATCAGTGGCCGTTATGATAAGGGTGATGGTTCTCTTATGAAGTGGATTACAGAGGCCAATCCACAGTTTGATACTTCCCTCTATAAGGATTTGTCTCAAAGTATTGAAGTATTCCGAACAGAATTTCAACATTCACAGGAACGTATGCTTGATATTGTGCGTGAACATAAAACACTTTGCTCTACATATCCCGGAAAGTGGTTTATTTCTAATACAACTCCTATTGAATATACAGTTGTAAGTTCTACTCGTTCAAAGGATGTAATGAATACAGGACTTGATGATGATGTAGACCTTTTTAAGAAATAGTAATATAAGCCTATGTTTAAGAATCTGAAAGACATCCGTGAAGCAGCAAAGCAATATGAGGATTTATCAGGATATGTAAAACAATACCTTACAAATAGCAATAAGTGGAATGGTTATACAGAGCTTGATTATATTGATTTTGCAGTAGACCAAGATTATATCGAAGCACATGTAAGTGGATTCTTTATGGGTGCATGGGATACATCAGTTATTGGTGTAAAGTATAATGATATTATAAATTTAATAAACAATAGTAATAAATCTTTTAACGAATTTAATTATGGACAAAATTAGTCGTGAGAATCTGGTACAGAATTTGAATCTTGTAAATTCACGTATCAAGGAAGCAAAGAAAAAGAAGTTTGAGTATAAGACAGATGAGCGTTATCTGACGGGTTGGGCTATTATTAGCCAGATTGAGGATTACAAGGAGCTTGTAGAGGTTCTTGCATATCTGAAGAGTCAGATGGCCAATACTGCTGGCGCTGCAGAGGAGTTGGGTATTGATCTTTCTAAGCTCGATGAGGAAGACCAGCCAACAGTTCCTACATTGTGTGGCTATCCTGTAACCGAGTGGATTGAGGATGTAAAGACTCGTAAGGCAGAGTTGGATAACATTGCAACTATTGAGAAGTTGACAAAGGCCAAGGCACTGCTGGAGAATAACTTGTCAGAGGATGATCGTTTCAACATTCAGATGGCTCAGGTGGCTGACTTGATGGGCGGCGACCTTGCTGAGACAGAAGCAGAGGCTAAGTCTGAGGAAATTGCTTAATATATGAAGAAAAACCTTGTAATTACTAATTACGATAATTTCAAGGATCTTTCTTATTTCATTGGACAACACAAAATAGCTTTAGGAATGTTGGATGAAATTGAAAAATTTTATCTGGCATTCCTAAAATCAAAATTGATATATAGCCTTGATATAAGTAAATTTCCTGGGAAAATTATCAAGCAGACAAAAGTATACAAAGATACCATACATCTTGATAGCAAATATGATGAAAAAATCTTTGATGCAGTAAAACCTGGTGATACTTTTACCGATTTTAAGCAGGGAGATAATAAACCTTATAAACCTTTTACTATTATTAAAGTTGGAAAAGCACAAAATTGTTGGAATCAATATAAGACTCGTACAATTACTATACGTTATAATGATGATGATCCAAAAATAGAATACCACAATTTATTATCAGACGTATTTTGTTCTACTCATACGCATAGTGATAAATTTTTATGGCCTAAAGAAGAAGATTATAATAATCAATCTGGACTTAAAAAAGAATTAGAGAACGAGTGGAAAAAGCAAAAAAGTAAATTTTATATTATTACTGGACCAAAAGGGGAATTCTTTTATTTTTGTGATGAATCTGAATTGCCAGAATATAAATTTACCTTATCAGATGATTCATCTAAATTAATTGTATATAAAGACACTTATAGTGGTGGAACGGAAACAGATAGATGGAAAACATTCTCTTATGAAGGATATACCCGTACATCATTTTCTTTTGATGTGAATACCGGTAACTTCTTGAAAAAAGATGAGGACTTTATTTATACTCGTAGAACAGAAATGAAAGGAGTGCATAATGGATGGCATCCTTATGACGATGATTAATTATAAAGTATAATAATTATGTTTGAGAAATTGCTCAAGAACTGGTTTAATATAAAAAACCAAACAGAATTAAATATTGCCACTGTATTAGGTTCGCCTATTGAATGCAGTGATGAACGTGGAGTTTACTACATTGAAGAAATATTCTTTGATGAAGATGGTGATTTGTGTGGATGGTGCATGGATGTAGATGGTAAAGAATTTGAACTATCTGGTGTTTTTCTTTCAAGAGAAGATGAGATAAAGATTATTAACTGGTTAACAAATCATGCATAATATGGATAACATAAAAGAAATATTGAAGGATGATAATAAATTTGAGGATTTATTAACAAAATTAGATGAAGATTCTCAATATTTTCATGAAGATACCTGTTCTGTAGTATTTGTCAATAAAGATAGTGCAAGAAGTGATACATTAACTGATAGCATTACCTTCAGGGATTCTGATCTGGGTACTCGTATGGATTTGAATATTGGTGATGCTGCATATATATTTGATACTTTCTTGGATCTGTGTCCAGAAGCTATAGATTTCTTCAACAAGTTTATTGAATATAGAAACTTAAAGATTGTTAAGGTATGAAATTAAAGAAAGTGGCTGATCATAAATCTACGAGAATTATTGGTAACTGGATATATACCAAATATGTTGCTACTGATGGTTCTCGTAGTGTACGCCATAAAATTATGCATGTATTAGATATTTCTAATGATGGAGGAGAAGTATGCTATAAAATTAATCATATTAGCAGCTTATTTGAACCTGAATATTGGCAACGGGATGCAGTTTATCAAATGATGAATAATGCTGTTATGACAGATTCTCTGAAAGATATATTTGATAAAATGGTAAATCAATATGCGTCTTCTAATGTATATACATCTCATATGGATATTGGTGATGATACTGTATATATAGAAGACCGCGCAGGAGTTTATATTATTTCAGAAAAAGATGCTGAATATCTATTAGAAGTATTTAAGAATTTCAATAAATTACCAGTATCAAAGTATCGTTTAGATTTTTTGGTAAATTCTTATCCAGATGTTTATAGCAGAGATAAAAAGCTTTCTGAAGAAGATATGCAATTTCAGTTTGTGCAAGCAGGTACAAAGCTCTATATAGTCAATTATAATACAAAGGTTCCTCAAATAAAGACATATACATTTGATGCGCCATTTACTATACAGAAGGATAAGCATGCAAAAACTACTTATAATTCTTTTAAGAACACCATAACATTAGATCAGGAATTTTTAAACTATAAATCTGCATATCATGAGTATTTCCTTAATCTGAAAGATGCAGAGGAGCAAGCGATAATTCATATTAATGACTCATTATCATATGTTACTCATAGACTCAGAGAAATAGAGGATGAAAAAACAGAGTTAACAAAATATGAAGCAGATTTAAAAACAGCATTAGCACAATATGAGTCAGCAGAAAAATGATTTTATTATAACCAATTATGACAACTTCAAAGATGCAAGTTTATTTATAAAACAGTATTTTGAAGCAGAAAAAAGGATGAAGGATATTCAGAATTTCTTTCAATCTTTTTATATGTCAAAATTAATTCGCTCCGAGGATGTATATAAGTTAAAACCAAAATATGTTGTTTTTGGTGAATATGATACATCTCATAGTTGGTTTGATATAATAGCAGATGATGATTTGTATTTAAGCAGCTATTGTATATCTAAATTTAACAGAAAAAATGAATTAAAGCAAGAAATAAGTCATATTGGTGAATTATTAAAAGAAATATCGACACGTCTTAGAAATGATTGGGCATGTTATTATATTTTAGATGCTAATAATATACTTCATGAATTTATTCCTGTAAAAGCGGTTGATACAATAAAAGTAACTTTTGATAAAGAATCAATATTCATTACTGGACATTATTTTTATGGTTTTCAAATGAATGGAGATTTTGGTATGGCAGAAGAACATATATCACAAGTTACAAAAACTATTGTTATTGATCCAAGCAATAATAATGTATTAACAGTAAAAACTTCTGTTAAACACATAACAACTCAAAAAATTAAAAAACATTTGGGTAGTCATGAATGTTATACACATGCATGGGTAAATGCGGCTGTTGATGGTGATTTTGATACATTTGAGTATGTTAATCCTTATAAACAAATAAAAAAGTATATAGAAGATAATTATGCCAACTATTATAAAGGATATATTCGTACTGTATATTTTAAAAGTGGACATTCTGGTTCATACGGCCCAATATATCTAGTAAAAACAAAAAAAGAATTAGAATCTATATATAATGATATTATAGAGCATAATAAAGATATATTCAAAGAAGTATTGGGTATTGAATTAAATAAAAAACATTTATCTAGATATGATGATCTTTTTCAACTTCGGAGTACTGCAATTAAAGAAGCATATAAAGATATTAATTTAACTTATGGAAAAATGAAGAATATACCAGAAAATAAGTATCCTTTAACAGTATGGTATAAATGCAGTACACATAAAAACCTTTTAGAAGAAAATGGCAAAGAAAACAGATAAACTCGTAGTAACTAATTACGATAATTTTAAAAATGCGGAGTTCTTTAAGAAACAATATTTACAGGCGCAAGAAATGATAAAAGAAGTTAATGACTTCTATAAATCATTTTGTATGTCTAAATTGTTAACAATAAAGGATCTTATATCCTTAAAACCATATCTACTAATAAATTGCCCGTGGACTAGACATTTCATTTTTCCGGATTATAAGTATGAAATGTATATTAATGCACGATTAAATGGCAAAGAATATGAAAAATGGGAGTTACCTGATGGAGATGATGCAGAAAAATCATTTGCTGAAATTCTTAAAGAAGCGAGGGATTATACAAATGTATGTATAGGTGATTTGAATACAATATTTAGTAAAGATCCTCAATATGAGTGTTATTATGTATTGGATCAAAATAATTGTTTGCAGGAATTTATACCAGTAAAATGTAAAAACACTATTTCTATTGATTTCAGTGGAGATGATATAAAAATTTCAGGCTATTATTATAGCTATTCAGAAACTGGTGCCCCACATGGAAATGCGCGATCAGATATTAACAAAGTTATTAGAACAATATATATTAATTCCTCTAATAATAATGTAGTTGACGTACAATCAGAATATGAGCATCAAGAATCTGGGGATGCAAATGGTAAAACATATTGGGATAAGCATATATCCTATGACATGACAGATAGAACAGCAAAATCTGTTAAAACACATCATTGGAATGGATTACGACGTACAATAAAGAATGACTATGAACATTTCCGCCAAATGGCAAGAAATTATTATTTTGGATATACTTCAGAAGAGTATAAAATGATGATGTTAGAAAAATATGCAAAGGAATTTGAAAAAGAATTTCATCGTCCCATCACAAAAGAATACATAGATGGTTGCTGTAGTGCATGGGATTAAAAAATATTTACATATTATATGCCAAGAAAAAGTAATACAGAGAAATTGGTTATAACCAATTATGATAATTTTAAAAATGCAAATTTCTTTATAAAACAATATTTTCAGGCTCAGGAGATGTTAAAAGAAGTAGAAGAATTCTTCGAATCTTTTAGAATGTCTAAACTAATAACATCTGAGCAACTGGTTAATATACATCCTAATATGTTTCTATATGAATATGGAGCTGAATGGACAGAGGCTTTTATAGAGCATGATACATTAGAAAAAACGCATGATTATGAATTATTGGATGGTCACTCATGGAGAGATAAACATGCATTTACTGCAGAGGAAAAAGCAGAGCACTTGAAAAAAGTACGATCAGCGACACAAAAATTATGTGAAGATATAGCAATTCGTATGATTGGAAATTATGATTGCTATTATGTTCTTGATAAGAAAAATAATTTACATGAATTTATTCCAGTAAAATCAGCAGATACTATTAAAACGGATTTTACAAAAAAGGAAATTATTATATCAGGATATTATTATCATTATCATGAATGGGGTGCACAATGGGGAAATTCTGAATCTGCAATGGATAAAATAATAAAAAAGATTATTATTGATCCAGCAACTAATAATGTTAAAGAAGTACGTGAAGAAACAGTAACAATAAGTAAGGGTAATGCTAATGGTAAAGATTATTGGTCAAATCATGAAGATTATTGTTTAACGGCACTTGATGGAAAAAACAAAGTATCCACTTCATCATGGGATAATGTGCATAAAGCTATGAGCAAATATAGTCATGAATTATTTGACAGACATTGTTATGCTAATACGCCAGAAGAAAAGGAAAAATTAAAAATAGAACTTCATAAAAAATTTGATGCTCGATATAAGAAAATTTATAAACAAGAATTAACAGATAAAGTATTAAGTTATTATTTTAATATTAAATAAATGGGATTTGATTTTGGATCTATAAAAAAGAAAAAGAATACTGCTAATATTATTGCAGATGATATTCGTAAACAATATTTAGATGATATAAATTTACGAACAGATAAATGGGCAGCAATATTAGAATATAATAATCATGATTCTTATCAGCATATATTAAATGCATTTCATATTGATTTTGATGAGAAGAATAGAATAACATATAGTATGGATATTATTCCTTGTATATTAAATAATAATGAATATAAGGAATATCTTATAGATCCTAATTATATTCAATATTATAGTGAAAAGAATTCTATATTTAAATCTACTGATCCTACTTGTAAAATTGCAGTATTATGTGCATATGGTAATGTAGATAATAATTACAGAGCATCATGTAAGCTTATAGAAAAATTATATGATATTGATATTATTGCAGATAATATCATATTTCAATTATCATTTGATAATGACATAACTATATATGAATTATATAAATGGATAGTATTTGATTCACAACGGCATCCGGAACGTTTATATACATTTGTATATGATGATTATTTAGTCAGACATTATTTTTCATATGAGAATACAATATATGATAATGAAAAATATAGTATGTGGAGAAAATTTGTAAAAGGTGAACGCTCTATAAGAAATATTGTTCAAAAAGTAATGCTATTATATCATAATTGTAATAGTATTTTTGGTAGGATAAAAATGGGATTAGGTTTTGTAAAGCATCCTACTGTTATTTTTACAACAAGATATGCAATAGCTACATGGCATGATGTAGATAGATGTTTGGAAGTATAAACAAATATTTTGGTTGTATATATAATTTATAATTAAAAGTTATTTATGATATTGATGACAAAAGAGAAATTAGAACAGTCATTCCATGAAGCAGCTAAGTTTTTTGCAGATCAAGGAGTGGCCACTATAGATGATGCGAATATTCTTTCTGGCATTTATACAAAAATGTTTGGATTATATCCGCAGATTATCGATATAGATACAGAAGGTGCATATCTTAATAAGAAAATGAAAGACGATGATGAGGAAGAGGAAGAAATGCCATTGGATGAAATGATTGCTCGCTCACAAACAGATGAGATTTTCCAAGAAGAACCACACCGGATTTATAGATTCAAGTCTATTGATAACAATCAGACATTTATTAAGATTATTGAGAACAATCCTGAATGTGTAGTTATTCGTAGTTTTGATTTTCCTATTATTATCAAAGATAAAGTTATTATTTTCTGGCACAGATTTCAGCGTGAATTGAGAGTTATGCAGGATCGAGCAGAACTTTATGATTGGATTGGAGATAATGTAGTTGAAAAGAGCAGTGATGAAAACCACCTTTATTTTGATTATGCTACATATGGTCAAAATGGATTTGATACAATACCGTTGGAAATAAAGAAGCAGACAGTAGATATTGCAACAAACTATAATGATGATCTTCCAAATAGGGAGATCCTTGAATTCCTTGCCAGTAAAGAAAGTGGTTTGTTGATTCTTCACGGTATTCCTGGTACCGGTAAGACTTCTTATATACGTCATTTGATGTATACTTTGTTTAAGAAAGAATTCCTTGTATTAGATAATTCTGTATTCAATTATATTACAGATTCATCTTTTATTTCATTGCTTATGGATTATAAGGATGCTGTAATTATTCTTGAAGACTGTGAAAGCATGCTTACAGACAGAACACAGGGTAATAATCGCCTTTCTGCATTGCTTAACCTATCAGATGGTATTATTGGTGATTCCTTTAATTTTAAGTTCATATGCACCTTTAATGCTAATATAGGTAAGATTGATAAGGCATTGCTTAGAAAAGGTCGTATGAAGCTTAAATATGAGTTTAAGGAGCTTTCTGCAGAGAAGGCAAAGGCACTTGCGCAAAAATTAGGAAAAGATATTAAAGAAGACAAGCCAATGACATTGGCAAATATATATAATTACGGTCATAACAATGACAGAACGGATGAAGAGCATAGCATCGGATTCCGAAAATAAAGTTTCCATAATTAAAAATTTTAAGTTTATTAAAGATTAATCTACTAGGGAGATACATTAATTTAATGTATCTCTTTTCTTTTTTATATCACAAATAAATAATAATAGAATAGTATAATATTTTTTGATATATGAAAAAACTTACACATATATATGAGAATAATCAATGGATTTAGGTAGGTGAAGTAAATCAATATGATTTAGATCTTAAAATCCCGAGAGGTTCGCTTGGCAAAATTAATGGAATTTCCATAGAAGATGGAAATAATGTTGATTTGGATTTATGTCCATATATAATTGTAGAAGAATTACCATAGGATTTTGATGAAATAGAGAAGAATAAAATATATATTCTTATTACAAAAACTCCTTTACATTTAGGAGATGCAATATTTGATCATTCTTCTTTTGATGCAGCTTCTTTTACAGAAGACATTATTGCAGGTTTCTTTGATAAGGGTACTTTTGATTCAATTTTCTTTCAGGATTCTTCTGAGGAAGAAGTAATACCAGATGACCCTTCTGTTAATCCTAATCCATTCCCAATAGATCCGGATATTCCAACGCCAACAACAGGATGGCGATTTGGATATAATTCTACTTTCCCTATAATATTGGGAGGTGGTGATGCTATATTTGGAAATTATGTAGTCGGTGATATTCCTGTTGTAGAGAATTTCAGTGACGGACATTATATTTTCCATGTTTCTGATGAAAAGCAGAAAGTAGGTTATTGGCAGAAATTAAATGATAATACATTTGAGGTTAAATTAAATGATTATCTCAGCATTGATGAAGCTGCAAGAAAGTATCAGCCAAAAGGTAGTTATCTTACTACTCAGCAAGCTGCTGCATATTTAACAATATAGCAAGCTCAAGAAAATCTTTTAACCATTTCTGCAGCAAGAAACATATATCAGGAAAAAGGTAATTATTTAACAGTATAGCAAGCTGTTCAAAATTTCCAAGCAAAAGGTAATTATGTTACTGTTGATACACAATCTTATTATTTAGATGTAAGTTTATATGAGGATAACGCATCTATTAAATTAGATTCTAAATCTCATACAACCTTGTCTACATTAACCTTGCCATCTGCTACAGAAGAAAAAGCAGGTTTAATGTCTGCTAATGATAAGCAAATTATCAGAGAATTACAAGAGCAGGTAGAATACTTGACTGATAAAGTAAAGAGATTACTTAAGAATATTATTCTTCCTGGTGTCTTTGATGAAACAAACTTTGATGAATCTAAATATCAGGAAGGTGAAGAAATACAAGAAGAGTTTGATTCAGTGGGCTCGCTTATTGTATATAATAAGGCTGGTAATGATGCACAAATAAAATATGTTTACACATATCAATATAATTCTGATAGTGGATTAACAAATTCCATAGTAACAACTGAAGAAATGCTTAATGATGCAATATCTTCATTACAATTATCAATAAATCCTGCATCATTAATAGATAGTCGTGATTATGTATTTATAAATCAAGCAAATACAACAAATAATATATTATTATCAGACCTTGAAAATAACATCAATCCTGATTTCCGTATTATTGACGGTGTAATATATTATAAAAATGAGGATAATGTTTGGAATGCATTAACAACAGTAGACGCTATACATACATTGAATGTATTAAAAACTGTAACGTTTGAAGTAGATAACAATATGAATATCTCATATTCATCTCCATCAGATGACCTTATAATAACTGCTGAGATAGATGAGAATGGATATGCATCTGTTTATATAAATTAAAATAAATTTAAATTAATAATATGTCAGTAAAATTACAATTTGGTCGTTTATCAATATTACATAAAGGAGATTATGATCCTACTACATTATATGAGAAACTTGATATAGTTACTTATAATAATGATAGCTATATATGTATATAGTCATGTACGAATATATTACCTACTAATACCACATATTGGAAATTAATGGTAAAAGGTGGTAAATCTGCATATGACTTATATGTAGAAAAAACTGTAAACGCAGGAAATACACCATTAACATTAGAAGCATGGTTAGAATCATTACATGGTCAAGATGGACATGATGGACAAGATGGACAACCTGGTGTCGATGGTGCAAATGGTAAATCTGCATATCAAATAGCTACAGAAAATGGATTTAACGGTACAGAAGTAGAATGGTTAGCATCTTTACATGGACATGATGGTTAGGATGGTCAACAAGGTGCAGCCGGAAATAATGGTGAAAATGGTACAGATGGTAAATCTGCTTATCAGATAGCATAGGATAATGGATTTAACGGTACTGAAGTAGAATGGTTAGCATCTTTACATGGACAAAATGGACAGGATGGTAAAGATGGTAAAGATGGACAGCCTGGTGCTGCTGGTTCAAATGGTACCGATGGTGTTACACCACATATTGATCCAACTACAAAGCACTGGATGATTGGTGACACAGATACAAATATTCTTGCTGAAGGTACAAATGGTCAACAAGGACTAAAAGGTGATCCATTTACATATGAGGATTTTACTACAGAACAATTAGAAGCATTAAAAGGCCCTAAAGGCGATAAAGGAGATACAGGAACAGTAGATTTATCAGTATTGAAAAATTATGCTACAATAACAGCATTAAATAATTTACAAGATCAAATAGAAGCATTAACACAACGTATGAATGAATTACATCCAGCAGAAGAAGAAAAGCCTAGTTTTAAATTCATGACAGCTGAGCCAACTGCACAAAATATAAGTGAAAACCTTGGTACTTCGCAAGAAATGCCACAAGGTCCTCAGGAAATTGATATGTCTACATTAGCTGGTCCTACTAGTATGTATTTAGTATGCCCATCTAGTTGGTTTAGTGAAGATACAGGTGGAAATGTTACTAGTCCTATTATAAAATTTACTGCAACAAATGCTGAAATGGCTTGTTTTAAAGATAGTACAATTACTGTAAATGGTGTAGAATATGTTATTTTAGGAACAGAATTAGGAACAGGTATGTATACAATAGAATTTGTATAATTAATATAAATGTTTCATCAATAAAATAAAAATTTTTAATTATGCCACAAATAATATTAAAAAATGTACAATTTACTAATGTAAAAGATAAAAGAACAGGTACAAAAACACCTACTACATTAACATAGTCTAATGTTGGTAATTCTTCATTAGGTGCATATGTTAATAGTGCAAATTTTTATAAACTTGTTTCTGCCCTTGATATTGCATGGGGTGATATTAGTGTTGGTAATGGTGTTATCATTAGTGATACAGCAGATCTTATAAATTGGATTACTTCATTACCTGCTTCTGGTGGTAATGGTAAATCTGCATATGAATTATATGTAGAAGAGGAAGAAGGAAAAGGAAATACTCCACTAAGTTTATCAGAATGGTTGGAGTCATTATAGGGACAACAAGGTATTGCTGGTGTATCACCTCATATTGATCCATCTACCGGCAATTGGTTTATTGGTGAAACTAATACAGGAGTACATGCACATGGTATTGATGGTTCACAAGGTCCACAAGGTTTACAAGGTAAATCTAATTATGAATTATACCTTGAAACTGTACCACAAGGGGAAACACCATTAACACAATTAGAATGGTTAGATTCATTAAAAGGATAGAATGGTACAGATGGTGTAAATGGTACAGATGGTGCCAATGGTAAATCTGCATATGAAATATATGTAGATCATGTACCTAATGGCTCTACTGCACTTACAGAAGAGGATTGGTTGGCATCTTTGAAAGGAAAAGACGGTAAAGACGGTCCACGCGGTTTTGAAGGTAAATCTGCATATCAAATATATTTTGATAATACAGAAGATCCACTATCTGAAGAAGAATGGTTAGCATCTTTGAAAGGCGCAGATGGTACCATGTCTTTTGAAGAGTTAACAGATGAACAAAGAGCATCTCTTGTTGGTGAAACTGGTCCTGCAGGTCCATCAGCATATCAATCATATCGTAATACAACAACAGATAATCCAATAAAAACAGAAGCAGAGTGGATAGCCTCATTACATGGCCAGACGGGTGCTGATGGTACAACTCCACATATTGATGCAAGTACAAAACACTGGTTTATCGGAAATACAGATACTAACATCCTTGCAGAAGGTGTTAATGGACAGGATGGTAAACCTGGTGCAGATGGTTCAAATGGTATTACTCCACATATTGATCCAACAACTGGTAACTGGTTTATCGGTGAGACTGATACAGAAGTACATGCTCAGGGTGTTCCGGGCATAGATGGTTCAAATGGTATTACTCCACATATTGATGCTTCTACCGGTAACTGGTTTATCGGAGAAACAAATACAGGAATACATGCGCAAGGTGAAATTGGTCAATCAGGTGCAGACGGTATTACTCCACATATTGATGCTTCCACTGGTAACTGGTTTATCGGAGAAACGAATACAGGAATTCCTGCACAAGGTCCTACTGGACAAAATGGTGCTGATGGTTCTACAGGTAAATCTGCATATGAATTATATGTAGATGGTATACAAGAAGGAGAACCATTATCACAAGAAGATTGGCTTGCATCATTAAAAGGTAATGAAGGTGATTCTGCATATGAAGTTGCAGTAGCTAATGGATTTGTTGGTACAGAACAACAATGGTTAGATTCATTATTACCATCTATTGGTACAGATCCAAGTACTAATAATGCAAGTGATATTTACTGGTTTATTAAGGGAGAAAAAACACAATATCGCGCAATTCCTCAAATCATAAGTATTACTTCAGCTGCATATGAGGCTTTACAGGAAAAAGATGAAACTGCTATATATGTAATAACAGATTCACAATATAATCAGGATAATGAAGTAACATACAGAATTGGTAATATTACACCTACTACAGATATGAACAATCTTGATGTAAGTGTACGCCGTTCTAATAATGTTGTATATTTTGATTTTACTTTACCTATTGCTAATTTAGATATTAACAATTTAACAGAAGCACAAGCAACATTATTAAGAGGTAAGTCAAATTATCAGATATATGTAGATAATCACGATGTTGATTTAGATGGTCCATTATTGACAGAAGAACAATGGTTAGCAACATTAAAGGGTGAAGTTGGTAATGATGGTAAATCTACATATGAATTATATGTTAAAAATTATATCAGTACTCATGGTGATGATACTGGCATGCTAACAGAATCTGAATGGTTGAATAGTTTAATACCACAAATTGTAAAAGATCCTTCTGATAATTTATATTGGCACATCAATAATCAGAAAACACAATATCGTGCATTCCCTGGAATTCAATTCTTAACATTAGATGAATATAATGCATTAGAAACAAAGGAAGATGATGTTGTTTATATCATTGACAATGATAAAGATGCAACAGCATTAACATTCAATATAGGTAACGTTACTACTTCTGCTTTAGAAACAGACGCATCAGTAAATATTCGCAGAATAGACAACTCTATATATTTTGATTTTGTGTTGCCATTCTCAATCGACAGCTCTGAATATAAGGGAGAGTCTGCTTATGAAATTTATAAAAGAAATGCATCTACAGGTGAAGTATTATCAGAAACTGCTTGGTTAGATTCATTAAAAGGAAAATCTGCATATGAATTATTTGCTGCAGCTAATCCGACTTCTGTATATACAAATGAATCTCAATGGTTAGCATCTTTGAAAGGGGAAACTGGTAAAGACGGTTCACAAGGTCCACAAGGTCCAATGCCAACTATTACCATAAACTAGGAAGGTTATTGGGTTGTTAATGATCAAGTAATGCAAAGTGCTCTTGGAAGATTACCAGAAATTCGTAATGGTTTATATATTGATCCCGAAACAGGTGATGAACTTAGCATGAAAACTTGGTGGATAGATGGCGCTGATACTAATGTTCCTACATCATTAGGTGTAGATGTAACAACATTACTTAATAAAATCGGCGCTATTGGAAATGCACAAGAATTTGAACCATCTACTTATTATACAGCTGAAGATGAAGAAGTTATCGCAGGTACAAAAGAAGAAGGAGATATAAAAACACCTGCAGTAGCAGCAGTTCCACATACGGTAAAATCTTATGTAGATAATGCTGTTGCTAATGTACATGTAGATATAGATGCAAGTAATATCTATACAAAATCTGAAGTAGATCAAAAATTTGTTGATCTCATTGGTCAGGCACCTGAAACATTAGACACATTGAAGGAACTTGCAGATAAGCTCAGTGATGAAGATACATCATTAGGACAATTAAATGCAGTACTTTTAAATAAAGCAGATACATCTAATACTTATACAAAATCTGAAGTTAATACTTTATATAATAATATAAATTCTTCTTTAAATTATTATGTATTAAAGACAGATTTAGACGATACAGAAAAAGTAATAGCAACCACATTAGTTCAGTTGAATGAGTCTGTTACAAATATAGATGCAAGTATTATTAATATCAGACAAAATGCAGGTTCAGTGAATCCAAATGATTTATCTATATATGAACTTAAAGAAGATTTGATAAATGACTTATCTATATATGAATTAAAGTCTGACTTGGCAAATGACTTATCAATCTATACATCAAAAGCATATGTTGATCAAAAATTTGTTGATCTCATTGGTCAGGCACCTGAAACATTAGATACATTGAAAGAAATTGCAGATAAACTTAGTGATGAAGATACTTCATTAGGTCAACTAAATACAATACTTGCTGTTAAAGCAGATACATCTACTACTTATACAAAATCAGAAGTAAATGCTTTAATACTTCCTGCTGATTGGGATAATAATGATCTAGAATCATCATAGTTTATAAAGAATAAACCATTTGGTACTTATAGAGTAACAAAATATAATGAATATAGTAGTAATAATTTCCAATTAAATAATCAATTAGATAAAACAGCGGAAGGTCATTTATATCATTCAGATTTTAACTATATAGGTTTAAGTAATGATTTATCAAATGTATTTAGAACTGCTAATAATAGATTTATTGTCTATGTTAAAGGAAAATATGCAGGAATATATAAAATATTATATAGTAATACTTATGATGCTTATTATACAGACAATTATGATTTTATGTATTATAAACCTGTAAATAATTCTAAATATGAATGGGCATTTAAGTCTCATACTCCAAATTAGCTTTCTATTGCATGGTTAGATATAAATGATGTATATACTACTGTAGAAAAAGAAACATTTACATTATCAGATTTTGTATTCTATTTCTTAGATAATAATGGTGATATTATTTTAAATACGCCAATAGAATCAAAATATGTCAATATTAATAATATTATTTCTGATAAAGCAGTTCCTGCTGAAGATAAACCTTTTGGTGAAATATTTAAAAATATTATTATTAGCAAAACTGATATTTATAATGAATCTGAATAGGCATTTAATCAAACAGGTCCATCTCATGGAGGCGTAAGTGGATTAATATTCTCAGAAGTATTACTGGCAGGAGATATAATTATATTGGAAGTTGATGGAGAAGATTATGGTGCAGCAGAAGTAATAAGTGAAGCTTATGGTGGTAGTTTTATAAAAATTGCCGGTATTGGTGATTATGATTCTTTCCCATTTAAAACTAATTGGTCATTATTTGAAAGTGGTAGTGCTTATACCCTTGCTATTAATGATGTAAACAATAATTTAAAATCTGGTACACATTCATTAAAAATTAGTAAGGCAATAATAGGTAAAGCAGATGATATTAAGAAAATTGCATCTAAATATATAGATTATAATAGCTATATAGAAGATAAGTCAATATCTGATTCAGAAAAACCTTTTGGTGAATATTATTATTATAGTGAAGAAGAGGATTTCTTAGAAACAACTGCAACAACACCAGCAATAGATGCACATTATTATTTCTACCCATGGGCAGGTTCTACTGAAAAATATCCGACACCTTTAGAAGAAGCAGATAGAGTAAATATTTACATTGATAATGTATTAATGTTTACTTGTATAATACCTGTAAGATTTTCTGGAGTAAGTTTTGATAATGGTGTAACGTTAGCTCCTAATAGTGCAAGTAATATTTCTAGCATATGTATAAGTTATAATGAGTCTCATTGGAAATATGAAGCATCTACTGAATATAAAGTTACTTTAAAAATACAACATAGATTAGCAGGTATTAAAACACTAGATGCTAAATATATACCTAGTAGCTTATTATCAAATTATGTTACTGTTGCTGATATAAGTGCAAATGAATATGTTATTGCTTCTGCATTAATAGAATTGAATAATAATAAAGCTGATAAGGATACAATATATACAAAGTCAGAAATTGATAGTATTATTGAGAATCTTGATACTGGTGTAGATCCAAATGACTTATCTATATATGAATTAAAGTCTGACTTGGCAAATGACTTATCTATATATGAGCTTAAGAGTGATTTAACTAATGACTTATCTATATATGAATTAAAGTCCGATTTAGAAAATGATTTATCAATTTATGTTTTAAATAGTTCATTAATTGAAATTGAAGAAGTTATATCTGGTGCTATTTCAAGTTTGAATACTAATAAAGTTGATGTTTCTGTATTAAATGATTATGTACAGAAAACTGCATTAGAGAATTCTGAAAAGGTAATAGCTGCTGCATTAGTTCAATTGAATGAATCTGTTACAAACATAGACGCAAGTATTATTAATATTAAACAAAATGGTACTATAAATTCAAATGACTTATCAATCTATGAACTTAAAGAAGATTTGATAAATGACTTATCAATATATCAACTTAAATCTACATTAATAAATGATATTTCTATGTATGAGCTTAAGTCTGATTTGAAAAATGATTTGTCAATCTATGTATTAAATTCATCTTTAATCGATGTCGAAGAAGTTGTTGCAGAATCTATTACACAATTGAATGATGCACTTGATGAATTATCAGGAAATGTTTATACAAAAGATGAAATAGACAATCTTATAATAACATCTAATGACTTATCTATATATGAATTAAAGTCCGATTTAGAAAATGATTTATCTATATATGAGCTTAAGAGTGATTTAACTAATGACTTATCTATATATGAATTAAAATCAGACTTGGCTAATGATTTATCAATCTATGTTTTAAATAGTTCATTAATTGAAATTGAAGAAGTTATATCTGGTGCTATTTCTGGTTTGAATACTAATAAAGTTGATATTTCTACATTAAATGATTATGTACAGAAAACTGCATTAGAGAATTCCGAAAAAGTAATAGCTACTGCATTAATTCAAATAAATGACTCTATTGCAAACATAGACACAAGTATTATTAATATTAAACAAAATGGTACTATAAATTCAAATGACTTATCAATCTATGAATTAAAATCAGACTTAGCAAATGATTTGTCAATCTATGAACTTAAAGAAGATTTGATAAATGACTTATCTATATATGAATTAAAGTCTGACTTAGCTAATGACTTATCAATTTATGAATTAAAATCAGACTTAGCTAACGATTTATCAATCTATGCATTAAAGACATATATCGGTACATTACCAAACAAGACTGAAAATATTTACTATACTCAAGAAGAAATAACAAACGCTTCTGTTGGCGATGATGCATATGGTAAAACAACTGCTGATATAAAAACTCCTGCAACTCAATATAAAGATTTAATAGAAGTTATTGAGGACAATGAAGAAGTTACCGCAGCTGCTATTGTAGACATGAATAATAAAGTTACTGATATAAGTACAACGTTATCAGAGATATACACAAAAACAGAAATTGATGCAAGTATTAATGATCATTATTATACAAAATCTGTTACAGATAATACATTTGCTACAAAGGAAAGTCTAAAATTAGTCGCTACTTCTGGCTCATATAATGACTTAATTGATAAACCAAACATTGACTTAAACAGAGAAACGGCAGATGGACTTTATCAGCCAAAAGGCAATTATTTAACTGAACACCAGTCTTTAACAGATTATGCGAAAAAAGCAGATATAAGTTAGGGTTATTATACAAAAGCTGAAGTTGATAATGCAATTTCTACTAATAATGAAAATTATTATACAAAAACTATTGCTGATGGTAAGTATTTAACTTCTAACGATATATCTACATTAGCAGATAAATCTGAATTGCCTACTATACCTACAACAATTAGTTCATTTGAAAATGATAGCAAATATTTAGTTGCTAATGATATATCTACGAAGGCTGATAAATCTGAATTATTCAGTGGTTCGTATAATGATTTATCAGATAAGCCTACTATACCTACAACTATTGCACAATTAACAGATAAAGATGATTATGTTACAAATGCTTCATTGAACAAGCGTATAGAAGATTTGATTGGAACAGCACCAGAGAATTTAGATACACTCGGTGAAATTGCTACTGCATTAAGTGATAGTAGTGATACCGTAGCTGGTATAGTGACAACACTTGCAAGTAAAGCAGATACAAATATGGTTTATACTAAAGCAGAAGCAGATGCAAGTTATCAGCCTAAAGGTAATTATCTGACTGCACACTAGAGTTTAGCAAATTATTATACAAAAGCTGATATTGATGCAAGTATAATTGAATATGCACAGCCTAAAGGAAGTTATTATACACAATCGGAAATAAATACCAAAGTAACTGATATAAATACGTCTATAAATTCTGTAAAAACTCGCTTAGACAATATTGATGCATCATGGGTTAACTATTATATAAAATCTGAAATTGATACAACAGTAACAAAATTAGATACATCTATAAAAAATGGTGACAGCTCTATTGCAACACTTATGCAGAAAGTTGATAATATTTTCGGTAATACTGTAAAAATAGATAATGGTAATGATTCATCAACAATCAAAGACTATATAGATGATCAGATATATGTTTTAACACGTGCAGTAAACCTATTAAGTTCAACATTAGAATAGGCACTTGCGCGTATAGATACTTTAGAAGGAAATGCATAATATAAAGAATAAAGGGATCATTAAATGATCCCTTTATTTTAATATATAATCTATATCATAATAATTTTTATCAAATGCTAATGATTTAATCTGTTTATATATGCATAATTTATCTATTTTCACTTCATCATGAATATATACATACTTGCGCCAATATTTTAACATACCACTATCTATAAGACATTGTTTCCTTATTTTATATGTTGCAAACGGTTTCAAAAATCCTAAGTAACTATTAATGACAGATGTAAACATTTCTATATCTTTTATAGGTATCTGATAATGGTTTTTATCCATATATTTAGCATACAAATGCCATTGCATTAATTTCTTTTTAAACGTTTTTACTGTTCGTTTCATTATATATTTTCTGCCTGGCTTTAAACAACATCCTATAAAATTTACACCGTTATGTATTTCCTAAAGATAAAATTTCCTTTCAGATAATTGTAAATATAAATGATTTTCCAAAAAGTCTTTTAATATCGGTACAATTTCAAGTAATTTATTTTTATCCCGGCTTATTATTATAAAATCATCTACATACCTGCCATATCCTTCTGTATTATTAAATGTATTTTCATCTTTATAAATAAACCCATGCTATAATACAAATTTATCTAATTCTGATAAAAAGAAATTTACGAATATCTGACTGGTGAGATTTCCAATAGCAAAGCCTTTATCCTGATTTTTCGGTATATTAAATAATGATTTATGAAAAGCTATTGGTTTCCATGCTGCCTGGGGCATTTTTCTAATACAATTATACTGTGGCTTATTATATATTATTTCATTTATCAACCATAAATCATAATCATATTCTTCTGGTTTAATGTAGTTTTTTAGAAAATCACGGAATTTATAATATAAAAGATTTTTATCAATAGATACAAAACATGCACGGAGATCAAGTTTAAGAACATATGTAGGAATAGTATAATTATTACTTATATTATAAATCTACTCATATATTCTGTCAATACCAAATTTTGTACCTTTACCTTCTCGACAACTGTATGTATCTAATATCCATTCATAGTTTTCTATATATTGCAATATGCGATTTATTATAAGATGATGAATAATGCGATCACGAAAATCAGCAGCAAAAATTTCACGGTCCGTTGGATAATGTACAACAAATGCTATAGAATTACCAATATCATAGGATTTATTATTAAGTTCAAGATATAATTTATATAGCTCTTCATCTTCGTTAATTTCAAATTTTATAGAATTGACTGTATTTCTCTTTCTTTTTCTACAATCTATATAAGCTCTATATAATTCTGAAAAGCTTACAAATTCATACTAAATTATATCAATAATATTATTCATTAATTTTAAATAAAATATATTAGCAACAATAAAAATTATTATGTTGCTAATATATAAATGAAAATTAAATTTAAATAATGATTACAAATTATTACTATCTATAATCTTAGGAAGGGCCTGCACCAATTACTGTTGTACTTATTGTTGTTGTTCAAGTTGCCATTGTTGGTATTGAAATTGCTACTGTTGTTAGCTGAATACTAAGTAGACGACCAGTAATTGGTACCAGACCTTACAGGTGTACTACTGTATATTCGTAAAACAATACAGCAAATCCATAATGCAACACTTATTAGGCAAACAAGAATATGCCAACATTTCATAAGTATTTCAATTATTTTATGAAAAGGCGTATAGTCTCTTCTAATATCACTCACCTATGATATAATTATATAATTTTTATTTTTTATTATATAATGGAGTGTTCCTTATGAATAGATAACAATTATATAGCTCTACTAAACATTTTACTATATATCATTATTTTCTTTGTATGCTAATCCAGCAATATAATTTAATTTATTCTGATTCGTTATTATCAGTATTAGTCTTTACCATATTTTGGATATTATTATTTTTTTGCTGAATATCCTTCTGAAGAGTATTTATCCATCTATTCAAATCTATACCTAATGAAGATAAATTTGAAATAATCATATCAGTTTTATGGAGATCTAATATATGCTATTCATATAAAGTTTTTATACCTAATGATACATTTTTCAATGAACCTTTACTCTTCAGAGCATACTTATATTTAGTCTATATTTTCTTAGAATCATATGACACTGCCATATTCTTTATAACTTCTTGCATATTATTTATAATATCATAACCTATAGTTTCCCTTATATCTTTTCTTAATGTAGTGATAACAGGTAAATATAAATTATAAAATGTTTGTGATTTCTTCCAAATATTTGTATCAGAAAATGCTTTCTTCTATCTATATGGAGCATGTGTCACATCTTTCTCTATTTTCATTGTATTATTATATATTAATTTATATATTATATTATATTATATTATGATATTGTGAAAAGTTATAATAAATATAAAAAAATAGTTAAAATTTATGCCTTTTAGTAAACTATATAACAGTCGTTCAGAATTCTTAGCAGATTATTCAAATTTAAGCCAACTGGATACATGGGTAGCATATGATAAAGCAAATGTATATTTTAAAAATACATTTAATACATAGAAATACAATTTATACGATGTTTTATATGCATCGTCTGATGGTATATTGAATATAACCGGCGACGGTACACCAATTGCCGTATGTGCAATACCTTCTTCACATATGCCTGATGGAAAAGCAAGATTCATAGCATTAAAAGATTGTACTAATTCAGCTGGTGAATAGCAAACATGGATATATGGCGGTTATACATGTTAGCTAAACAGCAAAGACTCAGAATTTCATAATTTAGGTTCCGGATGGGGTTATCCTTGTATAGGCAAACCGTCAACGGATGATGATCGTTCATAGCAAACAATATTCGGTTCATATCAGCAACTTCATTGTATGAATCAAGGACGAGGATTTCCTGCATTTGAATTTGATGATAATTCAGTATCTATTGTATATAATGGAAATACTGGTTATAAAGTTGCAGATCTTTTTGATGAGAAAACAAAACATTATGTCCGTTATGATTTACGAGATAATAGTACATCATCTCATGGTTGGGGAGGTACATTCGCTTCACCTTTTTTGACGGATAACAGTAAAAATACTGTATTTTTTATATAGAATTTCAATAATTCTAATAATGAAGCTATATTGTTTAATGGTAAAAGTTTAACATAGAAATTAGTAAATATTTCATTAGAAACTTTAGAAGCCAACGGTAATGCTACTATTTATAATGGTGAAACAGATACTATATAGAATTTATTAGGTTATAATGCATCAAATTTAGTATATAATGATGCATCTATTAATAAACGCATGGATGGATGCCATTTTTACCCTGCTGCATTGGCATGCTATGTATACAGTACATTGGGTACATCTCCAGGAAATTGGTATTTAGGATCCGGTGGTGAAATGATGTATGTTTTTGCAAGATGTAAAAGTCTTAATACTGTTATTAGTTCTCTTGGCGGTACACCTGTAAGGTCTGGTACCAATTACTGGTCGTCTACTTAGTATTCAGCTAACTGCAGTAGCTATTTCAATACCTACATTGGCTGCTTGTTCTACATCGATAAGTACTGCAGTTTTTGGTGCAGGCCCTTCCTAAGCTTATGACCGAAACCCCAACGGGGTTGAGGAATAAGCTGCGTTTATTTAATAGGGGCTTTGAGCGCCCCTATTAAATAAACGCCTTAAATTTTTTACAGTATTTAATGAATCATATTTTTTAACTTAAATATAAAATCTACTATTTCCTGAATAGTTGAAGAAGTAATATTAAAATTTTTTATTTCATTTATTATATCATCATTATTCGCCGCTGCTGTATTTGTTTGCATTTGTATTTTTTCTATTTCATTATCATTATAAGCAGGGGAATTCATCAATTCTAAATATTGTTCTTTTAGCATATCAAAATCTATATCATTAATATTTAGATATATTTTTATAATATTCTTATCATCTGATATACTTATATATAATTTTTTATTCTGCTGTTCCTGTGATAGTTTTTCAATAATTTTATCGCACGGGCCACCAATTTTCAAAATATCACTTTTTATATATTTTACATATTTCTTTTTCAGAGTATAATGTGGCATAATTAATTTATAAAAAGAAAATGCGCTGAGATTATAAGCATTATAAAAATTTCCGTTTTTATATAGAAATATAATTTTTTCTGTATTTTCCTTTTCTTGATTTATTATTTCTTTAATACTCATTTATTTACAATAATTTTTAAATTATATTTTATATTCTTTATAAAGTCAATTAATCAAATAAATAAAATATAATAAATCTTTAAATATATGTTTATATATAATAACAAGCAACCTATAAAAATATTAAATCATTCGACATACGTAAATCATTATAACCATTAATTTTATATTATTAAACATATCATTAGAAAGTATCAAAAACAATAGATTTATCAACAATAGATTTCTCA